CCCAGTCGCCCCCGTATTACCAGTCGCCCCCGTATTACCAGTCGCCCCAGTCATCCCAGTCGCCCCCGTATTACCAGTCGGCCCCGTATTACCAGTCGCCCCAGTCATCCCAGTCGCTCCAGTCATCCCAGTCGGTCCAGTCATCCCAGTCGGCCCTGTGTTCCCCGTCACACCTGTTGCTCCTGTTGCCCCAGTCGCCCCCGTATTACCAGTCGGCCCCGTATTACCAGTCGCCCCAGTCATCCCAGTCGGCCCCGTATTACCAGTCGCCCCCGTATTACCAGTAGGCCCCGTTCGTCCCGTTACGCCAGTTGCACCTGTATTTCCTGTAGGACCCAACGAACCCGTAGGCCCGGGACTTGCTTGTACAAATAATATTGATGTTGTGAGTTTTTCATCTTGACAGGTCTGGTCATAATACACTTTTAAAAACATACGATTTATCGGAGGAATTTTGTATACATTATTGACCGATGGTTGCTGATAGAGTAGAATAGTTTGACCACTATTTGAATAAGAATATTTGATATTTCCATTCATATCAACATCGATCGTAAAAACAAAATTTGTTACAATGTTTCCAGGGTTAATTCCTATAGTGGAAGAATCTATATAAAAAGCTCTATTTTCTGCAGATCCACTTTTTTTTTCTAAAATATTAACTTCCGTTGATGTCAACTCTACTGAATAAAAGTTCTCGTCTACAGAATTATTATTTGTCAAAGTAAATTTCAAAATCGAAGAAGAGCTGCTTGAAGCTGGTATAGTTCCGTTTAATGAGAATGAGGCTGAAAAGGGGAACGCGTAACTTTGTAGGGTAATACCTGAACTAGGCGTATTTGCTTCGAGATTTACGGGCTGGATTATATCACCCGAAATTTGCTTTATGTTAACCAAATTACCCCATGTATAATTAGTCACTGCATATTTGCCAGTCATACCTGTAGGGCCCACAGGCCCTGTGTTTCCCGTATCTCCTGTTGGTCCCGTCCTGCCTGTAGGCCCCGTCCTGCCTGTTGGGCCTGTATTGCCAGTGGGTCCCGTCCTTCCTGTAGGGCCAGTCATGCCTGTAGGGCCAGTCCTTCCTGTAGGGCCTGTATCTCCTGTAGGACCCGTATCTCCTGTAGGACCTGTATCTCCTGTAGACCCTGTATCTCCTGTAGGACCCGTATCTCCTGTAGGACCTGTTACACCTGTACGACCTGTATCTCCTTTTGGGCCTGTATTTCCTGTAGGGCCTGTATTGCCAGTCGACCCCGTCCTGCCAGTCGGTCCCGTCATGCCTGTTGGGCCTGTATTGCCAGTGGGACCCGTCCAGCCTGTTGGGCCAGTCATACCAGTAGAACCCGTATGTCCTGTAGGACCTGTAGCACCTGTATTACCAGTCGGCCCTGTCATACCAGTCGGGCCGGTCATACCAGTCGACCCGGTCATACCAGTCGGGCCGGTCATACCAGTAGGCCCTGTCATACCAGTCGGTCCTGTCATACCAGTAGGCCCTGTATTACCAGTCGCCCCCGTATTACCAGTCGGGCCGGTCATACCAGTCGGCCCTGTATTACCAGTCGCCCCCGTATTACCAGTCGGGCCGGTCATACCAGTCGGTCCTGTCATACCAGTAGGCCCTGTATTACCAGTCGCCCCCGTATTACCAGTCGGGCCGGTCATACCAGTCGGTCCTGTCATACCAGTAGGCCCTGTATTACCAGTCGCCCCCGTATTACCAGTCGGCCCTGTATTCCCAGTCGGTCCTGTGTTCCCCGTGACACCTGTTGCTCCTGTTGCCCCTGTTGCTCCTGTATTGCCAGTCGGCCCAGTCATACCGGTCGCCCCTGTCATACCAGTCGGTCCGGTCATACCTGTTGGCCCAGTGTTTCCTGTGACGCCTGTCGCACCCGTGTTGCCGGTCCAGCCTGTCCAACCTGTAGGACCTGTTGGCCCAGTGTTTCCTGTGACGCCTGTTGCACCCGTGTTGCCGGTCCAGCCTGTCCAGCCCGTAGGACCTGTTGTCCCAGTGTTTCCTGTGACGCCTGTCGCACCCGTGGGGCCCGTCCAGCCTGTCCATCCCGTATAACCTGTTGTCCCAGTGTTTCCTGTGACGCCTGTCGCACCCGTGGGGCCCGTCCAGCCTGTCCATCCCGTAAAACCTGTTGTCCCAGTGTTTCCTGTTACACCTGTATTTCCCGTAGGACCCGAAATTATACTTGTATTTTTTATAGGTGAAAAATTACTACGTAACCATGATGCCATATACTGTATAACGTTAATTTGTCCACCGCTCATATATGTTCCTGTACCGACTTTGAGAGATTCTGGTTTCCGTATCTTTCCATTGCCTACCAGCTTCGGTCTTGATTTCAATAATTTATTAAAGTAACTACTGATTCCCTTCATAAAATCAGTATTATCTTCCATCATATTATTAACGCCTTCTGTATTTCCCACTTTAAAATACTCATATAAGAGCCTCTCTCTTTCAACACTGTCACTATTAGGGAGTATTCTTCGCATAAGAGAGCGTGACGAAATTTTATACGCATCTATTGCCTCCGATGATTTGGGAAAAATTTTTTTTGCACGTTTTTCCATATTTTCGGGAGAAATTAATAGAACAATTCTACGAAGTGGGTTACTTTCCTTACTCTCTTGTAGCTCTTCATAAAAAAGAGTACGTTCATCGTACAAGTATTTTTTTTCAATTTTATCTAACAAAACACGCTGTTTTAATAACTTGTTGTATCCGTCAATTAATACTTTATGTCCTTCTATTTTTCCGTACATAGAATCTAAAACGTCTTCAATTGTATCAATAAGACTACGTAAATTTACATAATTTTTTGGACCAGAACCATTTTCAATTTGCTTAAGTTCTGTTGTAATTTTTTTATTCAATATCGTAATTGGTTCTTCTGCTTGCAATAGCACAGCTGGGTCCATCTAAAATACTGTTAGAAAATCAATCGTTGTATATGAACCGCGCAAAGTGAATACCACCAAATACTTAGCGTGATCTGCCAAACTTAACGTCTAGTACTAAAGTTAAGTACTCCCCATAGATAAGGCCACTTTGTGGCCTTATCATATTGGAGTGATTTAATCTTTTCGTTCTAGTTATCAGAGCCAAGTACTTAAATTAAGTACTTGGCGGTAGGTACATCACGGTAAAAAACCAAGCAATCCGTTTCAAACCACAGGTATCATAATATAACGATTTACATTGTTACGTTCAATTGAAAAGGCTGTCACAGTTCTTGTTCGGTCATCCAGTATCCACCAAAAGCCACCATTCATTGAACCCTCAAGTTTCCATTGGACCGGATCATGCTCTACAGACCCTGCTGAACTTCTAATTTCATATCTGTCTACCTCCATGGGCTCCTGAAAGCAAAAGACTACGGAGTGTTGGTCGGAATCTGACCAGGTATCCCCCGCATATTTTTTAAAATCTCCTGTGTGTGGATTCCATATTTGTACTTTACTGAACGGGACGGGGTTATTCTCATATAAAAATCGAAAACCACCAACTTCCACCGTTTTACTATCTCTGGTTTGGGTACACTGAAAACGTATATACTTAACAAACATGTTTACTTGAGGAATATTTTCTGTAGAATCATATATCTCACCCCCATTCTCCAATGGAAGTTGCATTAATTCATCGATATTTTCCTCCACGTTTATTTTATCTTTATCCGGAATTATGTATGTTGGCATTTTTTTTAAAGTAATTCCATGAATCAACCCAGATGTTACATCTATACGAACTGGTTGATTTTCAATTGGAAATTCTCGTTGGTGCAAGGATGGGTCATATTCGAGGGGTTTATAGAGTTTAGCAGGTTTATTTATTAACATTAAAAATACTGTTATACCAAGACCTACACACCCAGCCAAAATATCGCGCCTCATTACTTGTCTATCAGATATATTTTCTCTCGTTTTTCAGCGCATATTTGCAAAAAAGCCAGCAATTGAATTAATACGACTCTTTACTTCGTCAAAATTCATATTTGTAGTATTAAAGTCATTCAAACTCGGTAAGCGAATTATTAACGATAGTTTATTAAGAATCTCCGATACGACGTTTTTGTAATTTTCAGAAGTCAAATACGGTGCTATTTCCTGCAGACGCAATTTCAGAAATTCTTCTGCGTTTACATCGAGGCCCACCATTTGCGAAACTGGCGGACCATTTGAACCAATATTCGCATAGACGCACTGAGATCCCATTGTTTCACGAGATGTACTTGGGCATCCAATATATGTTTCAATCGTTTCTATTCGCTGATAGGCCTGACATAATTCCACTTCTCGTTGAAATTTAAAAAAGTTAAGTGACTCCAAATTAGCAAGACGGCTGGTCGATGTATTCGGAATAACAATATTCAAATAGCCTGAGCTACCTGAGGAAATAACCGTATCCGAACCAGATGAATTATATATCGTTGTAAAATCGAGTGTAGCAAGTTTCCAGCAAGAAGGACTGCTTTCTGGAGTTTCTTCTGCACAAATATCCTGTAGATTTGCAGCATAAAACGAATTCTGGTTCTTTGCACTGAGCATATCTATTACTGCCCCACTCACATCGCTAAAAACGGTTCGAAGCGCATTAAATTTGTCGACAAATTTCCCTCTTATGTTTCCCAAAATCACACAGGCCCCATTTGAACCCTCTTCATGGTCTTCCGTATACCCTTTACTATTCGTATATATACTCACAGCAGCATTTTGATTGTCAGATCTAGTTATATTATTTATCAAATATGTTCGTGCAGTATTCATCCCCTCCAGATCCTCAATGTTGTAGTTTTTCTGCTCCAGTGCATACCTCGCCTCATCAGCCGTAAATGTCGCCGGAAATAAATCACTCGAATTAGCACTCATCACAGAATTCAGTAATTTGTGGCTAATCATATTATAACTTGTTTTGCTAAACGACCGCACGTTTACACTAGGTTCGGGTGGTTTTACTCCCCAGCATACAGGGTAAGCCATTTCTGGCGACGGAGTAATTTTTTTCAGAGTTCCAGAGTGCGTTGTTATAGAATCCCCTTTACTCTTTGTATTCGGACACAAAGTTTGAATAGGCGCGTATGTGTATCCATCCGAAACCCAAGAGGCCACACACCAGGTTGCACCCAAGGCTGTTGCGGTTTTAATTTGCGCGAAAGTTGCCAATTCTGCACCCATTTCCTCACATGCCATCCGTGCTTCGTTAAAAGTATACCCGGATTCATAATATATGGGATTTGTATTCGGACTTGTTGGACTTGTATACGTATCAGCGTATATATCAACATAATTCCTATCTCCCCCCTGTATATTTGCTGCAATCAAAAAGACCTCTTTTGATGGATATCTTACATTCATTGTCTTCAATTGAAATCCCTCCTCCACATAAAAAAGGTAGTATAAAACTATAAGAAGAATTATACTACCAACAATATATTTGGTCCACTTCCGCATCTCCCCTACCGTGATGTGCCGAAAATAAGTAAGGTTTACCTGTATGTGCATAAAATAAGTACCCCCTAAAGGGGGTACTTAACTTTGGGACATGCTGGTAAAGGTTATATCGATTGGTTAAATTTATATATTGGAGAAGCATTTCCAATTATTCTCGCCCTGTCTGATTTTTTGTGAATTGTAACCCAAATACGACCATCGTAGGAACCCTCAAGTAACCATCTTGCAGGAAAATAATCTTTTGCATCTGCCAGCCCAGATGGAACGGTGAATTGGAATCCATTTATGAGATTGCTTGGAAGTTTTGCAAGATCGAATGTAATAAGTAGTTCAGATTTATTGTAGTCTATCCAGCGCTTACCCTCTTCGTCTGAAAGGGCGGCGCTCGGTCCGTTCGCAGCTGAACGCCGCGAACCATGTGGGTTCGAGATTTTTATTACAGATATGGGTACGAGTCCAGCTCCTGTAAAAAATCGGAGCATACTTACATGGACATAGGGTGCATTCGGCTTCTGTGTTTCCAGAATCTTCCAGCGAAGATTTCGCATACGTGGCTTATTCGGCTCGGAGTCCTTAAAACCCTCCGTGGTTTCTTCTGTCATCCGTGTGTACTGTGCAAGCTGTGTTGAGGTGTGGCTGCTATTCAAACGTTCTCCATTATCATAATTGAACGAAAACATGAAATAACCGGGAGTAATAAACGACAAAAGCCTCCCGCTCCCTGCAGTAGTCGCATAAGGGAAATCTGTATTCTGTATATGTAAATCTATCCAGTCAATATTATTGATTGAACCTTGTAGCCTCCATTGTAGGGGGCGATTAAAAGAAGAGCCAATTATAAACGAAAATGCGTTGACTGCATTTATTTGCATGAAATCTATAGTCATTGATTTATTTACATCCAAACGTAAGCGTGGGACATATTTATTTGTAGTTATCATTGCAGGATTTAATACTTCTCGATAAAAATTTGTGGGAATACAACCCATATTACCATCACTATAGTATCCAATACCGCAAGCTCGATTACTAGTTCGTGTATATGTTGTAGGAGCTTGAGTTTCTTCCAAGGTAACGTTTGGATTTAAACTAAATACATTACTAAAAGTATAGGATGAAGTGCCGCTCGAGAGAGATGCTTTATAAAAGTATATACGCGAAATTTCAGCTCGTGTACGAGAAGAACCCCCCTCAATGGGTGTATCCTGCGCAACTTTTGTTACCGTGAATTTAAACGAGCGGAAAATACCCAACCGCATTATTTGTATGGGCTGCCGTATTACGTAATCTGCTGTTGGGTCTGAACTTGCTCCGCCCGTGGATAATGTTGTCATTGTCCCTAAATTTCCGGAAGACCCTTGAAGGTCATGTGAATCTTTGGGCAAAGGAAATACTTTGTATATGAATGGTCTGGTTGTGCCACTCGTATCTTGGTATGGAATACGGAAAAATACTTTATATAATGCTGTCGAATAATATTTCTCTATATCATATTTTCCAAGTGGTCCAAATGTTGCCGAATCCGCAACGAACGTAATAGAATCCTCCGCCACATTGGTATAGTATCCCGCGATTGTTCCAATTTTGTTTCCTGTTTTATTATTTGCAAAAACGTTGTTCCAATACTCTTTGAATTGTACAGCCAAAGCCGCAAAATTTGGGTTCGTCCTTAAAAATGCATTTGGTGATGACGCAGTGTCCGCTGGGACAAGGTACGCAAGTTGAATGGAATCATCACTCTCCTTATAAAATCCGGCGCGTATGAATGTTTCATTAAAATCGAGTGTATTTTCTGTTGTAATTCGGTACTCAAATAAGTTGTTTTGTGATGCTCCTGCAAACGAAACAATCGTGTATGGAACCAGCCCCCCTACAGTACTTAGAGAAGGGGGAACTACTCTAAGTGTTATTCCTGGAGGGAGTGTGCCTGCGGCCCATCCAGAAGGTACTAACATAAGGCTTCCTGGGAGTTTTGCAAATGTTTTGTTTTCACATAATGTGAGCGTTTTATTGATTCCGCCACCACCATAACGTGAGCTACAGTCAATATAATCAATAGAGCGTAAAAGTTTCCTGCCGTTTGGAGGCTGTAATAGGCTTTGACTTCCACTGGCATCCAGCGCAGCAGTGGTTATATCTGTCGTCGAACCCCCACTAGTTGGGTTACTTCCTAGCGATAAAGTCGAACCCTCACTAGTTGGGTTACTTCCTAGCGATAAAGTCTGTATAAATTTGTTTGGAATCGCCTTTATATCGCTCAGAGTCGGTGTAGGATTTATATAGGAGCATGTTTCTATAGAAAAATTACAAGAGAACGGTGTACGTCTTGTTTTGCATCGCAATCCAGATGTAACACTGTTTACTGGGGTCACAGGCGGAAAAGACCCACCTAGCTGAAACTGATAGTTATCTACTGTAAATGTAAAGTCGCAATAGTTTTCATCGTCTGTCATTCCTGTGCGTATAAGTTCCTTCAGTTTATATTTATTTGAGTGGGAATCAGAGCCCATATTTTGCGCATAGTATTTATACAGGCTGTTAATAACCGACGCACTTTTACATTTTACATTTTCACACTTATTACCAAATTCATCATTTATATTTTGGAAATATCGAATATCACCTGCTGCAGCAACAGTATCGGTTCTGTATTGTACAAGTGCATTTACAATTCCGGAGCCGGCGGGGTTCAATTGTGCACTACCCATTGTCATTAAATCATTTATAGTGGACGTCACCGCATTTGAGAATGGGCGCATGATATCCAAGGCGTAATTATAAACACGTAGTAAATATGGGGTAGAATTTATTATTTTTGGGGCATTATCCCATATCACCCCTGCAATACCAGATGTCCCCCCTGTTGCAGCTACCCAAACACAGTTCTCGTTGCTAACACTCTTTCCGTCAGGTCCTGTTTGTTGTAATGTATGTGGTCCTTTTACATTAATATTATTAAATTGCACTTTCCGCTGAGTTCCTTCAATAGTATCGACCAAAAATTCACACTGTGAAGAATTCGGTGTAATAGCCTTGTGTATTTTTGAAATCTGAGGAAAGCTCCCCCCCATGCTTCCGTTTTGACTATAATAGGGTATATTTGTATTGTAAATACCAATAAGACTATTCATGACCTCTGTATCAGAGCATTGGAGGGCAGGACAAAATCCTCCTGCGGAATCTAAAGTAACCGATTTCATATACATTTCTGGGATATCTATTTGAGGACTCAGAGCTGTTAAGGAGTTTGTGCCTGTCGTTATAGGGGCTGGAGGAATAGTAATACTATTTAAGTCTAATACTCGCTCATACGCGTCAAAGTTATTTGTATCAAAGGGATATGGGAATATACCTTCACGCAATATAGACGATACTATATTGTTTTTAACAACTTTATCTTCCCATCTATAAATACAGTTATCGTTATTCTGTCCTACATGCGTCACCTTCGTTGCTGTGTAGGTTTCTTCTGGGAAATTATTAAAGGGTGTACTCAAGCGTGTTTCATAACGAAATATATCAGAATTCACGAGAATATTGTAGTGGTTAAATGTCCTTTTAATTTGTAGAGGGTCTGAGCAGTCGAGGGGTGGTATATTAGCACTTCCACCCAAATTCAAAGAATATGTGACATTCGGTAAATATACAAAATTTCCACCGTTTTTTGATGTATCAACAAATACCCCTCCATTATATTTTGAGTTAAATGTTAGAGCAGCATCGATACCTTTTGAATATCCTGTAACCGTCCATGGTGGTGTTGTACTACCTGAAAGCGGCGTAGCCACTGTCGTATAGAATCTTGCAACGTGAAAACGTGTATATATACTATACGGACATGATGCCTGAATGATATTATCTGTGCCCGCATAACGAAATATTAGTTTGCCGCCAGTAAGCATGCTCGTGCTAGTTGAACCAGCAGAACCGAGTGTAAATGCAGAACTCCCCACCGTTGCTGGTATTATTCTCCTCAAATAAACAGAATACATGTCGTGTGTTGCCTCCGAAACATTCGCAGGTAAAATAACTTCTACAACGGAAATTTGGTGTATCTGTCCGAGATCTAAAATGATAGGCAAATTGGTTATTGGTAGCTTTGTTTTATAGGTGTTCGGAGAATACCGTGGTATTATATTACCATCTAATAATAGAGCCTCTTTTGTTATTCTCATATTATTTTCATCGTTTCTACGACTAGTTAATAAAGCTTCACCTGTGTATTCATTGCCATTGTTGGGATCATAATAGCGTTTGGCACTACCATAATCTAAATTCGTCAAACTTGTTTGAAAAGTTGCATTCAAAGCTACATTTTGTCCAGAAGAATTAATAATGAGAATTTGAGAAATATCAAACAGACCATTTTTGCTCTCTATTACTACGTATTGTGCTGCCACACCGCATTTTTGAGGTCTACCCCAAATAAAATTATCGTCTGCGCTGTACAGCTGTGCTTTTTGCCTTAAATAGCGAGATTCCAATTCGAGTTGGTCTTCCTTGGATAAATTCATAAGCTTATATTGATTGTATTCTGTATCGAGTGTCTGAAGCTGCTCCTGAAAATATGGACCTCTTTTTCTATACTCCTCAAACCGCACATCAAAAATGGTATCACCAATCTGAAAGACATCGACGAATTTATTTATTGTGGCGTAGCCACTTCTATCTAAAGTACCAATCAATGTTTTTTCATTATTATAGTAGAAATTCGCAATATTATTTAAAAAAATATGTTTAGTTTCGATTGAAATAGTCGTCGATGAAAAACTTTGCGACTTTGGTACTGTGAGAAAACTAGGTATATTTCTTCCCAATCTCTGATATCTCGCCGTAGCCCAGGCAGAAATGATCCTCTGCGCACTAGCCGCTAGTAAGAAGAAATACCTCTCTGTAATTTTAATCGCACAATGAATATTATTGTAGTTAGTATTTGCAGGGTTTAATGTAATATTATGACTGGCATCAATAGTCGTTTTAAATTCCGGTTTAGCAGATGCATCGGGGCTCATATAGAGATTATAATCATCTGCAGAGATGCGTATTTGTGATTGTATATTCCCAGTGTCTGTAAAATTAAGGCATATTGATAGGGAAATTGAATCTTCTATTTCTTTTATATTTATTACAGAAACACTACCTATTACAGGTATATTACGTTGTATACTTACAGGGTTTGTTACCAATCTGGTAATAATGGGATTGCCAGGGTCGCCTACAGGTGTCCAGTTCGCATCGATGACCGTTTTGTATTTATTACTGGAGTATATATCGTAGGTTTTTTGGATTTCTTGTGAACTAATCATGTAGTGATCGTCGGTTATTTCGGTTCGAGCCTGATAATACTCTTTCAGGCACGTCATCGCCCAGTCAGAATATCCAGTTCCATCACGACATGATGAGGTTTCCCAATGTTTCGATTGTGTTTTCCGACACCACCATGTAGGTGGATTATGATCATAATTTGTTTGTGACGTGATATTAAAATCCCAATTCGCAATCCAACCTTGATTATAATAATAATCGGAAGTTCCATCTTGACAAACCATTCCAAAATGGTTTGCCTCGTCTGATTTAATCTCCCATTCTTTTTGTCTAGAAGTTTGAAACGAACCAAACATATAAGTGCGGATTGTATTTGCGTCAGGTAAATTATATATTTTAAATAAGTTCAAAAATGATGGAAAATTTATAATTCCCTTTCTTAAAAACGCCACCGGATGTGACGATATAGCGATTAAAAGTGCATTATAATAATCATCGATATTTTTCAATAACATATTGGAAAATTGTGTGGTAGTAATATTTCCACTTTGTAAAGCCCTTATAATGGCTCCGTGTGCTTGATAATTGGGTAAAACTGTACTCAATGTTTCCTGAAGATAATTTATGAGATTTATAACAGTGGTCTTGTTTGCCTTCGCCTCTCTAACAAGAGATGCATAGGCATTACGCACTCTTCTTCCTCCTTCGTTGGCGCCTGGATATAAATCAGTATTAGCAGTTTTTATAGAAATGATTCCAGACGATATATTTACCTGTTCATTCGCAATTACCGCATCTCGCCTTATTGGTAAATCTATCGCTGCAATATCGACCTGTGTATAGATGGCATCCATGTTGAGAATATTGTAGGAACGTTGGGGTGTTGTAGGGGCGGGTGTATTGAATGAAACGGGTGGAGGGGCTGTGCTTTGCACTAAATTAATCGTACTATCTGCTACCCCCCTGCTAGGCATAGGACATGTCCCATTGAATGGCGTTATATCACCTTTCTTACGAATATTGTAGCGTTTTGTGAAGGATGTACCGCCTATAGATATATTTGTCCTTGCGAAGGTCACATCAGAAACGACAAATTTAGTTTCAGTATAAGTGTCATTATCATTGTTCCACCCCATACCGGCTTTTGTTGGAAATACTACGTCTACTGTATTACCCGGTGGTGCTGGCGCAAAACATACGGGATGACCATATGTTTCTTCTGGATTTTGTTTGCGGTTGAATGTAGTTTCGACTGTTAGACCGGGCCAGTCTAAAAAGTAATTAGTAAAAGGCGCGGTCTCCCAGTTTATATCCTTTGTAATCAGATAACCATCTAAATCATAATATCTTTCGCTGCAACGCTTTGCATTACCGTAGTTACTATGGGGGCCTTGCCGCATCATCCCCACCGCCGCCGTAATGTAATCGAGATCAACACCCCCTGCGTTTAAAATAGAATCCCATATGGTCTTTCGTTCCGCCCACCCCTGCCGCGCATCGCGCTCCCTCGCAATGTAATCGGGAGACCGACGGATGCACAATCCGTTCGCCATCCGTGTATTAAATTCATCATATCCTTTGCCGTCTATATTCTTAGGTATAAGAAGGAGATTATTGCTTACGTATGTTAAATCCGAATCTATAACCATCACCGGTTTATCAGAATCGATGACAAGCCCGCCCATTACTGCAGTTTTAAGTTCACCATAGGTCGCAAGTCTTCCCTTCAGTTCATTACATATTAGTAATGCAGTTGATCTATTGACGGTTGGAAAATATCGGAGGTTATCAGTCGATCCAATATTCACCGATGTATTATAACACCTCTGCTCGAACAATTGAAACACAACACCTCCGCTCCCTCCAGCCTGAAATCCATCGATTGTGCCCCAGAGCCAGTCCCGATAAAAGTATACTAGGAATCCTATTGCTATCAGAAGAAGAATTCCTACTATATATATGAATCGCATCACCTATTCTATGTAAAGAGGTTTTATCGTCATGTATGGACGCTCAACTGCAAAATGTCGGTGTCGTTTCAACGATTCTCTGGTCTGGAACACAGTTGCAAGAAGACGCCACCCATGCAGTTTGATCGTTTATAGGAAAACTATGGGAGTCCACCCTTTTAAATCGCGGCAATTGAATATTATAATTCAATCCATTCGGATTCGTTTCGCTTTGTATAGACAAACCCTCACTCGCCAAAAATGGTAGATTTAGGGGAACAGTACTTGCAGCTGTCCTGTAGAATTTCCCATCTTTCAATGACAAATCTGGATAGAAATATTCATCAACAATGGGCTTATTCAGTTTCAGAATTCCCGTTTCGATGTCGTAGTCCGTATCCGGAAGCCACTTAGCCACAATATAACTTGGCGCATGTTCTGTTGAGAATGATGTGACTGGATTGAATGATACGACATCTCGAGAACTATTTTGCTCTGCATCCGGTAGCGAATAATAATATCCGTAATCCAAGTCGAAATATACGTGTTGAATGTACATCTTGTATTCACAGATGTTCGGAGCAGGATTAAACCATTCTAGGACCTTTCTCATTCGATTGAACGCCGGCTTTCTCGGTAAAGCATTCGAAGAAGACACGTCGCATTTTTCATAGGCCATTTGCACTTTATCTAAGACGGCTGGGTTCATACAATTTACTACCGGACTCGTGTAGGAGAATTCTGGCAAAGAACTACCGACAAATGAAGTACCGACAGTAGGATTTATTATTGTCTGCCCTCTCGGATTGATCTTTGTGATATCAGAATTAATTCCATATGCCTCACCTTTAATTACCATTACACCCTTTGCAATCTCATCGGGTGTCAATGACTGTATGCCAATATTTGTACAACTATCTCCAGTAATATCAAATTGGTATTTTTGTACGTATATTCGTTTATTTTCTGATTTTGCGTCGTATAAGAAATCATCATATGTATTTATACTTTCATGGACTTCCACATGACAGCGTGTGGGTGATGCAAGACCTGCTCTGGTGAAATCTATGATTCGTCGCTCTTGTGCTCCGTACTGCGCCGCATGATTGTACGTAGATACATCCGGATATGAAGGAGATCCTTGGAAATTATACCGATTCAGTATTTTTTGTAGAATATACGGATCACTGCACTTAAGTGTAGAACACGCCTGCAACTCCTGTATAAGTAACGTATTGTCATAAATAATTTTTGTCATGTCTTTCGCATTTTTACTCAGATTCTGTGTGGTTTTTACAATATCCAAACCCAGCACAGGAAGAATAGCATCGTATATCTGCTGTCTCACATCATTCAGAAAGTTTGAAGACCATGTATACGGTGTTTCAAGTAAACCGATGAGTTGTGTATTATTTAGACTGTATCCAGTATTTGTGTTATAGTCTGTATTCTGAGATAAATCATAATCGTACAGACAGTCGTCGCTCGAACTAGGTGTCAAATAGAAACGAACAGTTTCCTGATTTGCGAGTGTCTGTCCTATATCCCTGTCTGTGCGCAACATCTCTACATCATAGTCACAGACGGCATTTGAAATACCTGTACCATTATCTACAAAGGGTGTGAATGTCCGATAGACACTATTAATTTTTCTGTTTGTGTTAGCACTATTGAATTGTGTAATTACATGGTCCATGAGTCTTACATTTGAGCATTCTGATATGTCGGTGCATTTTGTGGGATTAGTATTAATAAAACGTTGAAATTTATCATTGACAGTGTGGGGGCGCACAGGTACGTCAAAAAACATGAGAGGAATTGGTCTGTACCATAAATTTGTGGGATAGTCGTCATCCTCCAAATCATACAGACATTTTGTTTCATCTGTCACATTTAGAATGTCCCCTAAGTACATTGTTACTTTGCGCCTTTCAAAATTATTTTGAGGAGAGCCACTCGAACCAGGTAGAATCATATCGAAGAGGGAATTATACTGGAACTTTTCGAAATTTATTTCAAACACACAGGACTTTATTCCGTCCTTTGGAAGCGGTGTCCAAGCCCTTATCGGTGTGTCTTGAGTATTCTTGCTGATAAAAACCCCCAAATGTCTTTCATTAAATTGGTCAAACAGTCTCTCCTGTAGATATGGGTCTGTGCAATTTATAGGTCTATTGCATGTACTCGGCTGAATATCAGAATCTGTAGTTGTGGGCGCTTGAACAGTTTGTGTGTTCCTTCTAAATGGTTCTGCAAGTGGTATATTATTAAAACTAATATTTGTACTTGGTTGATACAATATGATGTTTTTTGTTTTATCGGATATTTGGAATGCTGATGTATTTATATTATTCAATATCATATTCATCTTGATATCTCTATGGAGAGTCTGTTTAGTAACTGTATTTCCTCCCGTAGAAATTTCTCTTTCGTATTCTATATTAAAAACACAGCAGGGAATTACATTCGAGTTTGTTACACGCCTCGGACTAATATTTAATATTTTCGTGAGATTATATCTTTCAGTGCTCGCGTATGTATTATTGAATAGACTAATAAATTTACGAACAGTATAGCGATTTGCGCAATTCTGCATGGTGAGTTCGGGTGGATTTATTTGGATTGTTGGCACGTAGCCAGGAGAATATTGAATTGTTGGGCCGTGATCGAGAATAAACAAACCTTGATGTGATGTTTTTAAAATTCCATTTTGCACGAAGGTCCCCTCGGATACTTGATTCTTTATGTCTTCTGCAAGACATGTTACCACCGCTCCAACACCAATTGTACTTGCTCCTGCAGCAATTACTGCACCCACGGGCAAACGATTATACGTCACCCTCGAGCCTAAAAACCCCAAGGCGCTCCCCGCGGCCATATTTATCATAAATGATTCCCTTTTTGATTTACAATTTAGATCAGTCGTTATACAATCCATCCATATTACGTTTATTTTTTTCGCAACATTTAAAAAATCCATACCACTCACGGCTTGACTCCTATTGTTCCAATCCTGTATTACCGATTTTTCCCAATCAACCATTTTGCAAGATGGTTGTATATTTGTTATATTTGCTATTTGAGCTCTCATTGCAGCTTCGTCTAGTGTTCTATCTGATCTCGTTACTGTACCGTATCTTGTAAATCGATTTCTTACAACTGCACAGTCCGTAGCTGGTGGAGCACTAGATTCTCTTACTTCTATATCTACAATATTTCCGTTTTGGTCCGGCATTTTTAAATTTTCAGGCACAAATTCAGGAGGATGCCATTTACCGCCTATAGGACCAACAGATACCGGTGTATCACCCACTTGTATTCCTTCCACATTTTCATTCTTTGAATCGTATACGTCAGGCGCAGTACCATTAACATGCGTACAGCCCGTAACAATGTACTTTTCCATATTATCGTTCATTCTGATTTGAGCATTCCAATTATCTCTATCTTTTGTTCTCATTAATCTTTTATTACAGGCAACACCTGCAATAGTAATTCTATCAAAATCAATAGTCCCATTATATACATTATGCCATTCCCTAGTTTCCCAATCAAGTAATTTTTTACATTCATCACTTCTCCTGCTTGTACTGGTTATCCCTCCTGTGCCAAAATCATCACACGACGGCCTCGGCCTATTGAACGTGGGTGATTGTACATAATTCAAATAGAATTCACACGCCTCGTTTTCAGGCGTGACAAGAGAATCCCCCTTGGAAATATCCACATAAAAGTAAAAGCGTCTGTCGTGATACCAAGCTGGCGCATCGGGAGGTACCGGTACAATCCGTTCACACAGTTTCGTTCCATGCAAAGTGTCTACTGTAATTTCCGATATTTCGCACTGAATATCGCATGACAATTCTGAAGACGATATTATCCCATAAATCTTTGAAATGTATTCAAACCGCCCCGTTCCATCTGGGTCAATCGTCATATTTTTCCGAGAGGTTTCATAATAATACTGTGCCATTTTATTCAGCATATTTCGGTGCGAAAAGTCTACAAGAAACGGGTAGAGTCCATAGTTGTCCTTGTATAAGTAATGATTTGTGTATTCCGGTGAGTTCTTAAGGACTCCCGAAGTTATTTGGTCGAAAATAGTCGGGTTATTAGGATTCGCTGTCCTTGCGTATTTCTTTACCGCCGTGTATATTGAAAGAGTCGGGTCATAATAATAATAGGGCGAACTGATTTCCTGTTTTAGAACGGCATCTGGAAACTCGCCTTTAAGACCCCAACAGAGATACGGCCCGAGTACAGAGGCTATATCACCCACCATCGGAATATTGGAAAATATCTCCCACCCTGCTTCTCCACCTTGAAGTTTATAGAATGCCTCCTTGATATTCCACTTATGCGTAGAGGGACAGACGGAGATTTGCTCATCAATAAGCTGACTCATGAGCGCAGGTATCCATGTTATTAAAGAAACCTCCAGTAGAGTTACCGTGACTAAAGCTATGTTGCATGATAAAGAATAGGCGGCGGAACCTCCTAGAAAAATAAGACCAATACCCGTCCAACTGGTAGCAGCGGCGGTGGCGGCGGCGGCGGCGGCGGTGGCACACATACCTACAAGGACTGCTTTGGTGAGTACAATTGATGCAATCATTCTCATAAGAGTTCGCATGAAAAGTCCAGAAAATTTTTTAGTAGCGTTTTTAATAGTTTTCATATTTACAAAGCTTAAAGCAGCAGTAATTGGTCTAAAAACTGTACCTAACCCCTTTTTTATATAAGAGCTTTTATTCCATTTAAATCGTAAATTATTAGTTTTAAAAATTGGCTGTGTACTTGTTACGGAAACGTTCTCGCTTGAACGCAATAAATTAAACTCTCTTTTATATTGTTTTTTTTCAATTATTGTCATCTTTTTTTTCAACTCTTCCATACCTTCAGGCGTCAATGATTTAACTCCTGTATCCCTTGTGTCTGATTTTTTAAACTTTGGGTCTAATGTATCGGCCACTGTATTTTGTTGTAGGTTTGTTTGCTCAGACACCCGTTTTTTTAAATTTTCTTGGTCATTATATATTGCTACAGCCTGCTCGTAGGTCACAGTTGATTTTGCCATAGTATTAGTAATATCAAAACCCAAAATTTTTTTTTTTGGCTTCCCCGCCTCAATAATTTCCAAGATTTGTCTATTCCGTCGCAGTGTTTGAGGCATAAAAATTGCGTCAAGAGTTTCTTCCATGATTTGCTCTTGATAAAATCCAGCAACTGCCTCTATTTGCTGCATTATCGCCATCCCTTCAATACCGTACACGGTCATCTGAAACATATTTGACCGATATTTGTTTTCACCAGTATCATTGTTACTCTCAATAAACTGTTCCGGATTTGCACTACCAAATAGTGCCCGAGTATATGATTTCTCAAATAGTTTTGTAGATACGTCCGGATGAACTGAACCCCATACTGTTTCTGTAGGCTCCAACTGTCTATTATCGTAATCCCACGGAATTGGTGCGCCTAAATCAAAATCTCCCAACTCTCCCGCCATATTGTAGGGTTTAACTGTAGTTTTTGAAACATCATTCTGTTCGTATAGCTTATTTAAGTTCTTAGACTCGTAAATATCGTATATATCAGTCTCATCTGGCGTTTCATTCGGTATTGCATTTGGCTCAGGTGTGTTATTCAAACATTGTGTATATTTCACATCACTTGGGCATCGATAGTCGCCTGTAGCAGGACAAAAATTCCCAGAGGTGTTTAAAGAACTACCACAACTTCCGGAAGACTGTTGAAATCCTTCATAGGAAAAATACCCATATAGGCATACGCCAATCAATAGTAAAAATATTCCTATAAATAACAATATTTTTATTCCCCTCCCCATCTACAAAGATATTATACAATCTGCATACTATGATAACGCGTTTACCGCCAACGACCGGCATGTGCCAAAGTTAGGTACACCCAAAAGGGTGTACCTAACTTTGGAACATCACGGTAGACACCCACATCACTGTAACGTCTAGTACTAAAGTTAAGTACTCCCCATAGATAAGGCCACTTTGTGGCCTTATCATATTGGAGTGATTTAATCTTTTCGTTCTAGTTATCAGAGCCAAGTACTTAAATTAAGTACTTGGTGGTACATGCCAGTAAAGGCGCGCGCAGTTATTTACAACCTTGCGCAGCGAGTTGTATTTTGATGGCTTCCAAATGTATTAAAATAATACTCGCCTTTTCCTTATCTATTTTTTCAATTTTGTCAAAATTCATTTTCGAGTTATTATACGTTTCGTTCAGAATGTTGCATATTTGTGCTTTCATATCTGTGTCACCTTCCGTAGGGTTTTGAAATCCACTCATACGCTTTGAAAATACAGCATATAGTATTAAAGCAATTACAGCGGCAATTGCAATCCAACTCGGCTTTATAGTCATCTAATAATCAGAATGCAAAATAAAAACACAATTTATACTTGATACTTAGCACCAAGTACTTAAATTAAGTACTTGGCTCTGATGCCTACATCTACTATAGGCATGTGGGCTAACTTTGGAATATGCCGTAAACCCTTTTGGTGTACCTAATTTTGGAATATGCCCGTAGTTAACTTTAGTATTAGACGTTAACAATATTACTACATGTACTAAAACCAAATCCCGTGTAAGGGGGTACAAATGTATGCGTAAATATATTATCCATTCTTGTAATCGAGTTTGCTATAACAGTACTCATTGAATATAGTCCCTTTTTATTTCTTCCATTACTTGTCGTATCTTCTGGTAAATTCCTAAAAACACCGATGCCCTGATTCAGACTGTTACATGCATTTTGTCTTGATGGAATCCCGGAAACAGAATGACAGAATTGTGTTGAAATTGATTCCAAATTAGTCGTAGCTTCTTCTACATGCTTAATAGTTGACTGGAGTTTACTTCTAATATTTACCGTGGAAATATATGTAGTAGAAAACGTATAGAATGTTGTGCCGTAGTCCGCACATACATTGAGTACATCCGATTCAAATATTGTCGGCATCATATCTGTAGAGGGGTCATCTAGGAAGAAGACACCTTCCGTTTCATTAAAGTTTTTATCCGGAGGGCGCTTATAGCAGGTGTAGAAGCCCACTGCGCTCTTATAACAAACTCCTTGAAAAGTATCTGGTGGGACTTTTTTCATTAAACTCCGAATTTTTATTTCTGCATCTGTTTCTGTTTGACACATCCAATATATTTTATTTTGTGCGTTATACTGTCTACAATTTATAGAAGTATCGTCATTTTCAAACCCTTCAGATGCCTCATGTAAAATTACCATTGAAATATACAATAGTCCAATTGTGCAAAATAAGAATCCTATGATTCGCACAAGCAGACGTACTCTTTTGGAATACATCACCCTATTTGGTGATTAGATTCGACACCCATCAATCTTCACTATTTAGACTGTCCTTTAGCCGCTTCAATAAAATCTCACAGGAATTCTTCCAAGTATACGAAAGCACCTTTGCGCGTGCCGCCTTCCCATGCTCCACACGCTTCTCCGAATTCAGAAGATACTCCTCCATCGCTAGACAAATGTCGTGTGGCTGACAAGCATGCGCCTCGCCACTTACCGGACTAAAACCATTAGGAATATAGTACCGGATAGTAGGTTTTACAAGAGATGCGTTTGATGAGTTGCAAAATTCCTTGAATCCACCAATATCAGGGACAACCTGCGGAACACCAACACCCATATTCTCAAATTGACAGAGCCCAAAACCCTCCCCATCGGCCGTAGAAATACCTACGTCCGCGGCGTTATAAAACAGATTAATTTCCTCGTCCTTAAAGGCCAAATTCTGCGTGGTAACAATCAACCTGTTTCCGTACAACTCTAATGACACCTCGCGCATACGGAGTTCCCGTTGAAAGAGTTCAAAGAGCCACCAACCACCCTTATCCCCCTTATCACATACCGCAAGCAAATAAATCGGCTTCGTAGGGTACTTCACAATGAGCTCCACAAAAGCCATAATAAGAAGATCATAGCGCTTACGCGGCTGGTTGCGATTTAGATTTAGAAAGAGAAAAATATCGGAGGGAAGTTGGAGCTGTTTCCGCGCAAGCTCCTTCGGCATAGGGAAATACAGGCTTGACTGAAATCCATGAAGAAGAACATCTATGGGTCGGGTGACTCCTTGCTCCTTCAATAACTGTTTCCAATAGGGCGTAAATGCGAAAATACGATCAGCATCCCTATTGAGCACGTCCAGAAGCATCTGGGGCTGCATCGTATAGACCTGGTCACAATAGACCCAAACCTGGAAGTTCCTCTGAATTCCCGACTTCCGAATCTCCTCCAAAAAACGAGTAACTACACTCAAGTCGTTATAAATCATGACTACATTGGGACGCTTCCTGCGAATCACGTCGGGAAGCGCCTGAATCCCGAAACCCTGTTGAAGGGGCTTCTCAAGGGCCATTGCATCGACTACATCCACATTTGGAGGATACGGACGAAATCCCGCAGGAACTTCGGACTGTTTCTGGAACGCAAAATGCGTGAGTTGAATCCAAGGATGCCTTGCGAGTTCCGAAAGAATCCCGTAACTGACCTTGGAATAGCCGGTGTATTGATGAACATGTGTACTGACCAGCATAAATTTTACTTGATTTGCGGAACTCGTTGTAGCCCCGGTAGTTGCTGTCGCCGTTGTAAACATGGAGCCGAATCCAATACTGGAAAGGGTCTGCTCGGTCTGATGTTCTTGCGGCGTAGCCTCTTCAGTAACAACTGCTGTTGTTCTGGTAGGTATATCATCTGCCTTGGCCAACATCTCCTCCAATGACTTTAAATACTCTGGGACCTCATCAAAGGTGGCCATTCTATGATGGAATATGGAGAATCACTTTAGACCGTTAGAGCTTATGCGTCACTCCAGTCTAAGCCGTCCCCACATAATTCCTATAGAATATGGAGGAAGTACAAATGGCCCGCAGTCCCTACAAGAAAAAAAAATTCCTCGCGCTGTGCGTGAAGCAGTCTGGTTACACCATTGTGGTCGTAGATTTGAACGAAGATGTTTGACACCTTGGTGCAAAAATAGCATAACCGTCTTTGACTTTCAGACCGGCCATAATATCCCGGAATCAAAGGGTGGTACGATGACTCTTGACAATCTTATACCCCTATGTAGTCGTTGTAACCTCTCTATGGGAAACCAATATACATTTCAAGAATGGGCGGCACAAATTTCGTCATCTACTACCTGGTGGAAACGCCTTTTTGGATTCACTGCAACTTCCACCCATAAAATCACACCTTTAAAAACTGCGCAACGTCCGTACAAACATCATTCACCCATTTCTTCCAACCCTTTAGTAACTCCGCTCTATACACCTCAATCCTCCTCTGATTCGTCATCAACGTCATAATAAGACGCACAGCATCATCCCAATTCGTAATAGGAAGCAATGGAATACGAGCGGATATCCAGCAAAACCACTCCTCGTTCTCCTGGGTCTTCAAGACAAGAGGAATACAACCACTTTCTAGAGCCTCGTATAGACGGAACGTTTCGTGATTCATACCACGAGGGCATGGAATGAACATACTATTTAACATAATCTCAGTATATTCGGTAGACGACAGACCCGCAGGGTCGTTCCATTGCTCCAGAAATTTACACTTGTGTGAAAATGAGGCATCCGTCAACGGTTTCATATCCGTTGACCGATTCATCCAGTTCGTTCCAAAAAATGACCAGTGTAACTCTCTAAATGGGATTTCAGCTGTTCTCGCATTTTCCTTTGCATACCGATACCCAAGAGGGATAACCGTAACTTTGTGCAAGATCTCTTTAGGAATATCGGTACGCGGATAAAAGCGCAGAACTTTCACACATCCAGGTAGAGCATATGCGATAAGAGAATCCCGATTTTTCTCTAACATTCCTTCGTCGCTCAAATGTAGAATTCGGAATTTTGCTCCTGCAATACTCCAGACATTTAAGAGTTGTGTGGCTTCCATAACATACGGCCGCTGTAAAATGAAAATCGGACAGTCTGTGGGGGGCGTTTCTGAAGCCACGTCCACGGAAACACTCGTTATATTCCCGAAAATCCGGAGCAACCAGTCACGCTCACACAATTTAGAAAAGTCCAGACTATGCGCCTTCAGACATACAAATCGGAAAGGGAGAACGGTTGTCTCTTGAATAACAATGGGCTTCACTGTGACCGGTTCAACGGATACTGTGGGAGGCCGTTTATTATAGATGATGTCCAAGGAAACACCGAGCGTCTCGTTACCATTCGACTTAGAAATCTGTAGCGCAACTTCCTCTTTTGTAAAACGCTCATCATTGTTCCAGAGGTCACTGTCAAACTTATCCACTCGCGAAAAATTATTGAAATCACTGGATGCATACGTAGGGTCGTCGTCCTGATAGCAACCTGCGACCAAGGGTGTCAAAAAATAGGTAATAATATCGGAGTTTGGCCCACATAACACGTGGTCAGCACTCGTCCAATACCCGCCCTTTTTCAAGATCATCTTAAAAATCTTATCGGCTCCCTTTCTGGATAAAACATACGCATACGCGCAAGAATGAAAATACGGGACAGGAACTTTTTGTCCGAAAAACTGATTTGGTTTAATACGGCTGTAGTATTTTGTCACCGGCTCCAATACACCCTCAAATCCTGCGCGATTCGGTGGAAGAATACCACCCAAATAGAGAACATCATAGTCCTCGGGGACATGCTGCATAGACGCCTCGAGAGTATCGCGCCAACCCGGAACCATCTTCACATCGTCCTCAAAAATCAAATAATTCCCGATTTCACCCTGGTCATTCACAAGTTTCCACCAGAGTTCCATATGTGATAAGGCACATCCGAGCACGGCCTTCTTCCAAAAAAAGTCGTTTGGTTTAAAAATCATCGCAATCTCCGGTGTGAGTTTGAGCATACGACCGTCTACCGCTGAACAGCGCGTGACAAGACCCTCTAAATCTGGATGTGTCTTATAGAACTTCTCCATACGGTCAGCACGCCTGTCTAGATTAATCACAAACATATCATCGATACCCTGAATCGGCTGGAGATGTGTATTGAAATTCCCACGATGTACATAAATTGACCGACCGGATAGAAACGTCTTGCGCATGCTGTGGTCGCCATAAACCGTGTCCAGCGGCAGAAGCGGCACAGGGAAACGGCGCACGAGCACACTCAGAACACTCTGGTCTTGGCGATGCCCGTAGCTCTGTCCATCCGTCGCCACACCAGAAAGACGCGGCCCCACAAGCACGGAGCGAATCTGTCCAAGACGGAAGGCCTCCGCGAAGAACTGGACGGCGAGCTCGGACCCACTGCGGAAATACATGAGTCCACCAACAATCTGCTTCGCCTTCCGCTCCTCCTCCGTGACATTCAAGACCCCACAGAAGGCCTCGCTGCACCAGCGCTCGTTCTCTTGGCGCGGGTCCTCTAGGCACGCCAGACCACTCTCTTGGGCTGCGCGCATCCACTCCATCGGCCACTTGCAGAGAACGGCTCCAGCATCCATATACAGGATCATTTTCCCCTTGAATTCCGGTCGCGACGCCATAGTATGATAAACCCAGAGTTTCCACGCATAGTGCGTCGGATCCCAGAAATCTGCAAATTCAGGCGGTGCCCAGTCTGTCGGCACAGTTTCAAAAGTCGCAAATGGATACTTACTTTTTAGCAACTCTACAGACTCGTCGGGAATGTCGCCCCCATTCCAGACATGCGCCTGGAGCCCTACGACGGCTTTAGTTTGCGCAGCGATGGACCCCAACCAATGTTGAAGACTTCCTAAAAATTTCCAGGTTACGTATGTGGTAAGAATGGGAACTTCTGGTACGAACACCGGAACTAAAGGTTTCTGCGGCGAAGCGGTATCCACAACTCCCAGAAATCTCGGCACATTCTTCACATCTGCGCCCATCATCGTCCACAATCTCTTTGCAACTTCGGATAACGTTCGGCGGGCGACCTCCACATCATAGGCCTTCAAGGCCGGAACGGACGCCTTCTTCTTCCATAGCATATCATCCCTATCAACAGCAGCAACCGCCTCACAGAGTTCCGCGGGTGTGGCGAATTTCCGAGCATCAATAGCGCCTTCCATGTTAAAATCATGCTGAACCTCAGGGTCACCCCAATAAATCGGCACGCAGCCTGCGGCCTTTGCGTGTAAATACTTCTCCGTCGTATAACCCGATTGCGCAGAATTCTCATAGGTCAGGCAGAATTTATACTTCCTATAGAAGGCAACCTTATCCAATTCACCCCCGCCGCCGCCTGCAAAAGGGGACGTAACCGGCTCTACGTTTGTGTAAAGACGTCCGGCTGAATCAACCCTCTTATACTGTGAGAGCCACTGGAACGCCGCATTTCGCACAGGGTTTCTAGGATTTGTTACAACGAACGAACAGAAGCTGGTCCTAGATTCCAACGTTTCCTCTGAAGTACCAGTACACCAGGCCAACGGCATCGGCTTCGGATTACGAAGCCGCTCCACATCGGCTCCAAACCAATCAATGTATGTAAGCCACAAAGGGAAGCGAACGTACTTGTCCGGTGGAATCATCTTCAAATGGTCAAATCCAAGGTTCAGTTTCACAGAAGGCTCAAAAATGGGTCGAGTATTCTCACCCGTAAAATGAACCTTAGGAATGTTCGGGTCAACCCGTCTCCACTCGGACCCAAACGGACCGAACACGAGCAAATCAGGAGACTCCGTGCTTTTTCGTAGGTCATACCCCTCTACGCGTCTGGGTGGAATCATATGTCTACCCGCATCATTCAAAAGCAGCGTAAAAAAGTTGTATTCTGGATTAAAACTCTCCCACATGTCAGAAAAACCAACCCGAAAAACGTCGGACTTCGACTTTATGGGCGTAGGCACATCCTCTACTACAGTTCCAGGCAATGGAGGTGGATTCGCCGACCCCACCCCCTCCAATGCAACCAACCACCCAGCCTTCACGTACGGACTTATAGGACTCCAGCGCCGAAGTATCTCATCCCGCCGTTTATTGTCTACCGAAAACCACCCCGCCCCCGCAGCTAAATCTTCCCGCAAATTCTCAAATGCTGTCGCAGCCTCGCCTACACTGTTGTCGCTATAATACAGTCGCTCCGCCCCGTTCCCGAGATCCTTAAACGCCAACGAATTATGAACAACAGGAATACCAATCCATGCCAGGTCCAAGAGAACCGGTCTTAGACCCCGAAAACGCATATGTATCAGCGCCACGTTATTCTTCTCTTTTACCCAATCTACAGAACGCTGTCGCCCCACACACGACCCGCTCAAATCCAGGTCGCTACAATGCTTCAAGATATTCTCCCGAAAAAACTTGCTCTTCTCTATTGCGTCTCCATTGTGAAGTCTCCAACCACTGAGCGGAATCTTTCTGCGCATAACCTCCCTCAAAATTACCAAGGGTAGTGTGCTATTGCTCGCATTCGTGTTGTTTGTGTCGACAATAGGTACAAACATGGGCGCATCTATGTTCCCCAACCATGTCTTTCCACCGGTGCTGCGATTATAAATTTCCGAAATTAGAGGCGTCCACACGTATGGGACGCGGCGCACGGGAACGCGCGCAATCGTTTCTAAAAGCGACACATCGTCCTCATCCGTAATATCGTTTATCAGCCAGGCTTCGCATATTCCGGACAACTCGCGTGGAGAACACATAAGAGGATATATACTCTGCTCTATCTCCTGAAGCACGAACGGCTTTCTTATGACCCAGATGGAACGTGTGGCCATTACGGACCGCTGTACAGCCGTCAACGTGAGCGGTGCAACTTCGAATAAAATATCATAGGGCACATCTGGCGGGGGATCATCCAAGTGCGCAACCTTAAATATGGTTTGTAGCACCGCACAGTCGTCCCACCACGACTTTTTCCCCCGCACATTCAAGAGAGTCGCCTCGTGTCCGAGCCCCTTCATTAACTCGGCCATAGCCATTGTAATACCCGCAATACCCGAACTGAATACAGAGTGCTCAATGAGCGTTGTAATACCAATCCGCATTCTCGCACTGCTAGAATATGGACAAGTATGTTTAGACCTTAGTTCAAAAATCAATCTCGTTTGAGCAACAACTCATTCCAGCGCCGATGATTTTCTGGGTTATATGGTGAATGCCTCCACGCGAGCACCTGTGCATGTGCCCTATAGGCCTCTAATTTCTCCGCATGACTTGTGTGCGCCTCCTCCAGTTGCTTTGCTCCTGCAGCAATATTGTTTCCCTTATAATAATAACCAAAATCCCCCCATGTTCCGCAATTATGTACAAGAGGAAACCCACCCCAGAAATGTTCCAGGGCCATATAGTTATATTCGTTATTATACTGGTGCGCAACAAACAGTGCTGTCGGCCACTTTTTCAAGGCATCCACAATACTTGTCCGCTCCACGTATTCTATTCTCCCATCCATAAAAAGGTCCAACGTCGGCTCTATAGACTTAGAAAAATGTGGGGTGTCTTTCATACGCGGTCCATTAAAAACGATGACCTTGCCCTTCCAACGCCGGCCACCAGCCCTATACCAGCGCTCCACGATGAGCAGGGGCACCAGCGACGCCTTCTGAAAGGAAATATTCGGCTCCATAATCAATATTACGTCCTCCTCTTCCTTCATACGAGGCCTCCAACGTAAGACCTCACCCCCATCTCGCGTAAATACGGCCGGGTCCCACACATACGGCGCAATCATATCCTCCAAATTCTTCGGCGGAATCACGTGATTCAAATAAGCCGCATATTCGGCATGCTGACCATAATGCGGAGAAACCCAAATCTTATCTATTTTTTCTATAACGTGATGCGTAAAATGCATTGTAGGATAGAACATCGGCGTTTCAATATCAATGTTCAAAATATTCCCAAGATATACTTTCACGAGTTTCCCTCCACACATCTTCACAAACTCCCGTAAAAGTGGATCAATACTCATCCCAATCTCAATAAGCGCAATCACAGGAATAGGCCTCTTCAGAATCTCCTCTGTATTCATAAAACGACACACATGTATCATCGCAGGAATTTTCTCCAAATCGGTCGGCTTATCATTGACAACTAAGATGGGCGCATATCCCATGGCCTCAAACATCTTATAGAGGACAAATACGTTCTGAAATAGACCATTAGAAAATAGATTATCATTCGTAATTGTTGCCGTGGCTAACAGAACAACTTTACGCTCTTTTACGGCTTTTATATCAGATAGGATCATACTTGGACGAATCATACATGGATTTCCAAAATTTACTGTCATTCCTGGAAGGTGTTTTGTAGACATCCCTTATATCTTATAGGCTCTGTTGAAACTGGTTAAAGCCCCTCTCAAGTAATGACACTCTCTCTTGTAAGGATTTCACTGATTGAATGAGCACCGGTATAATTTTGAAATAGTCCACTTTATAATATCCGTCACTGCCCTTAACGACTGCTTCCGGTAAAACTTCCATTAAACTTTGCGCAACAACACCGACATCACTCTTGTTTGTTTCGGCCCACTCAAATCGCACGCCATCCACCGCTGATAAAATCGTTTCATAGTTGGTAATAGGATATGTATTACGTTTTAGACGTCCGTCGGATGCCGTCACAAATCCGGCCGCAGTCACTGTCCCCGAAAATGTCACATTAGAATCAGTTCCAATTACAAATGTGCTGGCGGAACCCTGTACAAAAGCGAGTCCTGTCCCTGTGGAAAATCCCAAGCTCAAATATCCAGTAGATGGAGTTCCAAGACTTTCACTAACAGAGCCTGTGGATATTGCATCACTTCCTGCGAAAATATCTCCATTATACGAAAGCGACACATTGCACAGATTCAACGCCGAATACAGTTGAATTGGACTAACACTAAAGTTAGATATTGCATTCACATTAATCTGTTTCTTTTCATAATCAACCATTTCCCCTATATTTGCTACCTGATTTGACAAGTAACTTATGGGCGATACTCCCGACGCACTTGTCACTACATTCTGTAATTCTACAATGTTCAATACAGACATGTCCACTATCTGCTCTATCTCTTTCATATGTTTTAAGCGCGACAGAACAACGAGTTCTAGCGGCGGCACATGCCGGTACAAATATTCTCCGTCACAAACAATAGAGTATTATGCCGTCTTATATTGTGACTGCAAGCACATCCGTAGTACTTGTAGACACATCCGTTCTTACCGCCGGCCAGGCCGCCATTGTTCTTCTTTCTAGCCAAACTCCTGCGGGCCGAACAGTAACCATTCGGGACTCCCTGGGAAATCTATCATCCCCACAATCAATAATTGTCAGCACCACGAACGGCATCCGCTTTACTGATGGAACGAGCAGCATCGTTGTTTCAAATCCCTTCGCATCTCTTACAGTGTCATCAAAGGATGCAAATACCTGGAATATCATCAATACATTCGCCTTTCCTCTTGGACAAACCGTCGCGAATGTCCGCTCTTTAACCACCTCCACCATTACAGGCGGAAACGCCTCCATTACGGGTGTTCTAAGTAGCCAGCAGTTGACAACCTCCTCTCTTGTAGCAAACTCTACGTCCCAGGTCTTCGGCCCCCTGTTTGCAAGCACTCTTGTTGTTGGAACAACAAATCCGGCCTCACCACCCTATCAAACGAACCCAGGCTATGCGGCCTACATTATGGGAAATTCCTTCATATCATCTAATGCATATGTGGGAGGGAATTTGAGTGTGGGCGGCGCGGTGACATTCACCAGTACGGTCAATATTACCGGCTCACTGAATATAAATAATAGGCTAAATGTGACAGGGTACACAACATTCCAAGGACCAGTCACAGTATCTGGTGCAGGTTTCATAGAGGCCCAGAGTATTCAGACCCAAAGCACACTGAACGTAATCGGTCTTACAACATTCAATTCCGCCCTCTTAGTAAATTCCAGTATTCAGATTGGGACAACACTTACAGCCAATACGATACAGACAAGTTCCCTACAGGTCACAGGGGGTGCCGCAGGGCTAATACAATTCGGCAACGGACCAATACTACGAACACAGGGTTCCAATCTGATAATTACCTCAGGAATCTTCACACCCTCGCTAAGTACAACGACACTTCTAGCAACTCTCGGAATAAGCACAACGAATCTCTGTGTAACCTCATCCATACATGCAGACGGCGTTTCTCATTTCAATCTCAGTTCTACAGCAATCATAAATCCCAATGGAAGTCTTATAACGGGTGCAATCCAAACAAATACCCTAGAGGTATCCAACTCCATTGTTGCAAATTCCTTCATCGCATCCACCTTTACAACCTCCTCATGTTTTGTTCAGGACTCCATCCAGACTCTATCACCCACCAGTTTCATAAGTACAGGAATTTTAACCGCCTCCTCAATAAATGTCAACACAATTTCTACGGGAAATCTTGTCATCAATTCCATAAACACCCCGCAAATTCAGGTAAGTACACTACAGGTTTCCCGCAGTATTGTCTGCTCTCCTCTGGTCAGTACAATAAATTTCACAAGTGCAACCATCGACAATTCACATGGCGTAATACAGACTTCCTCATTTAATGCCTCATCAATCACAGCAAGTTCACTCATATTTCAAAACGGTCTCTTTCAGACACCAAACCCTTTTGTAATTTCCGCACCCATTACAACGTTTGACAGTGCGCTCACAAATACGCTCGTAACAAGTACGCTACAAACATCCACTTTCACTACTACGAGACTCACAGTGGGAACAGCTGTAACTACTGGAAGTCTCGGACCGGATTTTTTCTATAGTACGATTGGTGGCCCATCCACAAATATTTCTATTAGCGGTGGTCCCGGAAATTACTTGGAACCCTTTATTTTATCCAATGTCGTCCCTTTTGCACAGGACCCAACAGACCCCTATACAAGCTACTCTTATTTTCAGGTAGACTACAAGGGAAATCCACCACCCGCTGGTACGGCAATTCAATACACCGTAAATTTCTTCTGGGGCGGTGAAATCAACTCCTATGTTCGCTTGGCGAATGGACAAGGTCCAAGTTTTTATGGAGCAAATGCGAGTGACCAATCGGCCACGGGAATTCTAAATCTTAGCAGTTTTTCCGTAGAGGGATTCTTATATGGCTCGAGTCGTTACTACGTGACATTTAATTATACCTTTAATCCGGCTGCGTCGTACATAGATTCCAATGCTGTCGTGGAATTCAACACAGGTCGTCTGAATTGGAATTACTCTCTGAACGGCACAACCATACAGAATGCGCTAAACGATATGAGTATACGCAATGTCTATTATTACGGCTCTCTGAATTTCGCGTCGGACCCCCGCATCAAAGAGAATATACAAGATGCAGACTTGAAAACCTGCTACGACACCATCGCAGCACTACCTCTACGTACCTACAAATACAATGCAGACTATTGCTCGACGTTCCAAATAACGCAAGAGGAACGCTTCGGATTTCTTGCGACCGACCTTCTTCCCCACTTCCCCAAATCCGTTCATGAATCCGATACGGTGTTTCCTGCAATATCAACACCACTTCTTACAATTGATACTGCGCAAGTAGAAATGGCGCATCTGGGCGCAACAAAATATATTATGGAGGAACTAGAGCGGTTAGAGGGAATCCTTGAAAAACTGCAACCGTCCATGTGAACTGCTGATTTTTCGTCCTCATTTTATACTATTCATTGATAGAGGTCTATGTCAATGAATATTATAAATGAAAGCACATCTATCGTCGCAGTTCCGATAAAACAACTAACTACTGGACAATCTTCTGTTGTATATGTATCAAGTACAAGCAACATTGGTCAACTCACCACCATTTTTGATGTTCAGGGATTCCTTTCTGCGCCACAAATGATTCTTGTTTCAAGTGTAGTCGATTGTGATCTAGGTCCCGGTGTATCATCAACACGCATAGAACAGAGATTCGGCTACGTCACGCTGCGCTCTTTAACAAATACGCGCTGGAGTGTGGTAAATGAGAATTCTTTCCAAACACCGAACGCCGATTATTCCATCGCCGGACTTCAATACAGTACAATTCAAACGTCCAACGCCGTATTTACATCATCCGCAAACGTGAATATCGCTTTTGTGCGCACCATTTCCACCACGACTGCAGCTTTTTTTGGCCCTCTCTTTATAAGTAGTTTTGGTGCGCCCACCACGTCAACATTCCTCACAAATACACTTTTCAACGCCTCCAATTACACGGTGCTATCCAGTCTAAATGTGGCCCAAGGTACCTCTATTCTTTCTGGCGCGTCCACACTTCAGCCTGCAATAGTTCAAGGTGACTTGAACGCTCTCGGTGGATTTACTACCACAAGCACCATCTTTCTACAGAGTTCTCTTACAACGACGCAGCGAATTCTTGTAAATTCCAATATCACAGTACAGGGTTTGGTAACGGTTTCATCGAACGTTCAGTGCTTCACGAGTGCAAGCACATTCATTACAACGACATCCAATGTTAACGCGAGCCTGATAACCACAAATGTAATTGGATTTTCTGCTGCACAACTTTTGGCCGGCCCAAATGCTTCCTTATTTGTTTCATCTGCCCTCAATGTACTCAATCCTCTCCGAACATCTACCTTGAACACTGTGGCTCTATCCACGACGAGTATCTGCATATTATCTTCTATATACGCGCCGGCGCTTTCCATTTCCAACGTGCGCATTGTAAATACGGGCGGTTCTCTCTCCACATCATCTATTTTTGCGACGAGCGCACTGTATACTACCCTATATGGTTTCAACACAACATCGACACTTTCACTGATTTCCACACAGAGCTCCTATTTCTCCACACTGTTTACTAGAAATGACCTCTACGCGAAAACAACCATCAACGCCTCCCACGCAAATATTGATAATCTATATTCTGACCGGATTGTCACAGATGTATTTAGACTCGGGGGTTCGTCGGGTATTGAATTGAACTCTCTATCCCTGTCATCTATCATCATTTCCAGTGCTATTTTTGCGTCTCAAATGAGTTCTTTTGTTGCGCCAAACGCCACTATAGGGGTAGGTCGATTGAACACAACAACCGCTTCTATTGGTGGAGCAGTAACGACAAATTCGCTTACGATTGTAAAGGGAATAAGCGACACAGGTACTCTTCAAATAAGTACATCTGCACTAAGTACAACAAATATCACCGCGAATTTTGTTTCTACAAACGTCGGAAACACAAGTACACTTCGCCTATCAAATGCTGTATTTGGACCCGTGCTCACTGCAGACCCATCCGCACCATATTTTGTCCCCTCTACATTTTCTGGATTTTCCTCAAATAGCCCATCACAATACATAAAGGGCTCGGGTGCGCCGTTTTCACCTTTCCATATTGTTGCATCCGATGATTCACGTATAGGCGCCTACGTTTCAGGTGGCACGCGCATCGCGTATTTGACCATAAATTATTCGTTTAGAACAAATGCGCTTTCCACTGTGGGAATTGGCTCCATCACCTTAAAAAATCCAATAGTGCACAGCACACTTCTTACCCTCTCTTCTACTACTATAGCGGGCGTTCAAACCTACAACATGTCTAATTACGAAATCGACACAAAAGTCATTTCATCAACCTATACCTATAATATGGTTGGACCAATGACATACACGCCCCCGTCTACACTCCAGTCCCAACAAACTCTTATAGCCGGCGGCAGCGCATCAGATATATTCAAACTCGCCTATAGTTCGGATGCAGGCGCATCGTGGACTGCACTTCCATACGTAGGTTTTCAAACTGCAACTTACGGCATCGGCTTCAGCGGCTCCAAGTGGCTCGCAGTCGGCGACGGAACTACAAACACAATGATAATTTCATATACGGGAACAACCTGGTACAATCTTGGAAAAACCGTATTTTCCGTGCGAGGGCTCAGCATACAATGGAACGGCTCCATCTGGGTCGCCACAGGTGAAGGAACAAATACACTCGCAATATCTTACGATGGAATCACGTGGACAGATCAAGGCACATCCATATTTTCTCTAAGAGCATGGGCCGCTGCCGCTTCAGGAACGACTTGGGTCGCTGTAGGAGAGGGAACGAATACAATAGGACGCTCTGCAAATAACGGGGCCACCTGGACTGGACTCGGAACATCCATTTTCTCCGTTGCGGCCTATGGTGTTGCGTGGAACGGTTCCATCTGGGTTGCCGTTGGCCAAGGTACAAATACTATTGCAACCTCCTCTGACGGTATCACCTGGACCGGACAAGGAACCGCCGTTTTTTCCACCTCAGGGCGCGTCGTCGTATGGAACGGGGCGTATTGGCTTGCTGCATCCGACACAAATGCTCTCATTGCGCAGAGTTCTAATGGAACGTCCTGGTCTACTGTGAGCGCCCCCGCCGCCGCCATATTTACGCTTGTATGGACGGGAACACAGTGGGTTGCAGGTGGACAAGGTGCTACCCAAATAGCAACATCACCCGACGGAATCACATGGACATCAGTAATAACGTCCTCCCTTTTTACGGCGGTTCGCGCACTCACCACGAGAGCCCAGAGCCCATACACACCCCCCCCTCTTTCTATTATTGGCGGCCAAGGTACAAATCTTCTTGCAACCTCTACTGACACGATTAACTGGACACCCCGCTCCGTTCCGTTCACCTCATCTGTAAGATCCATCGTATGGAATGGCGCACTCTGGGTTGCAGGCGGCTCTGGAACGAACGTGATTGCAACATCCGCAGACGGTATAAACTGGACGGGCGTTCCTATTGCGAATATGACCGCCGTTTTCGGTGTTGCGTGGGGTCATGGAAAGTGGATAGCCGTCGGAACCGGCTCAGGAACATATACGCGCGCCGAATCTCCCGATGGAATCACGTGGACTCCTTATACGGCCAGTACTGGCAATTTTTTTGCTGGAGCGGCCTATGGAATTATCTGGGCGCAGGGCATCTGGCTTGCTGCAGGAACACCCAACGGGTCCGGAATTCTCTTCTCACTTGATGGTGTAAATTGGATTCCACAAATCGTTTCCGTATTTACAACCGGTCGTTGCGTTTCGTCCAATGGGACTCTTTTTTTGGCCGGCGGCTCCGGGCCATCCTCCAAAATGGCCTATTCTTTAGAGGGGTCTGTTTGGGACACAGTGATTTCCCCATTTACTACGCAAGTGAACGGAATTGCCTGGGGGGAAAATATCTGGGTTGCCGCTGGCCAAGGCACACACACATTGGCATATTCCTATAATGGAATTACATGGGTCGGACTCGGAACATCCATGTTTTCTACGGCAGGCAACGGAATTGTCTGGACAGGTTCTGGATGGATAGCAACTGGTCAAGGTACAAATACACTTGCAACATCCTTGGATGGAATTACATGGGTTGGTCAGGGGAACACAATATTCACAATTGCGGGAATGGCCTCTGGAACCCAAATACTCCAACCAAACACAATAGTTCAACGAGAGGAGCCTGTAGGTATTCGCTGGGTCGCAGACGGAACGGTAATTTTAAGCCCCTCTATAGTTGAAAAGCCTCCACGCACAAATCCTGGCTACGATGCTTACGCGAGGTCCGCCGACGGATACACTGACGATGCGTTCCTACAATTTCGTCCCTTTCAAATAAACGGCTCTGTGCGTATTGGTCTTACAACTATAATAGCACCTCTCAGTACTCTTTCGTACGCCTTTTCACTTACTGACGCTGGAAATTTAGAAATTTGGATCGGCGGAGCCCTAACAGTCTCGGCAGGCCCCTTCGCAATTTCGGACACGTTCCAAATTACATACAACGGAGCACAAATTTCGTTTCAAAAAAATTCGGTCGAATTATTTTCGTTTGCACGTGCGCCTGGCCTCCCACTTTTTCTGGAGGGACAATTCAATTTGGGAGGAACTCGCCTCTATGATCTAGAATTTCATCCACTCAACAAAATTTCCCAGAGTATAACACAGCCCAACCAATTCTATACAACTGCGAAACCTGCTGGTCTCCTTGTACCCGCTGTAACATTTCGCCGACCCCTTGTGGAAACCGCACTTAACCCCTCACTTTGGGAATTTACAATTCCCATGTCAGGAAATCTTACGACACCCTCAAGTATGCTCTATGCAGATGTATTTGTCAGCACAAATTTCCTCTTTTCAACGGCAACTCTACAGACCGCTCTAGGTCCAATACCAAGCACATATAAATTATCATATACACTCTCAACATCAGTAACAACCGTTCCTGGTGACTTACTAGAAGTCAATATCTATTCACAACATTCCAGGGGGTTCGCATCTATCTACAGTACGAGCCTAACAACGTCCGTGTATAATCTGTCATCCGTACAATATGTAGAACTCACTCATAACACCCCTACAGGTACACAGACAAGCGACCTCTCTTTAACTATACGGAATCTCTCTACACCTCTCAATTCCTATGTGAATTCGAATGCGGGTATAGAAATGAATCGCGGATTTATGCGGTGGAACGGAAGACAGTATGGACTCGCAATACAGAATCAGTTTAACGACCTACAAACGAGAACACTCACCTATACGGGTGCACTGTACACTGCATCTGATTCCAATGTGAAGCACAATATAGAATACGCAACTACAGGGGCGTTGTTTGAAGCAATTCAAACAATTCCGTTGCATCGGTACAGTCTACTTCGCTCCTATCGAGAGAAATTCCGCGTGGAGGACACAAATCAATTGGGAGTACTCACCACAGAAGTTGCTGCGAAATTTCCAAAGATGATAAAAACAGTCGATTCGGAATTTTTGCGCGACTTACAAACGGTAGACAGAGCGCAATTCCGTTACGCGCATTTGGGGGCTACGCAACATATTATGGGTCGCCTATCCACATTGAAGTCTAGAGTCTGCAAGGCGCGCGAGTGGCCCTAAATAGAACCTCATACATAAAAAGTAGGATGAACAACTTCAAATATAGTAAATTCCAACCAGATTCAGAAACGGATTCCGGTTCAGAATCTGATTCCTCTTATACAACAACCTCGTCTAGAAGCACAGAAGGCTTTACAAATGTAACTACTACTGCAAATTTTCCCCTTTTGGCCTCCGCCCTTTCAAAAGGATTCTCTCTCAATGACGCAACAAATGACTCAGGAGATGGTGCAGAAACAGGCACTTCATCACAATCTGGTGTACCATCTCCTGATCCAACCACAATTTCCGGTCCCGTTCAAACATCTCAAATGCCCGCTATTGGATTCCCTATAACGGACAGCAAACTTCCGAATTTCTCCAATCTATACATCACACCCGATGTTTCAGGAAACACACTGGAAAGTTCATCGCAATCCGTCTCAAATGTGGTGATGATAGATAGTCGCAATAGGGATCGTACAGCCTTTCCACAACCAACCAATCTTACATTACGGCTTCCTCGCACATACCAGTCCGTCACGTCCTTCAGTATATCGCAGATAAAGTTACTATCATCCTTCTACTATTTCCGCGCATCTAAACAAAACATTTCCATCCCTATACATGAACTCGGTCGGCAAATATTAAACTCAATGGGTCAGACAATCAACCAGGTCATTACAAATACCCTTCGCCAAGGAACCTACGACATCAATAGCCTTCTAACAGAACTCACAACACAACTCAACAGTACCCCAATTTTCTACGATTTTCCAAATGGATTCCAAGATTTCGCAACAAAATTCTCTGTTACCGGTGATACTGCGCTCAATTTCAACTTTCCTGGCGATACATACTATGACGCACTTTTAAATACATATATACCGAATCCGTCAATAGACTTGATTATTTCCAAATATTTCAGCCAGCGTTATGCGAATCTTATCAATTATACCCTAGATAATATAAAAATCGCGTACTACTATCCCGTCTTAAAAGAGATTCTGTTAGACGCAAACTATAAGCAAACAACTATCAATCTTACATTGACAACGAGCGCAAACCAATTACAGGCAGGGGAAACTCCGAGGTCCAGAGTGATATATACGTTCACGGGACTCTTTGACCCCGTAGTTCTGGAAATCATTAACAATAATATTGCTCCACTAGACTCCTATAGGGTTCAGCACACATTTCGTTACTATCTGATAAATAAATACACAATTTCCTATGAATCACAGTCGAATATTATTGTTTTACAGTCCCCAAGTTTGAACACAAGTCTTGTAAATCTGTTGAACTATCGGGCGAATCAGTATTTCACTGAGCAACTGAATTACTATAAACTCACGCAAGACCAGTACGCAAATCTCAATGCTCAGAATGCGACTTTATTCGCCGTTGTAAACGACATGTATCGTTTCTATCAACAAATCCTCGCCACAATTTTCGGAATACCATTCGGATCGTTCAGTCTAAATTATCTTGCGGATTCGCGTCTGACCCTACCCATACGTGACGGGATAAATGCAGAGGGTATTGCAACCAATTACAATGGCTCTATAATTGCAAACACAGTAGCGCAAACGACCGATATTCTGTTGCCTTTTCGCGAAGATGCAAAACAATACTGGAACCGCATGAAGGCTCTCCCAAGTACAACAATCGCCTATATGAGTCCGTTGATTCCTTCTGATTTGAATAGCATTTCCACAATTTCCCTAAATACATGGAATAGTGACCTAGACGACCAGGATTACACGAACCCTCTTGTGCGCAGCACAGTTCTTAACCCTCTGAATCCAAACACAACACCGGTGGGAACAATGTACATGAACCGGCGCACAGCATACGCGGATCTTCTTGTTCCGATTGAACCCGCAAATTACACCGTGTTCCGGTTCAAGAGTCCTGTACGCCAGACAATGAAGGTGGAAACCCTTCCAAGACCTACGAAATACCGCTATCGGGCCTACAATGAAATTACTTACGACCCAAATCATCAGGCACTATTTGATATAAGTTACGCATACGTTCAAGTCGCAGCAAATGCTACAATGGACGTTTCGTCCAATATTTTCAACCCGTCAATGATTCAGTTCATACCTGGATTTTCAACTCTAAACACGACAATCAATTTCGGCTGCTCTTTTTCTACGGCAAAATCCTTCTGGGGAAGTACGACCGAAACGATTTCCATTATTGACCCGAACGCATATTATTCATTTTATACTCCCTTTCCACCCGATTATTTGACATGTAATTCGCCAGCATTCACCTACCCAATGAATATAACGTTGAGTCATGTAGAGACTACAAACTCTCCCCTACTTACTGCGGATATGTATATGTTTCTGTACCATGATCGCGGAGCATTCATGGCCGATATTTCTGGAAATCGTACGGAGAATCCGATACACTATAAAAGCGTAGTATCTACATCTGTTACGACGAATCCGACGAGCACACTCACTCTCGGCTTCACAGCATATGCGAATCAACAATATTACATGCTCATTCGCAGCCAATCTCTTTCGTTCTCCACGGAGGTCTGTCAAATTATCCCAAGTTTTCCTGACGGTTCAAATTACACAGCTCTCACTTCGAGTCTTATTGGCTTCAATCCAACTGCAGACCCGGCAAGCAATTTGACGAATTACAATTATGCAACTGTGGCGGACCCGAATTTCCTAAAACTCCCAACAGCAAGTACACTCTATGCTCCCCCAGAAACAGACCAAAGCGTGAGTTCCTTAACTTTTTCAGAGGGCCTTAAAGGATACGATACAAATGGCGTGACGACCGACTTGACAAACTATATTGGATATATACCGCGTAATGCGCTGAGCACGTCTGTTCCGACAGCAACGATTCGGATTGATCCAACAAACGGATATATTTTTCAGTCAAAATCTCCCTATAACCAGTCTACACAGACCTACTTATACACCGACTCTCTTAATGCAATTTTAACACCCGGTGGAGCGGGTGTCTACACTCCTAGTAATATTCCTCTCAGCCAAAAAAGTATTGTACAGTGGTACGGAACCACTTATATCCCTCCGACAGATAATCAACTCCTTTTTGACACGAGTTCCATTTCTTATACGGCCGCCACACCTTTTACTGCACAGTACCCCGTCAATACTACACTGACAGGATACACGTATAAAAACCTCTATGATATTTACGGAAATCCATATTTAGGGGAGGAGAATTACTTGATGTTCGGCGACGGCGTCTTTGGAATTGGATTTGTTCCGGAACAGGGTGTGTGGGACATTAGCAAGTTTTCATTCAAAAGTATTTTTACGGCAGCAGAGCGGGATCCGAACCAGTCTATTTCTTATATTGGCATTTATCCCGCAGCCTATTTGTCCAATAGAGCCGTAGGTGACTTGACCCTATCGAATGCAACAGCAGTTCTATCATTTCAATCATCGATTACGTATAATAGTTCCAATCAGAATTTCGGATTTGACCTGAACGGAGGAACTTTCTACGATTTTACACGCAGTAGTCCTGTTAGTTCAAATGCCTACCTTTATGGCTATAATCAAACCGCCTATACATATAATTTTGATATAAATGCGCAGTATGTCGCTATACCCTTTGACGCGTCATCCAATTTCCAATATTATTATGGACTTGTTGGCTCTCCTGTACCCTATCCAAAATATTCCGATGTCGTCGTGGTAAGTTCCGTACAATCACCTGAGGGACCTATCTACACTCCAACTCAGAGCCAATACTTAATTCCAGGCTCCACAATTGTGGGAGCAGACCCTATTTATGGGCCGCCAAGCGGATATACGCCAAGCCAGTCAAAATATGAACAGTCTATGACAATTGGAACGACCGCCATCTATTATGCAAATCCGTACCCTATAAATACGAACCCGTCACCCTTTCAACCCTGGACATCCTTTACATATGCACCGTCCGAATATGTTACCACCTGCGCGAATTACATTCTCACGAAAGATTCCATGTACCGCATTTATGAATACAAAGACAATGACAATACCCGCCAACTTACGGAAACATACCAATTCACCTTGGACCAGGTATTCCCTTCGGACTCAAATATCGACTACTTGGGTGTGAGCGCAAATGAATCTAGATTTGCCTTTTTTGGATTGTCCAATGCAACACCGTCCTCTTTTATGTACGTGCGTACGATGAACCCTAAAACGGGCACAATCGACAATACATATTCGGAGGTGAGCCCACTCGGTTTCCAGTCTAGCGTACAGCTTCTAGGTGTGGCGTATAATAACGTGGGGGGCTACGTCATGTCCGCCAAATCCTACGATTCCGGAACGAACACAATAACCCTCTCGGTTGTTTCTAGAGCCTTCCAGGGCGCATCCAGCCTTACAACCATGAGTGAGCAATCTGTAAATCCAAGCATATCCTATTTTGCTATTGGTCAAAGTCCCAAAGAGGCCGATGGATTTTTCTGGGTATTTCCGTATCGCACAGGGCTCGGTGTTCAAGATATGGCTCTCGTGAATCCAAACGCAACCCATGAAAGCCCCCCCCTTGGACCCTATACAGCCACTATACGCACAGGCGTAACCATCGCCTACGCAACAGTTACAGTCTATGAGCTCTCCAATGCGTACAGATCTCCCTGCGTCTTTCGCGATGTTGCAAAAGACCGCGTCTTCCTTCTATCGGACGCAGCTCCCACGAATTTCTTTGAGGCAATATATACTGTGGGAGTACCCAATGCAACCCTTATACAATCTGCGTACACATTCCCTTCCACACCAACAACACTCACAGCAGGGGCGTCGGGTGCGCTCTGGGGGCTTATTTACGACACACTCTATGGAAATCGCTATAATTACGCCGACGCACCAAAGCAGGGTATTCCAGCCTGGCAAATATTTTATCCTGTACATCGGGTAGTGTTTCATCAAATCGCGAAGAACTTCAGTTTTCTTGGAAATCTCAATACACTTGACTATCCGGAATACCCACATACTGCTCTCGCAATTTACAATTCAGGTTCACAGTTATTGGCCGACACGGACCATCGGTGGGGGTTAGAATCCGCCTCTAATTTCAACACGGCTGACTTTTCGTTCCGTGGCTACTATTTCAATGCAAATCAATACACGGTGCCCTTAGAGGATAATCGCAGTTCTAGTGACTTTTATTATATAACAGTTCGGAATTATTCACCTACAGAAAGGTCGCAGGTACTTTTACGTGTAAGTATGCCGAACACGTATACCTTTGGATATGTTACACCAAGTAACATAATCAATGAAATAAGCACCGCAAAATACGTGACATCTACGAGCGACCCACTATACACCTACTATTGGGATACGCAGTATGCGAAATCTCTTCTCACCTTTAACTCCTCATTTACAGTTGATTCCAACGGAAAAGTATTTGGTGGAGGTGTGATTGACGGATTTCCCGGATATACAATTTCCAGCATTCGTGGCTATGGTGATTTCTTTTCCACCTTTCAATCACTCTACACTACCTTTTCAACGCAAGTAACTCTTGCAAACACGATTCAAGCCGCCGTAAAAACTAGTGTCAATGCATTTATTCAGACGGATTTAGTGAATATTATTCCGAGTACAGCATTGTCCCGACAAAGATATACGGACCCGCTGCAGTTCTCTATAAAATTCCAGACGATGTTGGATCCGAATTACGCGGCCTTAAAGGAGGAATGGGGGTTGGGATGGAATTTGGGCTTTGCAAAGGCCGATACCCCCTATAATACGGTTCAGCGCGGCGAATCCTTTTTTAAAATACTTGATGATTTTATTGCTTTAAAACTCAATCAGGAGTTTGATATGAATCGCATGGATAGTGTACGAAATGAGAATTTAGCGGTGAGTCTGGAAACGACCGGGGTTACAAAGGCATTTTTTGGAAAACTCCTGTTGGCGAATTTCGGTAGTTATGCACAGACACTTATCTCAAATCCAATATCCTTTTTAAACCCACTGGGAAAATTGGACCGTCTCTCGTTTCAATGGGTGGATGCAACTGGTTCGGTTATAAACAATGCAGACTGTGAGTGGAATATGGTCGTACAGATTTCCGAACAAATCACGATTACAAAACCTGCGAAACCAGTTCTTATTTCTCCCTAATATTGAGAAGAACGATGTCAGCTAACTGCAATTGCAGTGTTCCCGGAAAACCAAATCATCCAATCCAGTTTGGTTCGTTGACAAATACAGCCAAGTTTTCAAATGAAGGTCCTCGCCCATTTTTTCCACCCGTTTGTCTGAAAACTCACTGGGACCCAACAAAAATCATTCAGCGGACACTTCCAAATGAATATGTTCCGCAGGGACTGGACCCTAGGCCATGGGTAAAAGTGTGTTTAGAATACACGACATCGGGAGAGAATGGCCCGGCCCCCCATATTTCGGAATCTGCTGTTCTACCTATGGGTGGAAGTGTGTACCCTTCATCCAGATATACTGCTGCGATTGACAACGAATCTACTCTTCGTCGTTTGGACCGCCCTCTTGGAACTTGTGACGAAGACCAGTATTACCCAAATAAAGGGGGTGACATGTTCAATCAGCGCCTTTTATTACCTCGCAGAATTACAACAGACTCGTCCAAGATTTCTGAACTTGCTTTGCCTCGAGTGGCGCGCACAATAAAAGAATACGAATGCCGCGCAAGAGATGACGTGGTAAATATGGCACTTTCTGGACGCCGTTTCAATAACGCGACTAAACAGGATAGATACGCACTACTTGGAAAAGTATAATCACAACCGTTGGTTTAAAGATACAAAACGATATTTCATCAATAGATGGAGGAAAGTTCACCTCTTGATGAATTATTGACAAATTTGGAGGAATCTCTTGTAAAATTGTTACAGTCTATTCGCGGGGACCCATGGTCACTGTTAATTTTCCAGACGCTTATATGGTCGTTTCGTCGTTGGGCAGTTCACTATTTGATTTCAGAAGATATGGACACAAACATGCATGATTATTTATGGGAATCACACATTGAACTTGTAAAGGACCATGCTCCAGAGGGTTTGAAAGATTTTGGAGTTGTGTGGCTGAGTCCCGCAAATTTGGGAGACCGAGTTGATTCATTGAATGAATTGAATTCTTATTTCTTATTTATCGTCGATAAATTAAATAATGCAATAGAAAGTGGAAATGAAGATGAACAGAATCTTCTTGCTATCTTTTTGGATGAAACGATAACCGATATTTTAACGGAATGGTTAGAAGATCGTACTGAGTATCGTATTTATCCAGATCATACAGAATCGTCCGAAGTATTTCCTCCTGAGAAAATTTTTACAATTATGCAAAATATTCTTGAGAAAAATAGAATTCCTCAGAAGGAAACTGTATTACCACCTCCAACAAGACCACTAGAAAATACAGGATTTTTACATGTACCTATCTATGTTCCAGAGCCGCCGGTTGTGGCCTCCACTCCGCTAGTACCTGAGCTCACTCCACCGGTTGTGGCCTCCACTCCGCTAGTACCTGAGCTCACTCCACCGGTTGTGGCCTCCACTCCGCTAGTACCTGAGCCCCCTCCGCCGGTTGTGGCCTCCACTCCGCTAGTACCTGAGCCCCCTACAATTGTGTTTGAACCACTTGCTCAAAAGCCACTGCATATAACAATAGCAGCTGCACTTAAACGGCAAAAAACATTAAGACTACGTGGGCGGCGTGCAGAATCAAATAAACCTTTAATTACAGCAGCAACAAGAAAGCGTCGTTTTATTCGACCAAACTAGAGAACCCTTTGATTTATTTCTTATAAAGTAAAAGAATGGAGAAGTCATTTACAGCCATCAAACTACCCCCCTATCTTTTATACACTATTATAGCTCTTGTAGTAGCACTTGTTTCTACATCCGTTGGATTTCAATTATGGATGTCAAGTGATACAATCCCTACGGCGTATGAAGGTTTCGCAGCTGCCCCTCATATAGGTCCTTTACCAAATTGTATAAATGCAAGTGAAGACTCAGCTGAAATTTATTCTACATTCCTCTCTAAAACATCCATAACGGAGGAGGGTGTCGATGATTTAAAAGAACTTTCCATTCTTTTAGGAAAAATAGCATGCCTAAAACGTGATTTAATGTCTCCGGGTCGTATTGTCAATGCAACAAAATCATCCCCCTTTTCCACGATGCATGATATAGAACCTGTTGCAGAAACTGCTGCTCGTTGTTTTACAAAAACAATTCCCGTGCGCGATATTGATATCATACTAGATAAATGGATTACTCGCGGTAAAATGTTACTCGAACGCCTGTGTACTTCCTATTCACTTACAACTTCTGTTCAAGAAAAAACTTTGAAATTATTCAAATCAGTAATTGAAGATATAAAAAATCTTATGAAAACTACCTGTTCAAATGGAGATGCAACTATTGCAGGAATGCCGACTCCCAGAATGATAAATGGTAAAGAGCCGGATACAAATACATTTTTTGGTGAATACAAGGGATATTATTAACGACAGACGCATTCCGTTTGTGTGGCGCTCAAACATGTATTTCTGCCGCTCTTGCACTTAGAGCACGACGGATAGTTTCCACCTGAGCGTATTGAGCATGGCTGTCCGGTGAGTAGTTTTTCGTAGGTGAAAATGCGTATATCATATGCGCTCTCAAAAAACCATAATAAACCCGCAAAAATGAGGGCGTGGACTAAAATGGCCTCCACCGACGTACGACCAGACATAAACGTAGTGTGGCCTACAGGGGGAATTGTTAAAAGGAAACCAGGAGAAAGAAGAACAAATAGTACAACTGCTACACACATCTAATCATAAATAATAAAATTGAAGTAGCGTGTAATATCTACTACTAAAGTTAAGTACTTGGCTGTAATTTAGTAGCATAGGGTGCGATGAATACACCAAAGAAATTTGTCTTAAACAAACAAACATTTCAAAATATTCCTTTGCGGGCTGCGCCTGAGCATTTTGAAATGTTCAGTGATCTAAAAGCGCAAGCGCCATATGTGTATAAATCACCTATTGGTGTAGAAGTAGACGCACTTGTGCGAGAATGGTATGCAAAACTCGGACAAACAATATCTCCTGACGAATTGAGAATGTGTCGGGAGATAGATTCGGCCGAAATAAACGAAGCAGAAAAGATTGAGGCAGCTGCGGCGGCCACGAAGCCTGTATATGGGACGCCGGAGTTCTGGAAAATCTATTGGGCAAAAAAGAAGGGTGTGGGGACAGCATCTTCCCCTAAGGCAGCAAAAGGGAAACAAACACCAGTAGCCCTAAAATGTGCCAAGTAGTCTTCGCGGGACGAACGCATGTAAATAAATCAACAATGACACCGTTCCAAAGAAGTTTTCCAACAAACGACAAAATCACAAGCACAAGAATATACGTCAGAACAACAGCAACAAAATCCGCATACGCGTTGCGTCTTTTTTCCGCATTACCCGTATCAAGGAATCCTTCTACAGCAGCACGCGCAGCACCTCCAACAAGACTGGGCATTTCTACAGGGTATATAATATTTTTTTTGGAAAGCGCCTTTTCTTTCTAGTACCGCCGCGATAATTAGGGTCGGAAGGGGTTGGGCTACTCGGGGGAGGTGATAGGGGTGGCGTTGGTGCTACCGTAGTAGTAGTAACTACCCCTTTAGGGTGGCGAGGAGTAGGAGGGCGACGAGCACTAGGGCGCGGCGCGGGCGCGGGCGCGGGCGCTTGTGCGGGGGCGAGATGGTTCGCTCTTATTTTTTTAATTACTAACGGGTTTTTTTGAGAACCTATGTTAACCAACTGACCTGATGCAACTCCTTTTTTACCTTTATTTTTTAAGTTAATTTTTCTCGTTGGTGGACCAGGATGTCTTGGTGGTAGACCAGATTTACTAGACATTCAACTATTCTTTGAGAATATATTTTCACAGCATCTAAACCCTTTTTACATCTATCTTATAGAATGGAGCCAAATAGTACTACCGAACTTGAGTTCATGCGACAGATGACTGATAGAGGTCTTACAACTACTCAAGAGAATACAGTTGTTTCTGTTGCGCCAGACTCAGCAACAGAGATGCAGACACTCAAAGAGATTATAGTCGCATGGAGAGAAGTCGAGAGGGAAGTGAGTTCACTCTCTGCGCAAATTCGGGAGAAGAAAAAGAAGCAGAAGACAATGGAAGAGGTTATTCTACGCATTATGAAAAAGAATAACATTGGTGCACTAGATTTAAAGGGTTCTGGGGGGCGTCTCCTGTATCGTAAACATACGACAAAGGGTACACTCAATCTGAAGACTCTTACAGAAATGCTTACACAACATTTGAAGTCAGAGACGGCTGCTGCAGCTGCGTTAAAATTTATCCATGAACATCGTGGAGCAAAAATAAAGGAGAGTCTAATGTATGAACGCGCCGTCGAGTAAAATTTAAAGTATATTTCGCCGCATGAAATATTCATGGATGAAGCATTCGGCTCCGCGCTCCTTTCGTTTGTATGGTTTGAAGTTGCAAAGAGTGTTGTCAAAAATGCCGTGAAAATATATGAATTGACAGAGGAACAGGCCGCCGCAATACAATCCGTCTTTCTACGACCAAATGACTACAGAGTGACAAGTTCGACCATAGTGTAACCTCTACCGGTATCTACCGATATTATCAACTAAAATATAGTCGTATAGTATTTTCTACATGTGTTCTACACATGAAGCAAATATTCATCTGGCGCTTCAAGCACTGCTCACAGAAGGTGTGTCCGCATGGATTTATACAATGTGATACCGACCTATCTAAACATATTGTACAAAGCGGTTCATTTTCGTTGCTTTGAACAACACGCAACATCATTATAAACTCGCGTAAAACCACGAATTTCCGGTAGGCCGCTATAAGTTCTTCGTAAGCCGTTTGAATCTGATTCTTCTCAAAAATATCTCCAAGATATTTCTCAGATGCTTCCATGAGTTCATTTGTTGAAGATGTCGATTCCAGCTCTAATAGGCCTACTATACTCTTCTGTATTTTATCGAAAACATCTAGTTTCATTTTTAAGGTTCGTTCTGCAGTCAATATTGCGTCCCCCCCTTTTCTGTATTGATCGTATACATATTGAATGGTTGCCTTAAAATCCGCAACGGAATTCTCTGTGCGAAATTGTAATAATGCGCCCTTCATTTCCGAAAAAATATCTGCACCCGAAATATCCATTACCGCGTTTTTTACAAGACCTGCGTACGGTATAAGTTTCTTGTTATTGAATTTCCAAAGAAGCGCATCACCCTTTCCAAGAGTCGGATGGGATGTGACCGAAAGATTCAAAAAATCTAAAAGGTCCGTGTTTTTCTTGGAAAGAAATTCACGAAGCCGCTTTTTCCAGTCGACCACTTTCGGAAATTCACTCATAGTCTTATTTTTCATGTCGTCTATCGTAGATGCAACAATAGTGTTCGTTGCTGTGCTGTAGACAGTATCGTTGCCTGAACCACTTATGTCAAATAATGCTGCAACTGGTTGTTGCGCATCTTCGTTTTCAAAATTCGCCGAGGCGTAGGGGCAGTTATTTAATGAATTATTACCCCAACTCATTTATTCTGTTTAGACTTGTGAAATCCGTTTAGACCAACCGACTCTAAACAGATTTCACAGGATATTTCGGCTTTACAAATATGAGCGTCTTTTTATACTGTTTCATGAATTCAATAAGCCTCGTCCGATTTTCACGAATATCTCGCCCCTCACGTCGCCCCTTTTCTTGACACGCCATCGGAACAATATTGTTTGCAATTAACATGGCACGAACACATAGACCCTCATGATCATCTGTAACTTCTACCCATGATTCTGAATCACTTGGAAATTGTATGGGAATGGGCTCTTCTTCTATAATAATTTCGGGACTTTCGCGAAATTTTTTCAGCGGAACTTGTGAGCATCGTTTATACGAATGTCCATAAACTGCACAAAGAGAACAATATAGCATTTTTGAAAATGCGCATTCATTAGCTTGATGGAATTTTGCGTGGCGGCCCAGAATAGGAATACATACTTCACACATGACACACCCTCATGCTTAGCGTGCGCGTTCAATTTTTTATTTAAATTTACGCGCAAAATTTAATGATACCAGATGTTACTTTAACGACAGCATGTTACGATTTGACAAAATATTATTCAGGTGCGAGAAGTATTGAAGAAAGTATTCAAACTATGGAAACATTGCTAGAAATAGAGTGCTTTTTGTGTATTTTCTGTGATAGTACAACAATACATCACATAAAACAAATACGTAATGTGCGGTTTGGACTTGATCGTCTTACACATTATATAGAACTCCCTCTAGAGAAATTGTGGGCGTATAGATATTCGGAAAAAATACGGCTAAATCGTCAAGTGTATCATCCTACTGCGGATGCTCGTGTATGTGTAGAGTCACATATAATTCAATGTAATAAATTTGATTTTATTCTTGAAACAATGAAAACAGACCCCTTCCGAACAAAAAAATTCGGGTGGATTGATGCAAATATTGGCGTAAACGCTAAAAAAATATGTCAAAATTACCACCGCGACATTTTACCAGTAATACTCAATAATATAACGGATAAATTTCATATACAAATTCTAAATGTAGAGGATAAGGCATTTCTTTCTCCGGATAAACTACGAGAATATTATCAACAATATCGCTGGATTGTATGCGGATGTTTATTCACTATGGGCAGAAAATACGGTATTCCAATTTTAAACCGTCTAAAAGAAATATTTATTGAAACCACAATGCTCGGCTATGGGCACGCAGAGGAGCCGTTTTTTCTGGGAGTGCTTGACGAGTTCTATGACAGTATAGAGCGCTCTTACGGAGATTATCATAACATTTTAAACAATTTTACTCGACATACGCAAGGGTTTGATTATATTTATAAAAATCTTCTGCAACGCTATCAGATGTTCGGCTACTTTAAAGAGGGTTACTTTTGTAGTAAACGCCTCATTGCTGACTTTGAACTTGGTGATGCAGACAACGCCCTTCAATTTCATATTCACTTTAAGCATCTTCTTTTTGCGCTAGAATATAAAAAGGAGGAGGTTGCCCTTATTTTGAAAGATATAAAACGGAATATTGTATCTGGGAAATATTCGGAAGAGTTTTCAAAAAATAAGGCAATCTATTTAGAAAAATTCCGCCAGTGTATGGGGGTTATTAAAGCAACGCGGCGCGCCTCTAACGAAAAAATTCGGAATACTAGACGCAAGTCCGAGCAGACCATTCCACCAAGTACTTAAATTAAGTACTTGGCTCTAATGGCTAGAACGAAAAGATTAACTCACTCCAATGTCATAAGGCCACAGAGTGGCCTTATCTATGGGGAGTACTTAACTTTAGTACTAGACGTTAGACAACCATCAACTGTAACTCCCTCTTGAACCCGTATGCCTCAGCAGCTCCTGCAGTCATTTCTATTGCATATTTTACACGCCGAACCGACGAATAGGATGGGCAATTCTGTGCATTGGCGCACGGTGGGGTATTATAGGTAATATGAACCACTGTAAAACTTTCGTCCAACCAAACAATATCCAGGGGAAATTTCATATCAATCATCCACATACTTTGACGAGAAACCCCAGAAAAAATAAAAAGCATGCCGGCACCTTCTTCTAAATTGGGTCGTCCTGAAAGCCCCTGTACAATAGCTGCGGGCGACACAGCGACCTCTATTTGAAATGTTCTTTTGCTACCCTTTCCAAGACGTAGAGTAAAAATATCCCCGTCCTTAATAGGCATTGTCTTATGTCTATTTGTACTAACGGAAATTTTGAGAATGTTCCTCCACCCATTCCTGGAGCTATGAATAGCAGTCGCTATATTCAGGAACAAACCAATTATCAGTTGTTTGACAGAATTCAAGCTTACAATTCTAATGTCAGCACTCTTCGTAGCACAAATCCGGCCGCAGCGGGATCTTATTCGTATTATGTTATGAGCACGTATGCGGAAATCAACTCCTTCAATAATGGTCGGATGCTTCATATTCAATTATATCCTAACTCGAATTGGGACGTTGTACAACAGAACTAAAAAATAACTCTAAGTAGAAAATGTCGTCCTGTACATACGAATCACTTCATCCAGTAAAACCGTTTGTTTTTAAAACAACTGATGTTCAAAACGCTGCAAATACGGTGTATCTGAATCTAAGCACAATCAACGCCGCGCAAATTGCGAACGGCGTGATTCCTACAAAACAATTCAAAACCGACAGAGAGCGTATGCAATACTTACAAGGGCAGCGTGCGAGGGACACGACGTGTAGCGGCTAATTTCCTCCGAAAGATGTGACCAAAGTATCCAATCACATTTGCCTCGAGATGAATCAAACGTGATTGGCGTTTTCCATAGAGAAGAATCTGCTCGGCCGTTACGAGGGGTGGCGACATGCTTGTATGCCGTAGACGCCCCCGACCGTTCATTTTTTCTTTGGGGGCGCAGCGGATGCACGATTACGAACCTCTATAGTCCTGCGAAAGGCCTCAATTCGCTCCGAGCAGAGTTCATCTACGTTGGATACGAAGCCCTCCGACACTGTACCAATCTGTAAGGGATTTGTCGCAACCTCTTGTTCGTAATAGTAAAGAGCATTACCCTTTTTCCAAGCAGGTATACCACGAATAATCACGCGCTGGTAAGCGTGCAAATTCGTGGGCATTCTATATTTAGGAATACCCACGCCATCCATTCAATTTTACTGCGCTCCCTCATACCCTATATTTTTATATGGTCATATAGGGATGGAATCTAAAGTTACAAAAAGTGGTCCGAGAAAAGCAAAAACACTCCGTGTAAAGCGGGGGCTACATGAACTCCGCGAAATATATCAAAGTATAAATGGATTTTCCGCAAATACAGTGGGAAGTAAAAACACCACGTACGGTGAATTGAGTGTGCCAGGTATACAAGCATTGACAGACATTTTCAAACGATTTGCACCACTCTCTTCTTTTGATAAAACACGCCGGAATTTTATTGATCTCGGCTCTGGTATTGGAAAGGGTGTTATTGGTGTAGCAATGCTTGTGCCAGAAATACAGTCAAACGGGATTGAAATTGTCAGTGAACGCCATGAAATGGCTTTGTCTGCTCGTAAGAGGATTCCAACGAATACTCTGGCGAATAGAATACATTTTCGCAACGGGAATTTTCTAGAGCCACCCCATGTTTTTAAAAATGCCTGCTGGATTTTCATATCAAATCTTTCGTTTTCGGATGAATTACAGTCCTCTCTCTCATCACTTCTGGGCTCAGATTGCATGAATAAGACGGTAATTATATGTTGTCGTGAATTGCCTTTGGGACAAAACTTCGAGTGTATTGAACGCGGGCTCATTATTCCTATGAGTTGGTCTTCCATGAGTACATGCTATGTATATCGACGCATCTAAAAGGCGTGATGTTCAGCCCCCCAATCTACCGCGATTCCGAGAATATCTTTTATGGGCGCATCAATAACAACCGCTTCTATGGGTCTTTTGGGAGCCTTTAAACGAAATGCTGCCCAACGATGGTGTCCATCCACAATGTAGCCATTTTTAGAAATCAAGAGAGGGATCTCTTGTTTTTCAATAACGTTATCTTCCATCAGACCCTCCACACGATGCCGACTAATTTCATTTTGACTTGGATTCAACTCCTTTGCTGTTTTCATTATTTTACGACTTTTAATCCCATACCTTTTTTTTACGTAGCGGCGGAAATCATTCAGTAATTTACGACTAAAAGGTTTACGCCGGAGAGTGAACTGTGGCATAAGACCTCTTGGAATTCCTATTTCTCCTTTACATATACCCCCTTTAACACTACACAAGTCTTCTGTATGTGACCGTTTAATTTTCTTAGTTTTACGAACTTTTCGAAGCCACTTTTTATAGGCTGTACTTTGTGTCCATTGTTTTTCATAATTATTTATTGGAAAGCCATCGCCAGCCATAGTATCTATTATCATAAGACATAAAAGAGGGGGGTATCGGCATGTGCCAAACTTAGATACCGTGAACTGCTTAAGTTTGTAATATTCCGGTAAATGAAGTACTTGACTGTAGAATATTATCTAATTCAAAAAAGCGTATATGGTTATACAAAATAGTATTACAGTAAATGATAAAAGTAATAAAAATGGGCGTGCCATACCTTTCATATCGTTTGATGCACCAGGTACAATAATATAGAAGTGTGAATAAATACCAATAGAATCTAACATTAAAAAGAATGAACCTGTAATAAATAATGAGGCAAAAAATACAAGAATTGGGATTGCTGCGCGTTTGAGTGGTCGATTCAAAGGAAACCAACTGTCATAATAATTTGAGTGTAATTCGGGACGAATAATCGACGATGCTCGGTCCTTTGCAATTTCTGTATCTTTTTGCTTTGTATTCATTTCCTTTGTTTTTTCCGTAATTAATCTTTCTAGATTAGATATCTCGGATGAATTTGCAGAGCCATTGTCATATTGCATTAAGGCATTATATACTTGAGTTGATGTAATACCTGGACAGCTGTTTCGAGAATTTGTCATCCAGTCAAAAAAACGTTCAGCACTTGTTGTAATATTTGCTAGAGTGGGACACGACATCTCTCTATGAGATAACACGATTTAAGGGGTACAAACCCTATACATTTTATAGACTCCAGCAGATGGCGATGGTCGAGTAATTTCTACAATGGAGCCGGGAACAAGACCTAAAATACGTGCAATAGGATCCTCGTGGAAGCGAATAATAGGCAAATTTGACTTCTTTGTCATATTGTAAGTCTTCAGAAGTTCAGCATGCTTCTCTTCTGGAACAATTTCGTGTTTCGGAACGTAAACATGTTCCAAAGGGTTTATAATCAAAGCTCTTGCGTCAAAGAATGAAATACGAATATTTTTCTTGGCCCATTGATTTAAAGCGGCAATGTGAAAGGTATCACCAATAGTTTCCATTGTAATGACCACTATCTCTGTCTTTTTTGCATCAATAAGGTCCTCACCTGTTTCGTCATGAATCAGCAACTTCCGTAGAAATCCTGTGAGACGATTCTTCACTTTTGGTAGCGCATATTCTACTTTACAGACTGTAGGCATGGTCGACTCTGCAGATAGTTCTCGAGTGACCTCCATATTTAAAGCTTTCTCTTTATCTCCAGAAGCCATCTTTTCAATCTCAAATGGTCCGAATTTCTCATAGGGTTTTATGTTATAACCTCTGTCCTTCAAAATTTTTAGAATTGTCAAACGACTTTTGTAAAGAACATCAATGCTTTCAAAATCCATCTTTGTCTAGATTCTCTATAGAGTGTCCAGGTCAATTTTAGTTCCGGGAAGTTTTCAAAACGATACATGGATACATTTGACGTTTATGTGGTTTATCCGTAATATACATATTTTCTAGATGTAGACCCCCATAGTATTTTACTGTCCATTTGTCGGGCGCAATCTCACGAATAATTCGTTCTATATTTTGTATTTGATAGTTCTCAGAGTTTGTAATCACGTGAAATTTCTGACCGGGTCTGACAGGGAGTGGAGTAATATTTTTTGTCGTTGGAATAATAATTTTTCCACCAGGTCGTAGAATTTCATAGCCGTCAGTAAGTAAGTTCTTCCACATTTCTTTACATTCGCCGTATAATGGGTTTGAACTAACAATACCAAGATATAATGGGCATTTCCAAGTATATAAGATATCCTTGGAGTTGCGCGGAACAGTATTCCATAATTTGTATTCGCCTTCCTGCGGCAGATATCTAATCCCTATATCCAAATAGTCAACACTATTTAAGGGGTAGAATATACCCTCTTTCTCTTCGTAAAGAGTTTCATGTGGGCATTCTGGTCCAGGCTTACAATGGCCAACAATTAGCACGGATGACATTCGTTCGCATTTAGGCCTTGCGAGATTATTTTTCAATTTTTAATTATGTTTTACAACGGTTACACGAGTATTTTGCGCAGAAGACGGGGTGTCGGCTTGACCGCCCATTTTTGTTACATTGACCTTTGAATTGGGGGATTGATTACGAGACGAAGAACCCCCACGTGGGGGTGGCGACGGAGAGAGGTTACTTGTATCCACAGCAAATGTTGCAGGAGCACCCGGTGCAGGAGATTTAAGGAATTGTGCAGATGGTTGACTCGATATGTTCAGTGGAACAACCAGCACCGGCTGAGTAGTTGTTTGTACATTGACGCTATTGTTTCCTCCCCCTTGCTGCTGTGACATAGGGGTACTGGAAGCGGAGGCTGGCGCGAAAGCGGAGGCTGGCGCGGAGGCTGGCGCGAAAGCGGAGGCTGGCGCGAAAGCGGAGGCTGGCGCGAAAGCGGAGGCTGGCGCGGAGGCTGGCGCGAAAGCGGAGGCTGGCGCGGAGGCTGGCTCTCGAATATTAGCAACTGGCATTGTTTCGTAGTCCTCATCACCTAGACCGATTGGTTCTGAAATCTGGGGTAAAGGCACTATAGGCGCAGGTGTGGAGAACGCGAGTGTCTGAACTTCCGTAGCATTTACTGAGTTTTCCGCCGGCGAGTTTTGTGATTCTTTTGCTGCGGCCACTGCTGCATTCACTGCAGCCGTAACTACTTCCGAACTAATCCGTTTGGATGGACTTGTACTAGTACTATCCGAATTCAACGCAGCATTCACCGCAGCCTCTACCGCTGCATTAAGTATATTTTTGTTCACGCGAGGGGCTGGTGTGGCTGCATCCTCCTCCTCTCTCGCTGCAAGTCCAAGAGCAGCCAGTTGTTCTGGCCGTATTTCGGACTCATCTTTTGCCTCAATAATTTCTGGAATTGTTGGCTCAAGCATAACTTGCTCGGGAAGTACTGCATCTAATGCGCTCTTTTTCTGGTCTGCCGTCATTTCCACTAATGGCGCTCCTCTTAAATGTGTGACATCATGGGATGTTAACATCCGCATAGAAATATTCATGAAAAATCCAAGTTCCTGTTCAAATACTTTGAGCGCATACGGTATTTCCACATCTGAAAATGTGGTCAGGCTTCGTTTATTAGGTGGAATAATTTCTAAAGAGGATGCGGCATCCCCTATGAAACGTACCGGACCATCACACATCGGACAAATATAAAGAGCCTTTGCCTTATTGTAAATCGGTATTGTTCCACAGCCGTTACATATAACTGTAGTATAACCATCCGCGCGCTTCATATAAGATTCCCGAACAAAATCTGCAACACCGTGTCCCACAATAGCGTCACGTTCCATTTCACCAATACGTAAACCACCCTGATTTCCGCGCCCCCCTGTAGGTGCGTGCGTCCGCTGCTCTCTTCGTCCTTCCGCTCGCGCATTCCATTTGTCCTCTGGCATATGCTTCAATCGCATAATGTATATATTTCCTATGAAAATACTCGACGGTATTTGCGAACCCGACATGCCGTCATATAAAATATCATCACCCAATGGATTCATTCCAAGCTGGTCTCTTAAAACTGCGCCTATATCCTCGGCAGGATTTCCATCATTCATAAAGGGTGTTGCATTTCCAATTACACCGAGTTGTGGTGCTGCCTTTCCTAAAAGTGATTCCAGAAGCTGAGCCATTGTCATACGGCTCGGCATACAGTGGGGATTTACAATCATATCTGGAACAAGTCCTCCAGCCGTACGTGGCATATCATGACTCCGAATGAGCATCCCAATTGTCCCTTTTTGTCCATGCCGCGTACTGAATTTGTCCCCGAGTTCCGGAATACGGTCCTGAATTACCCGAATTTTCACGAGAGCCCGCCCCAGATTATTAATCATAACCGCCACTTTTTCAACTCGCCCGGTTGTCCATACTTGCGCCGTCATAGAGGCATCTCGCATATCCCCCGCCTGTGTTTGTAGATACATTCCCACAAGAACCGTATGTTCGTCCACGTATTCTCCAACACGAATAATTCCACGCTCGTCCAATTTAGAGTAATCTACACCCGGACGCAAGGCCGTCCAGCCCGCAATATGTGTAGGATTTGCAATTCGCGTTCGTGTTTTTGCAAGTTTATCATCCTCTTCAAAGGCCTCATAAGAGCGAAATGTCATATTTCGGAACATTCCGCGCTGAAACGAATCCGCATTGAATATAATCCCGTCGTCCTGATTGTATCCTGTGAATGAACCAATAGCGACAACCAGATTCTGCCCGTAGCCCATTTGTCCATCTGCAATATAATCGTAATACAGTGTGCGAACAATGGGAGCCTCGCTGTATGAAAGTACGTGAACCATATTGTCGAACCTATTCGGATAATTTGTTGCATAGACCGATAGACCCTGTTTACTCTGAGAACAACTCAGTTGATTACGGGGCGATTGATTATGATTCGGAAATGGAATTACGGACGTAAGAAGGCCCACTATTGTACTCGGGTGAAGCTCTAGATGACTTGTTTCCGGTTTTATGTATTCTGGATACATTGCTACATACGACTCGTTTGCCTCATATGGGTCCACATATTCAAGGGCGCCCGTATACGGCGCAAGTTCCTTTATGTAATCTTCCAGATTTACGCGTTCTATAGAAGCAAGAGGGTCTATGAATCCTGCTTGGTACAACCCCCGCTCTTTTGTTGCCGGATAATTTCCCGTAATAAGTTCTCTCCAACTTACTATTCTCTTTATCTTCTCTATAGGAATCTCACCTCCACTACCCAGATGAATGAGAGGGCGCAACGGACGTCCCTCGTCCAAATATACAAATACACGTCGTTCGCGGATACTGAATCCAACGGAAGCCGCAGCAGGAAGACACCCCGTCCATTTCAAATGTTTCAAGACATCACGCAATACCTGTGGACGGACAGTATAACCGACAATTCCTCCATTTACAAAGACTGGTACAGTAATTGAAAGCGATGCCGGTGTTGTCTGATCACAAGGAATTACATCGGCCCGTTTAAAAAGCCACTCGATGAAATTCGCCGGCTCCGTTGCCGTAGAAATTGCTGTTAAAATAGACATGTTCTTTGTGATTCCAATCGACTTTCCACCAGGTGTTTCACTCGTACAGAAATATCCGAATTGACTTGTGTGAAGACGGTGGGGACCAGCAATATCAAGACTTGTGTCGAAGTCTAAGACTACGCGACGACAATGCGATAGAAAGTCCATGTAGGAAAGTCTAGAAAGGGGTTGAATGACACCGGTCTTCTCTTTTCCACCCCCAATGGCCCAGCGGCCTTTGAATCCCTTTAGCACAGAATCACTCAACGCACCTGCCTGGAAAAGTTCATTGAGAGAGCCGGCCTGGAAAAGACCCAGGAAACTCCGACCAGCATACGAACTCTCATTATACTTGTATTCTTTATCAAGAGCCAGAATCGTTGTCTTTTTCCAGATTTTATAGGAGTTCTGAAAGAGCATGCGAGTTAATACGCCACTTGTCAATACGCGCTGATTACGAATATCATCCTTATCGGTAGGCAAATCTATTTTCGCATAGACACGGAGAATTTGTCTAACGCATTCCGCTAAAAAGGCGATGCGAGCCCCAGGCCGATTCTCCACGTGTATAAAAACTTGATTATAGAGAATATCTAGAACATGTGCTTCACTGAAGCCTTTTGTGAGTGTTTTGATATACTGTGTTGAGGAAAATGTGTCAAGAAATGGGAATGCGTCCAGTATACTTTCATGAAGAAGGGGCTCAAGTGCCTTCGTTTCTGCAGAGTTTGGGTCAGGCAAAATGGCGCGCACAATATCTTCGTCAGTTTGTAGACCAAATGCGCGAAAGAGTATGAACACAGGTATATCCATTCGTACATACGGTAAACTTACTCGTAGTTTATTTTGATTACGTGGCCAGTTGAACGACACTTGTTTCACTTGGCGCGTTACAGGATTCAGACAGCGAATACCCGCTCGCAGTTCATAGTCGGGATCGTTTAATTTCAAAACAATTGTTAGCGTGTTAAATGCAGCCTCTTGCGACGGAATAAGAATCTTCTCGGAACCGTCCACAATGAAATACCCACCTTGGTCGTATTGGCATTCCCCTACCTCTCTCAAAAATGCCTGAGGTTTTCCATAGAGAATACAGAACCGACTATGTAACATAATTGGCATTTTTACCAGGGGGAATTTTGCAAGATGACCGTACGCAGGGTCTGTTGCCGGGTCCAATATAAATTCTTCGATGAGTGGACTACCGCCACTTGGATTGGGTTGTGTTATTGTTATACGTACTACAATATCCGCCTCAATTTGACTTACATAATTCAAATTTCGTAGACGTGCTTCGTTTGGATACATGAGGCGAATTTCTTCGGTGTCACGTAAATTTAGAATAGGTGTACCAATATTTATTCTAGAGCCGTCTAGACCTCCAACGTACACTTCTGCTTTGAGTCCATATAGACCAGTTGAACCAATAGGGGCTTGGAGAAGTACAAAGGGGTTTTCTGAGCGGACGATTGCGGGTAAATCTTGTGCGAGAAAATTGTCAAAACTTTCTATATGATGACGTGTAAAAGGGTAGTCTAATGTTCTGAAATAACTGCGAAGAAGCTTTTCGGCCATATCTCGGGCGCTATCTCCACGTATTCTCCCTTCCATTCTATAAGAGTACCTACTGTTTATTTAGGTTTGTGCTGTTTAGTACAAACCTGTGCCTACCGGTATGTGCCAAAGTTAGGTACACCCTTGGGGTGTACCTAACTTAGTCTACATGCCTACAAGCCAGTATCTTATATTCTCAAGTCAGATTGATATGCTACCGGCGATGATGCGATTTTTTGCCCATCAAGTGCTGCCGAAAAATTATTCTTAAAACTTGCAGGTACACTTTTATCACCGGAGCTCAATAATACCCTGTGTGTAAAATCACTCAATGTACCTCCGAATTGTGGTTTCTGTACAGCTGCTACAGATGCTGCAGAAGGGGAAATGTTTTTTACACCACAGTCTGCATCCATTGCGATTCCTGATGGCGTAGGACTACTTCCCATTGTTTGATATTCCAAAAACGCCCCGTAATTTCCCGAAATACCTGGACGAGTTGCATAATCAAGAGGTGCCATCCCCCCCCTCTGTTTTCGCGTTTTATTCGAACGCTTTTTTGAATCCTGTTTAATCTTTAAGTATGCTTCTGCAGAATCTGCACGTACCGGACGGTGAAAAATTGCTTTCCATTCCTTTTGAAATTTCTTCACCTGCTCCGAAAGTGTACCCCCTTCCCTCAAAATACGATAGGTTGCGTCTTCAACTGAATCGAATGACGTTTTTATTTCAGGAATCGTCATGCTTTTTTTGCGGCGCGTACTGTCGCGTTTTGTCTTTGATTTTACCATATTCCTATTATGAACATATAAAATACTACTAATACGATGTGTTGAAGTTAAGTGCCAGCGTATACCGTTAACGGCCTGTGCCAAAATTAGGTACACCCTCGGGCTGTACTTAACTTTGGCACATCACAGGAGACGTTATGGTTATACATATTTGTTATATACTGAACTCCGTAAAAAATTATCATCTCTCCTATAGTTTTGACCTGACGAAAAGAACCTATTTCTCATTCTATCAAAAAATCCGATCCCCCTTGATTGTCTTTCTGCATCAAATCGAGTTTTTTCATTATTTATAACTGTTTGAGGGCCAAACTTAAACAGTAAAAATCCAAGTGATAATATTATAACAATAATTGTGATGAATGTTGACGCGTTATCTTTAAAAAAAGCGGGTACAGATGCATATGAGTATTGATATGAAAATACTATCATATGATCTTGTAGCACATATATGGCCATTGCAACAGAAAGAATTCCCACAATAAAAAATGGGACTCGTAAAGTAAAACATAAAAGTACTATAACAGTTGCCGCAGATACGGCCACAAGTGGTGGAAGATATTGGTCCATGCTTTCTCCTTTTTACTCTTTGGATTAAATCTTATCAATCAGGTCAACCTGAGTAAGAAAGTGCTTTCTACAACACGAACGATTAATTCCTATTGCATCCATTAATTTTTTTTCATTCGTGACCGGAATGCTTGTTCCATCAAAGTACACACGCTTCTCGCCATTTTCAATTCCGTTCATTTTTACAAGTTCCCGTTTATAGAATCTCCACTTGTCTGCAATTGGCTTTCCGCAATTCATACAACGAATTGGTATAATCATACGGAATTCTATTGAGGCTGGAGTGAAAAATATCATTCAAATTTACTTTGTCAGGGCGCGCCAAGCTACCTGCGGTTATTTTATCATTCATAATCCATATACAATATCAGATGTCATCTGTTCTAAATCTATCCGGGCTGAATTTTCAAAACGGTAATCCTGTTCGGCGGGAACTCCAATTATTACGGCGCGACTTCGAACAGTTGAAAAAGGAATTTGATGAACTGAAGGCGCAGGTTGCTTCGGGTAGTATTTCTTCTAGTACTCCGGCAACCGTAGTTGTTGGGCCTCCTGGACCTGCGGGACCAGCAGGTCCTACTGGGCCTGTTGGCCCCGCTGGCCCTCTTGCCTATATTGCAATGCCTGCAGCACCCCCTGTACCGTCAAGTACTTATGGCTAGAGAACTTAAATACTTAAGCACATGGCGGTAGCGTTGCCACCACGAGGTCTACCTGAATTTTTTTAGAGCAGAAGCACTGATGGTAATTCCGAATTCTCCTAAATCAAAGACAGCACGCTTCGGAAGAACCATTGGATGTGTCTTCAAATATTCCTGAATTTGCTTAACCTGTTCATCGGTCCATTTTGCCCGGCGAACAGTTTTAAATACCTCATTATTGCGAGTTTCAATACGTTTAGCCCCATCGCTAGTTTGTACGAGCGGACCAATTACGAGTTTTTCCGCATGATACGCATCATGGCACTCCGAACAGACTGTCACCAAATTACGCACGTGATCCTGCTGTGACCCATCAGCAAAAACACCATCTGTTGCATCTCGCCGCGGGCGAATATGATGTACCTCTAAGTCCTTCACAAACCCCTTTCCGCACATTTCACATTCCCGCTTCTGAATGGCGGAATTCCATGCACTCGTTGGCGCATTTTGCTCCGTCTGTATTCCCAACAATTTTCGCCGCAGCATGTGTGCCGTTCCAAGAACTTCATCCGGAAGATTCATTGCACGCGCAACTTCCAGCCCATACAAACTACTTCCTGGCCCCGGCGTAAGAGTCCGCTCATAGATAAGACAGTCTTCTACCGGCTCATATCGCACCTTTAAATGCCAGATTGCGGCCACCCCTTCCAAAATCGTGTCCAAATTATGAAGATGTGTCGCAAAAATGAACTTGGAGCGCCGACCATGTAAGCATTTCAACGATGCGCCAACAATTGCTGTTGCGCTTACTGACTCTGTTCCACTGCACACCTCATCCCCTAAAACAAGGCTATACTCATCAGCCCTCTGTAGAATCTCTCGCAACTCCGTCATTTCTACCGCAAACGAAGAGAGGCCGGCCCACAAATTATCCGTGTTCAGAATACGTGTGAAGAGTGTGCGAAACGGTACAAAACGGAAATTTGTTGCGGGGACAAAACAACCACTTTGTGCAAGTATAAGCGCAATTCCAACTGCTTTCATCAGGCTTGATTTTCCACTCGCATTCATCCCGTATACGAGCCATCCACCAGACTCGGTTCCTCCAAGATGGACAGAATGCGCAACATACTCTGTCCGACTCATACAAGCCTCTATGAGCGGATGTCGTAGACCGTTTACTTCTATATACGATTCCTCTGTTTCCGCAAGAATTGGACACGTCAACCCACGCTCCTTAGAAACCGTAGCAATAGTACAAGTAACGTCCACGTTCTCTATCCACGACTCCAGAGCATCCCATACCAACCCACAAGAATCTGCGAATTTTCCACACAGTGACATTAAAGCCACTTTTACTGCACGTCCCAATTCCTCTCGTTTTTTCAGAATTGTATGGAATGTCTTCTCAAGAATGGGTATTTCCACATGCGCAGACGACTTCTTTTGGTGAAATTGTATTCCTGGAAATGGCTGAGATGCTCCCTTTAAAATGACGCCCAGGCTCGTCATTGATGCCTTATTGCCTGTGATGATGGGCGCGAGAACTTCTCGGAACTCAAGACGAAGTCCATCCGTCTTTGCGCTGCGATTCAGAGTGGTCACAACGGAATTCAGAATTTCATACAGGCTCTGAATTTCCTTCTCTATGGTTGCAACTTCAGGGGCAGCACTGTTCTGAAAGCAAAAGGTATTCTCGTTTGACTTAGAGGCCTTTTCTACCGAAAAAATTTCGTGGAATTCACCCATAAGTTTTTCGAACGGAATTGGTCCCGCAGATGGGGGTGGAACAAATGTACTTTCCGAAATTCTGCGCGCACAAATATAACTTTTATCCAATAGAGTAATTTCTGCGGCAGAAATTTCTCCTTCCGCAATTCGCCGATGGAGTCGGGGAAGGTCGTCAATTTGCCGTAAATTCCTCCGCACATCGTCGCCGCTCCCTGCGTCTAATGCGAAAATTGTCTGAATTTCTGCATACCTGCGCCTAAGAATTGCGCGGTCAGCGGTAGGATACAAAAGCCGCCGTCGCATTGCACGTAGTCCAAAGGCCGTATAGGTACGCTGAAACATACCCAAGACAGAGTCCTCCATTTTAGGAGTCACCATGTTCAACTGAAAAAGTGCCTGATTTCCAAGAGATAAATTCATGGATGGAATCCACTGTTGCGGCCAGTGAAGCCGCTTCAGCCCAGATGGATAATGCTCCTGAACGCGCTGAAAGAATACGCATAACACTCGTTCCGTGAGCGGCCGCGCCCCAAGTCGGAGTGCCTCTCGCGCAGATAAAAGCGACTGCACAGAGAAACTCCGTTGCAGGAACTCCTCGCGTACCATTGGAATCTCAAAACCACCCTGTTCGTTTGCATCCATAATTTCTAACCGAACACCTGGAAGACCGAATTTTCTCTGTAATTCGGTGGCGCTCGGCCTATGCGGAGATGAACCCTTCCACCAGACAACACACTCTTTAGGAAGATAGACCTGAAAGAAATGAAATATTTCATCCGTTGTCCATGATGCGGCCTTGCCCGATGCGACCCCTTCATGTGTAATACTTTTACCCGTGGTTAAATCCAGACAGACGCATGCGAATTGGGGTGGATGTTTGGATCCCCAGGTAGGCTCTACGAACCATACACCTGCAAAATAGAATGCCGACTTGTTTGCATCGGCCTCGTTTAGAGCCTCTACATGTGTCCCAGGCGTCAGAATACGCGCAACCTCACGGGATGCAACGGCTCCCTTCCAATCTTTGACCTGATCATAAACTACCACAACCCAACCGACTCTTGTGAGAGTAGCTGCATATTTGTGAAGGGACTGCTCTGGCACACCCGCAAAGAGCGCATCGGACCCCTTTGGTCCATCCCCCTTTCGTAAAGACATGCGCACTCCAAGAATGTCTACAAAGCGTTTCATAGATGTCTGCGTAGAGCCGGTCACAGGGTCTATCCAATCATAGAATTCATAGAATTTTCCAACTTGATAGAATATGGCCGTATCGAGTCCATACTTACTTGCATGCACCCTATAGGCTTTCCCGTATTCTTCATACATCTCGTTCGGCATCCTCTTATAGAAAGAGTGCGAAGGCTTTAGGGGGACGCTGTCCGCAAATCAATATTTTGGGCGCGTTTACTGCTACCGCGATGTGCGGAAGTTAAGTACCCCCTTTGGGGGTACTTATTTTGTGCCTACATCGCTACTGTAGGCATGTAGGCTAAGTTAGGTACACCCTTTGGGTGTACCTAACTTTGGCACATGCCGTTAAGTACTTAAATTAAGTACTTGGCCCACATGCCGGTAGAAGTTAAAGGGCTCTTTTCTTCATGGTTTCCACATCGGAATAAATTTGCCGTAAAACACCCTCTGGCGCCTTCGTATCTTTATTTACAAGTTCCATACGTATCAATACCCTTTTTATTTCTTCAATTGTTTTTTCTTTAGACAATTTGTGAATCCCAGATGCCTTTTTTAAACGGCGTGTAAATTTCCCGACGTTCATTTTCAGCGTTTTTGCAGGATTCTTCCTTGTTTTTTCCTTTACCTTTTTTACAGAAGGAGCAAGAACTACCTTTGACCTCTTCTGTTTATTTGTAAGATGGACTTTCGGCTCAGTAGAGCCACCTATAATTGATGGCGTAACTTTTCCCACTGGCGCGGCCTCCTCGGTCATCTTAGAGCTTGTACCCAAGGCTTGTGAAGAATCTGTCACGCCGGGAGCACGTGTAGAAACGAGTTGGTCTAGTGTTCCAGGACTCATTGCGCCCCCATCTCTGGTTACTCTAATCCTTTCTGACTTACGTTTTCTACGTGTTTTCCCCCCTCCTCTTTTCGGGTCAATGTCTTCGTAATTACTGGGAGATAAACTTTCAGCAACACTAGACGTAATTTGAATTGTTTTTGTGGATGAATCTGCGGACATACTCCTATTGTAATCTGCGTAAAATAAGTACATCACGCTAACTTTGGCACATGCGAATATTGTTCCCTGTATAAAATTTGATGGAGGATTTTCAGAAATTTCTGTACAAGCCAAATGATTCCATCTCATCACCATATTCTTGATTTGTATTTCAAGCAGGCAGAAGGAAAGCAAATTGTATCACATCAAATTGAGTCATTCAATCATTTTATGGATATTGATATTCCTGAAATTATTCAAATGGTGAATCCTCTGATTGTTCGCGGAAGTCCAGAGATTCCTCTTTCAGGTCCTCGCTCTGCGCTTGCTTCCGCTACGGGTCTTTCTACAACAGCAGCAAATGCGCTTATGGGGCGAGCCACTGAGGCAACACAATTCTCTCTCGCAAATGTGAAACATGAATACGAGGTTTCCATTATATTTCAGAATGTTTCATTGAGAAAGCCGACAATATTTGAAAATAATGGCGCAATTCTTCCCATGATGCCAAACGACGCGCGTCTTCGCAATATGACCTATGCGTCCCCCCTCTTCGTAGACATTCTTGTAAAAACGACCTTTATTGACAACACGAAGGGTGGTGAGCGGCAGACAAGAGAGCGTCTATTTCCTAATGTACACATGGGTAAGATTCCCGTTATGGTGGGCAGTAAGTACTGTCTTCTTCATGACCAGAAACACATTCATCCGAGAATTCTTGGTGAGTGTGCGGAGGACTATGGCGGCTATTTCATTATCAGCGGTGGTGAGCGAGTCATTATTTCCCAGGAGAGAATGTCTGAGAACCGTCCAGTGGTATTTCGCAATAATAAAACCACGACAAAGGACAAGGAGGTTATTGAAGTAAAATCGATTGGTCCGGACAATGACCAGGTTCCGAAATCAAATGCTGTAAAAATTATGTATCATCCGAAGAACCCGCAGATTCTATTGCTGCGCGCAACAATGCCACGCATCAAGACTGAAATTCCTCTTTGGATTCTGTTCCGTGCGCTTGGTGTCGTATCAGACAGGGATATTATGGAACTTATCCTTGGAACTGACGAAGACACAACGTATATGAGCATTATAGATGAGTCTATTCAGGAGGCGGCGGAGGTACAGACCCAGGAACAGGCTCTCGCCTGGATGAGCGCAAATGTTCATAGCTGGTCGTCACGCACCGTTCGTCAAATGAAGATAGACGACATTCTGAATATTGAACTGTTTCCCCACGTTGGAATTACGCGCGAAAGTATTTATAGGAAAGCCTGTTATCTGGCGCACATGACGCGGAAAGTTCTCTGGGTCATGACAAATCGTATTCCAAATGATGATAGGGACGGTTATCCAAACAAGCGTGTAGACTTGCCTGGATTTCTTCTTGCAAATCTGTTTCGCAGTTATTTCACAACAAAGATGATTAAGGATATTCGTTCTTCTCTTGCAAAAGAGATTCATAACGGCGGTTGGAAGGCAAATGGGGCATTTGAAGATATTCTGAACATAAGTAATATCAATAAAGTTATTAAATCGGTGATTCTCGAGGTGGGAATGAAAACCTCGCTTGCAACGGGAAATTTTGGATCGGCAAAAATCGGCGGACCCTCGAAGATTGGTGTGTCGCAGGTTCTGAATCGTCTGAATTACGTATCAGGAATTTCGCATTTGCGGCGTATTAGTACACCAATTGAGAAGACAGGAAAACTCATTGCGCCGAGAAAACTCCATAATACTCAGTTCGGATATATTTGTCCATCGGAAACCCCAGAGGGACATTCGGTCGGTGTGGTTAAGAACATGTCATCCTCATCTATTGTGAGTATTTACAGTAATCCAAAGACGGTAAAGGAATATATTGATTCTCTTGGGACAGTTCAGTCGCTGGAGTCCACAACAGTTATGGAAAAGCATACTTCTACCCGCATCTTTCTAAATGGCGCGTGGATTGGAACTATACCGGTTGAGAAGTCACTGTGGACCTTGGAGCGTCTTCAGAAATCAAAGAGGTCGGGGCGGATTCATATTCAGACGGGAATTATCTGGCGACCGGCCTTACGTGAACTCTGGATTACTACGGAGGCTGGACGTATGTTACGCCCTCTCTTCTTCGTGCGCGCTCTCAAAGAAATTGCGGCAGACAAGACGGGTCGCCTCATTCAGGAAATTTACTCTATTCAGCGATGGGAGGAACTTCTTCTATGGCAGAGTCCCACAGGAGAGAATCTTATGGAGTACATTGATCCGGGCGAAACGGAGAGTTCTTATATCTCCATGAAGGCGGTGGATGCAGTGAGCCCAGGCGCACCCGATTATACACACGCAGAGATTCATGCGAGCACAATTCTTGGAACTCTGGCGAGCAATATTCCATTCCCGGACCACAATCAGTCGCCGAGAAACTCGTATCAGTGTGCAATGGGAAAGCAGTCTATGGGAATGTTCGCGCTGAATTTCCGAGAGCGGTTTGACGCAATGGCGCATCTCCTGTGCTATCCGCAAGTGCCATTTGTCTCACCCTTTATGAGCCGCTTCTATGGAGCCCAAACGATGTCGTGTGGGCAGAACATCATTGTCGCGATCATGACCTATACTGGCTACAATCAGGAGGATTCCGTTATGATTAATAGAGGAGCCTTAGATCGAGGACTATTCCGCAGCATCTTCTATAGGACATACAAGGATGAGGAGCGAAAGAACCAGAGCAGCGGCGAGGAGGAGCGCTTCGTGCGTCCTGACCCGTCACTCACAAAGCAGATGAAGAATGGGAACTATGAGAAGTTGGACGAAACGGGCTTCGTACCAGAACAGACCTTCGTGAATACTGATGATATTCTTATTGGGAAAGTGGTGCCTTTGCGTGTGCCTACGGGCATGGTTGTTCCTGTCGGGTCAAAAACATTCCGCGACGTTTCGAGGACAATGCGGAATAATGAGGTGGGTTGGGTAGACCGCATCTTCAAGAATCGGAACGGGGAAGGCTACTCGTTCGCAAAAGTACGTATGCGTCAGGACAGAATTCCGGAGATTGGGGACAAGTTCTCGTCGCGTCATGGACAGAAGGGTACGGTAGGAATGATTCTTAATGCGGAAGATATGCCCCAGACGGCGTCTGGTCTTATCCCAGACATCATTATCAATCCACACTGTATTCCTAGCCGCATGACGATTGCGCAGCTTATGGAGACACTTCTGGGGAAAATGGGGTGTGAACTTGGCTGTCTGGGTGACGGGTCACCCTTTAATGATGTGACGCTGGAGGGGATTACGAAAATTATGCGGGATAATTTGGGGATGGAGCCGCAGGGCAACGAGATTCTGTTCAACGGCTTCACGGGGCGTCAGATGGAGACGAGTATCTTCATGGGTCCGTGCTACTATCAGAGGTTGCGCCACTGCTCGGCGGACAAGATGCACTCGCGGTCTTCGGGGCCGCTTGTTATGCTCACGCGTCAGCCGGCGGAGGGTCGGGCGCGCGAAGGCGGCTTGCGGTTTGGAGAGATGGAACGAGACTGTGTTGCCGCTCATGGTGTGGGTGAGTTTACAAAAGAGCGCTTGATGGAGTGCTCCGACCTGTTTCGCTGTTGGAGTTGTCAGGATTGCGGCTTAATCGCAATTGTAAATCCCCGAGAGGGAATCTGGCTATGTAAGGGTTGTGGGAATACGACAAACTTCTCCGCTATCGAAATTCCGTACGCCTATAAGCTCCTACTGCAGGAGTTAGAGACGATGTCGATTTCTAGCCGGATTATCACACAGCAGAAAGTGCTGAGATCACTCAGGGCTGCAGGCGAAAAATCGGAGGCTTAAGTAAGGGGATGGCTGAGACCAGACGGTTATATCGGAAGAGATACGGACGGATGAGAAAAACCATGCGGGGAGGAGCAAAAGGAGCAAAAGGAGCAAAAGCAAAAAAAGCGGCAAAGCCGCCCAAAAAACCTACCCAAAAATCCATAAAAAAAGAAAAGGGCAGAGCTCAACATGCTGAAACTGGCAGAAAAACAAAGAAACAGAAAAGGGCCGGTAAAAAGGCAAATACTGCGAAACAGAAAAGGGCCGGTAAAAAGGCAAATACTGCGAAAAAGCCTGCGAAAAAGAAACAAGGTCAACCTGGTTCGAAGCCTCCTATGCCTTCTATGCCTGCTATGCCGACAAACCCTCTTGGGGAGGGCGACGGGGTGGGGGAGGACGACAGCGACGTGAAGGACGAGAGCGACTGGGGCGACTGGGAGGACGACGAGGAGGGCGAGGAGGGCGACGAGGAGGGCGAGGAGGGCGACGAGGAGGGCGACGAGGAGGGCGACGGGGAGGAGGAGGAGGGAGATAATGATGATGAAATAGCGGCCAATTATGGTTCTCAACCACCGCCATACAGTGAATCAAGCTGCACAAATCAAAAAGAATATGAAATTGCAAAATGCAACAGAATACGAGAAAAACAAATAAATGAAGTTAAAATAGTCAACGATTTTTTGAAATTATTTTTAAATAGTAGCAGTCTTTCTGTACCAGACAACAAAACTAATACAGTAAACTCTTCTCCACTCTCGCCCGCAAGCCCCGCGCCGCGCACCAGCACGGTGGCGGACCGCGCGCCTGAGCTGTTAAAGGAGAACTTCCCCACTTCTTCGCCCCCTGCCCCCTCCGCCGCCGCCGCCGCAGAAATTGAATCAAATATATTTTCATTTATTAAAAAAAATGCAAAAAAGATCTTAAGAGAATATGCTATAATACATCTTAAAAATGAAAATTGTAAAGGAGCTGCAAACGAAAAGCTAGAGGAATGTATCAATAAAGCCTCCACCTCCACAAACGGAGAGACCTCCGTTTAAAAACACGTCGCTCCCACAAATAAATTTGACTTGTCGATCGTATCTTATGCGATCCAAACAAGGAAAAGGTTTCCTCCAGGATGTATAGTATGCAGGTCAAGAAACGCGATGGTTCTCTAGAAACAGTTTCATTTGACAAGGTTCGCGACAGAATTCGCAAGGCATCCAAGGGCCTCGCAGTGAATCCCGACGCCCTCTCGCAACAAGTACTTGCACGTATTATCAACGGAATTAAAACGAGCGAACTCGATGAACTCGCCGCCCAATCCGCCGCTTCCCTCTGTACAACCCACTCCGACTGGGGTACTCTCGCCTCTCGCATCGCCATTTCAAATCACCAGAAAAACACGGAGCCCCTCTTTTCAATGGTCATAAAGACCCTATACAACCAGGTCCACGTATCAGGCTCACCCATCTCCTACGTTTCCCAGGACCTCCACGAGGTCACAGAGACCTACTCAAACATAATTGACGCCCATATTCAACACGACCGCGACTATCTCTTTGACTACTTCGGATTCAAGACTCTAGAGAAGTCCTACCTCCTCCGCGACACCGCCATGAAAATTATAGAGCGCCCACAGCATATGTGGATGCGCGTGGCTCTCGGCATCTGGAACAACAATCTTACCATGGCCTTCAAGACGTATGACCTACTCTCCACGAAGCGCATGACACACGCAACGCCGACGCTCTTCAATGCGGGCACACCGCGCTCCCAACTGTCCTCTTGCTACCTCCTCTCCATGGCCGGCGACAGCATCGCCGGAATCTACAAGACGCTTGGTGACTGTGCTGCCATTAGTAAATACGCCGGGGGGATCGGCGTCCACCTCCACAATGTTCGCGCACGCGGCTCGCTCATTCGGGGCACTAATGGAACATCGAATGGCCTCGTACCCATGCTCCGCGTCTTTAATAACACGGCGCGCTATGTTGACCAGTGCTTTACTCCCGACACCGTCATCTTCACTACCGCAGGTCCCAAGGCGATTGAGGATGTCTCTGTGACCGACAAGGTGCTTACAAGCACAGGTGCCTATGAGAGGGTTCGCCTTCCTGTTCGCCACGAGTACAAGGGTGATATGCTGGATATTCAACTAAAGAATGCGATCTACCCTGTTCGTGTGACCCCCGAGCACCAGGTCTTCGCCCTACAGGAGCAAGCACGCGGTCTAAACTTCGATGTTATTCGCAATCGCCTCGAGAAAAAGTTGAAAGCACCTGAGTTTGTGGATGCAAAGGACCTTCTGCCAGGCGATTTCCTGGTGTTTCCCGTGCCGACACATGTGGAAGATAATGAGAACATCACAGAGGAGGATTGCCGTTTCTATGGTATTCTTCTAGGTGACGGCCATATCTCTCACACTGTGGCAGGTGCCTCTCTCAATACCGAATCAAAGAGCGAGACGCTGGCCTTTGTGGAAGAGTATCTTATGAAGCGTGGGGTGCAGTCTAAGCGCTATCCTTACGAGGGCAGCAGGGATGGTGTTCACGTAAAGTGGTCCACCAGCTCTCCTGGGTTCAAGTTCACTCGCTCCCAGCTCTACGACGCAAACAAGCAAAAGAAGATTGATAATCCCTTCCTCCATCTACCCGTGAACAAGGTCAAGGAGATTGTGCGTGGCCTTATTGAGACGGATGGATGTATTGGAGAGAAGGAGATTTCGTTTGAAGTCTCCTCGTACCCGTTGGCGGAAGGGTTCCGCTATCTCCTACTTCGCATGGGTGCTCTCGCATCCGGCTACGAGCGGAATCGTGTAGGAAATGTCTCTTCCACTCGTGATATTCAAACGACGCTCCCTACAGCCGTTGTGCGTGTTCCGAGGATTCCCGAGATCCTGGAGATGTTTCCTAAGGCGCCAAAGGGAGAGTATTTCACCTTCCTTCGCCACGAGAACAACATATATTCGCGCATTCAGGATATTACCTATACCAAATATGAGGGTGTCGTCCACGATTTCGAGATTGAGGGGCCGCACGATTACGTGGTTGCGCATATGGGTATTGTCCACAACGGCGGTGGCAAGCGCAACGGTTCCTTCGCAATGTATTTGGAGCCCTGGCACGCCGACGTGGAGGACTTTCTGCGCCTCAAACTGAACTCCGGAGCCGAAGAGGAGCGTGCGCGTGACCTCTTCTACGCCCTCTGGATACCTGACCTCTTCATGCGCCGTGTAGAGGCTGATGAGTCCTGGTCGCTCTTCTGCCCCGACGAGGCGCCTGGACTCGCCGATGTCCACAGCACGGCATTTGACGAACTGTATGAGTCCTATGAGAAGGCGGGACGAGCCCGCAGCACGATTTCCGCCAGGAAACTCTGGTTTCAAATCCTGGAGACGCAGATGGAGACGGGGACGCCCTACCTTCTTTACAAGGATGCCGCAAACTCCAAATCGAATCAGCAGAATCTAGGGACAATTAAATCGTCGAATCTCTGCACAGAAATCATAGAGTATTCATCGCCGACTGAGACGGCCGTCTGTAATCTCGCGTCTATTGCGTTGCCGTCCTATATTAAAGATGGCGCATTTGACTTTTACGAATTGAGAGCAACGGTTAAGACTCTTGTACATAATCTCAATCGCATTATTGACATCAACTTCTATCCGACCCCCGAAACGAAACAGTCGAATATGCGCCATCGTCCCATTGGAATAGGCATACAGGGTCTCGCAGACCTCTTTGCAGAATTGAATATGGCCTGGGAATCAGAGGAGGCCCAGAAACTTCACCGGCTCATATTTGAACACATGTATTTCGCCGCAGTAGAGGAGAGTGCGGTCATTGCGCAAACAGATGGTCTCTACGAGACATTTGTGGGCTCCCCAATGTCCAAGGGTATTCTTCAGCCTGATATGTGGGGTGTGAAACCGATATCGGACTTGGACTGGGATGGGCTTCGTAAACTTGCCGCTGCGGGTATTCGGAATTCGCTCCTCATGGCACCCATGCCTACGGCATCTACATCTCAGATTCTTGGATTCAATGAATGCTTTGAACCCTTTACAACAAATATATATACCCGACGCACACTTGCAGGAGAGTTTATTGTCGTTAATAAATATCTTGTGAAAGAACTTATTGGGCTCGGACTCTGGTCAGATGCAATGAAGCAACGCATTATCGCGTTCAACGGAAGCGTGCAGACAATCTCAGAGATTCCTGAACGCGTGCGTCAAAAGTATAAAACGGCCTGGGAATTACCCCAGAAACTACTGATTGATATGGCAGCTGAGCGCGGGGCGTTCATCTGTCAATCCCAAAGTTTGAATCTCTTTGTGGCTGAGCCGACGAACTCTAAGTTGACGTCCATGCACTTCTACGGTTGGAAGAAGGGGTTAAAGACAGGTTGCTATTATCTGAGGACAAAGGCCCCGGTTGTTGCGCAGAAATTCACGGTGGACCCGCGTCTTCTTGCGGCTGTTGAAGGAAACACGAGCAAGTACCAGGATGAATCGGAAGAGGAGGAGGAATCACCTTTAGAGAAGAGAGCGCGTCTTGCAGCAGAGGCGCGGCAGCGTCTACGAAAGGAGTTTGAGGAGAATGAGAACAAAGAGGAGGTCTGTACGAATTGTTCTGCTTGAATAAAAATATCCGTTTAAAATATAAATGCTTGCCGAGGTCGTTCTTTTTATACTTTTATCTCCCGGTCTTCTCTTAACTCTGCCCCCAGTTGGGAAGAAAATATTCATGTCATGCCAGACATCAACTGTGGCAGTATTGGTACACGCCCTCGTATTTATGCTTGCCCTCAATTATCTTCCATACATTCCTATACTGAATACTCTGGACGGCTTCCAGAATGCAAATGGGTCTCGGGGTCCTAGAGGTCTGGGGGCTATTGGTGGACTCGCCAAGGGCGCCGGTGATGTGATTGGAGGAGTCGGTGATGCGGTTGACTCTGTCACTGGCGGAGTTAAAAATAGCTTAAATACACTGGGCGCAGGTATATCACGGGCTACCGGTGGCATTGCGTAATTAGCCAGACACCGTAACTCCGGCTAGACCATGTATAAAGACTAAGAAATCCTTTGGAAATCCCCAAAAGCAGCCTGGCTTCACATCGGCATCCGATGGTACGCGACGGCTACTCACATTTTTTCCATGGCTGAATGCGACAATAATCTGCTGCGGAGGAATCTCCAGACACGCGGCCTCCCTCCCCTGTAAAAACCCCTCGCCCTCTCCCACAAGAATACGCTTTGGAAAGCCTTTCTCCTCCCAAAAGTCCCTATAAAATGTGAGCGTCGCCTCTGAAACGCGTTGCGAGAACGGAATATCCATTGGAGGCACGTTTACTGCGCTTATCCCTTTTAGAAGGTCGTAGCATGCAATGGTAGTCGCAGCCACGCATCGAGGCTTCCACGGATGGAGAGTGAGCCACGCAACGCGCCGTCGAAAACTTGTTTGCGGATAATGGTCGTCATCGTCTACGAACAGGATAATTGGATTCGTCGCTGCCGCAACTCCGAGATTGCGCTTTTCAGAAACCGGCGTCTTATACTTTAATGGAACATATACAAATTTCATCGGAGCCGCCGCATTTCCTACTGCAACTATACGGTCTGAATTCTGCTCTGCTGGCTCATCGGAATCGTCTACAATAATCCACTCAATCTTATCTTTCGGATAGTCGGTAATCATCATTGAGTGACACGCAAGGTCAAAAAACTTCTTCCGATTGTATACAAGTGTAACCACTGAAATAGGGGCGCAATCAGCAACATCCAGTTTGGGAGGAAGATATTTCAACCAAGCTGGGCGCTTCGTAATCGGAATAAGTTCTCGCCAAGCATTTTGGAATGTGACCCAGCGCTGAGTGAGATCTAAAAGGGGGGGAGCATCCATTTTCATAAATTTTTCTATAATATCATCGAGAGCCCCCCGCAGAGTGTCAGCATCGACCCCAATATCAAAATATTTCTGCTCGAGTTTTGATGGAATAAAATGGACAGTGGCGCAATTCTCATAGGTATCCTTATAACACGGCAACGAATTCAAAATCACAAAGCCTCCTGAAGAATATGCTTCTGCGGCTGTGTAGCCAAAACCCTCCGCTCTAGAGCAACAGACGTGACCCCTATGCTCTGCACGCAATCCTTTTCGCTCTGCTTCGGGTATATCGCCAATTCGTATAGTAACATTCGGAAGCACTTCCAGGCCGCTCAAATCCAGTTCTGCGACGGATGTAATCAGTAAAGGGGGATACGATGCTTTCCACGCACTCAAAAAAGTCCGCACGTATGCTATCTTATTTTTCGATGCGCCGAGAACCCATAGAAAGGCGTCCTTACGCTTTTTGGGAGGCAGAGAGGTCTCAGGAATTGCCCACGGTATATAGACTGTTTTTTCGCCACTGAAGTCACCGAGTGCTGTACGGTCTTTCACTACCACATGGTCAAATCTACTTAAATAAGAGTCCCATGCCACCGAATTGTACAATTCAGGATTGATAACGAGGCAATTCTTTGCAGACCAGGCTGCCCAAACAAAGATAGGAACTTCCAAGTGTATTGCGAGGTCCGAGTATGAAGGGGGTTCTAATGGGTCGCAATGACGCACCGAATATTTGGAAGACGCAAACACCCGGCGAAGAACTTCAACATCCTTTGACAATCCATATTGGTTTGATTTAGATGCGAGTATAGTAACCAAGAATGACATCTAACTGTGCTATAGGTAGTGTTTTAAGTCAAATGGGAGACCTCGGATTTCTTCAATGGATCGACCCGTACGAGTGGACTGAGCGGGATTCCAAAGGAAGAAATCATGCAATCCAAAATGAAAATCGTCTATTCAAACATATTCTTCGTGGCACAGACCTCCGTAGAGAGAAACATGTATTTGTGGAAGCCTATCACCAAACAAATACAATAAAAACCATACGTATTCCAGAACGAAATCCACAAATACTTGTTCGCCCGCGTTTACGAATAGAGGGAGTATATTATTGGAAACACGTGAGAGATGCGCGGTGGAAATATGCTGATGACCTTGATTATTGGCCTACAGAAAATGGTCCCTATGTCGCCTACACACAGGACACTGCGATTGGAAAATTGGACTATATACTCCATGTAAAAACTCCGAAGTCACATTGGATTCATAAAAGGGGTGGGGGACCGAATGTTGCAGTAATGAATCATCGTATATATTATATAGAAAGTGAGGCGCCTCTACAATACACCCGACTCGTTTCTCTTTCCTTATATACTGGCCAAGAGCGTAAGGTAATATATGAAGAGAAAAATCCGAGTATTAGTATTTCTCTTCTGAAACAAGAAAACAGGGCACTCTTTTTACTAGGTGAAGATGCCGGCTATCAACGACTATGGTGGATTACACCCACAGGCTCCATAAAACGCCTAGAGCCAGATGGAGTAAGTTTTAAGGCTGTCGGTTGCTCTAATGACGGTAGTCCAGTGTATTTCGTGCGTTCAGGTGATTTCACGAAGCCATGGAAACTTGTAGGGTGTGGATGGAAACTCAATAGGGAAATTGAGAAGTCTGGTATAGAATTCTGCTCACTTGTACAAAGTATGCTCATTACTCGGTGTCAGGGTCTGCGTACCATATGGTATATGTCGCCTACTTCTCAGCCAAAACGCCTAGAGTCCAGTTTTTTCACGATTCTTTCCCATACAATTTGGCCCTTTTGGATGGGTAATTCAATTGCGACGGCACCGATTATAGTCTGTAGTCCAAGTAGACCACCCTATACAATTTGTATTGGAAAATCGGAAATATATGTGAATTTGGAGAAACAGCGACCATATGCAGAAGAACTTGTAGGTGAATCCACGTCTGCAGATGGAATACGTGTTGGGTGGCTCTTATTGAAAAAAGGAAAGACCAACCCAAAAAGGCTTATGGTGATTGCTTATGGAGCCTACGGTACTCCTACGAATTTAGACACTACACGTTGGATTCCATGGATTGATAATGACTGGGCCGTCGGCTTAGCATTTGTGCGAGGAGGGGGAGATAGCAATGAATCTTGGGCAGAACTTGGTCGTATGGGTGGAAAGTTGTTTGCTCTGGCCGATTTTGAAGCATGTATAAAAGATTTGCAGCGACGTACAGGGTGTGGTCCAAAGCATACCTGTATTTTTGGACGGTCTGCAGGCGGACTTCTTATAGGCGGGCTCGTATCTAAATACCCTACGGGTGATCTATTCAAATGCATCTATGCGGAAGCACCCTATGTAGATTTACTAAAAACTGCGTCTAATCCGACTCTTCCTCTCACAAAGTACGAGTATAAAGAATTCGCAAATCCAACGCGGGGGCCTGCGGAATTTGAACAGGCGATGAAAATATCTCCGATTCACACTCTTCCGGCTAGAGGTGCCCCCGGTGTTCATGTTCTTTGTAGAAGTGGTGCGAATGATATACAGGTCTATCCATATGAGGCTCTGAAATGGATATTTACCTTGCGCGGAAATCAGAAAGATATGACAAAAATCCTTCATGTGAATTCACAATATCATAGTACGTACGGTTCAGAAATGTATATTGAATATGCTGAAGACTATTATATTATAAATCAGTGGTTAAAATAGATGGATGCAACCGATAGTTTAAATAAGAACTTATTGGCAGAAACAAGTGATTTTACTTCTTTAAAAGAATTAGGAGTTATCAACAGTGGTTTAGGTAGCACAACCACCACCCCATATCCGTTTGGTGGTAATCCAATAAATTTACAAACGACTACAAGCAATTCAGATGTTTTGCATGCAATCGAGCAGCTTCGAGGCGAGGTAAAAAATGGTTTTGAAAAAGTTATGGCGAAACTTTCAGATACTCCTGTGAAAACCGGTGGTGGAGCTCAAAATATTTCGCAGCAACCTGTAGAAATGTCTGAGTCTACTACTACAGAGAGTCCCTCCTTCATAAATGGTATAAAAACCACACTCGGATTAGGATCTCCCCCCCAAGAGCCCATATCTACCTCAAGTAGGGATACCTCTAGTTTAAACGATACTTTAACTGGAGGGCGTCGGAAGCGCACGCGTAAATCCCGGCGCAGACTACACCGACGCTCCTCCCGGCATCGCCACCGGAGCCGCCGCCATTAATTTTCTAAACTAAGAATATACAAATGGCATCTCGTGGTACTCGTCGCTCTCGTCGTGGCAAGAAGGGAACTCGTCGTGGTCGTCGGCGGCACTAAATATCTTATATACATGTAGATATGAAGAAAAAATATATAAACTATCTACTATTTGCTTTAGTACTTAGTTTATGTATTTTCTATTTCTCTAGAAATTTAGACGGATTTCAAACATCTCCAATAGATTTTACGAATTTCAGTGGAACTCTCACAGGAATTCGTGTGGTTATAATTAATGGCTCTAACTATAACCTGTTGGATAGAATTAAAGGGCTATTAGGGGGTAATTTAACGGATAACGACATAAAAATGATGAAGGAGCGACCAAATGGTGATCTAATATATCCATACTTTTATATAAATCCAACAGGTGATAGTGGTTCTTCTAGTGGGGACGAAGATCCGTATAATTTATACGTTGAGCCTGAAATTGCCACTTTTTTTATTGCAGACCAAGGATTTGGAACACGTGTAGCTTTCAATAGAGCTTATGACCAAATGAAGGAAAAAATCTTGCACACAATAAATTTCTCGAGAAATCCTAAAATTCCGCCAATTGTTCTCACGAATAAGAATATAAATGTGATTTATAATAATATTTACGCAAATTTATATAAAAAAAATTTAAGATTGGTATCATTGATTCTTAATAAGACAATAGATTATCCTCCTGTTGACTATTCCCAGTATAATTCTCCCATTCCTACTTTAACACCAAAAATAGTTCTTTCTCCTCATGTTAAACAAAGAATGGAAAATTATATATTTTTATCATCTATTACAGTGAAAATGAGTTTGTTGGATATTATACAAAAATTTAGAGAGCCATTACTAGAATACCCAGTAGGTTCTATACATAACATCACATTAATAAAATCGGATAAAACTACAGACATTCTTAGGATTACAGTCGATGGGGGTAATATTCTTATAAATTATGGTGATATTCAACCCACAGCTGAGATAAAAGTGTATAAACTTGATTTTTTACAAAGTTTGTTCGATAATAGGTGGAATCCCTTAGGTGTCACAGAGCAAGGGTTTCCATATTTATTCGAAATACGGAATGACTCCCCACAAATATCACGAGAATTTATAGTCGACGACTTAAGAAGACCCCTTTTGGAAAGAAAAATTCCAGATTCCGTTATTCAGAATTATATTAGTCCAATTCTTTTAAAAATTAAAGAAGATTTTATTACTTTCTTTAAAGGTACAGAGGGTGGCAGCAGTATCACTTTTAGTCCTGACCAAATATTAACACTAAATTTATCAGACTTTAGTTCAGCTCCACCTCAAGAAATAAAGGTAGATATCGTGACAGAAATGAGTGTGAATAATACACCCCCATCTTCCATATTAGACCAAGTAAGAAAAATATTGTGTATCTGATACCACCAATTACTTAGACCGATGGACATTATGGAATCAAAGTTTATTTCCTAAATAACACTAGAAAGATGAAGAGAGAACTCTTCTTTTTACTGTTATGTATATTGTTCCTTGTTTTATGGTATCAGTCCGAAGCCGTGGAATGTTTCCAGTCAGGAGGGGGAAATCCTCCAATGAATGTACCGAAGGCTGAACCAGAGGTTGCCGCAATTGGAGATGGAGGTCCTAAACCATTCGCGCCCCCTTCCAATGCTCTTCTTGCTCCTCCTCCCGGCCAAATGGCCTCCGTAAATTCATATCCATATGATGATCCGGCAAACAAAAAAGCGCCGCTCAAACAACTGAAAAATACTATGGAAACTCTCGATGGATTTCTGGGAAACGAGGCACCAGCCCTGGCGTCCTCATCCGACCCGGCAACTCTTTTACCTCTACAGACGGCCACATCCGATTTGCAGCGTCTGAAGGATGAAGTGTCCGTTATAGACAGAAATCCCGGTATAGAGGGAACACTGACAATTGGAGACTTGAATGGTATAAATGCGAATTTGGCGTTCTTGCAGAATAAGTGGAGGCTCTCTGCGAATTCTTCTGTAGAAGGATTTGAAACCTTAGACGATGTGGTAGCAGGAACTGCTAGTTCTTCAGCAACTAACTCCTTTTCTTTATTGGATAGTAGCTGTGGAAGCGGGCAAGTCGTTTTTATCAATGGAGGAAGTACCTCGTGCGTTACTATTGGAGCGCAGTGCGGGGCTGAAAAAATATATACTGAAAATGGCACTTGCTCGGCTGTAGGAGCGACATGTGCTAATGAAAAGGTATATAACTCAAGTGGTATATGTGTTGCTAGCGGCTCTCCTGGTGGCTCTCCTGGTGGCTCTCCTGGTGGCTCTCCTGGTGGCGGCGGCACTGGCAGTAGTAATAGAAAAATAACACTCGCAGAGTTGAAAAATCTACAGATAAATATTTCCGCCTTTATTATACAACTACAAAACAGTGGAGTACAGTGATGTGCTTACCGGTATATGCCAAAGTTAGGTACACCTCTAGGGTGTACCTAACTTAGTCTATATGCCTAGATCTACCACCAAATACTTAAAATAATTACTCGGTGGTAGTAAATAGAAATTAAAAATATTGTAGGCGTATAGAATGTCAGGGGCCGTTATAAATCAACGGATTAATGTTCTAAAGATTATTCTTCAGCAAGTAATGGATTACCAAACCAAGATAGAAACTGGTCAAATGAACGAATCTGATATTCCTATTACATACAATGACTATAGAGCGTTCTTACCGTTTGTAGATATAAATGACCCCACAACAAATCTGAATAATCCACTCCCACATCTGCTGAATGCAACAGGTGCCTCTGGTGCTCTTTCCAATCTCTTCCCGTATTTTTTTAGCGGGGACATCAGTGGTGCGCAACTCGCAAGAGAACTATTTGAAAAATACGCGAAAAATCTCTTCACAGACGTCGGCTACGACGTGAACCTTCGTCTAAATAAAAAGAGCGACTCCGAACGCAAGGTCGCCGAAGAGGTGGCAAGAGCACTCGCAAACGGTACTCTAGGGAAAAACTCTAGTCTGGCATTTGATAATGATGGAAATGATGATGGTAACACAAATGGAAATGCTCCGTCATCTATAACAGGAATGTTCAATAGTATTATACAGGCCATTACAGGAAAAAATCCGACTCAGGACAGTGCAGCAGGCTCTGGTAATTCCTCTGTGAGCCTTACCACTAGTTCTCGGCCAGCTGCACCAGGCCATTTCAATTGGAAGGATCGCTCTAAGGAAATTTGCGACCAAGTAAGAAAACGCGGATTGAACGCTTATGATTATGGATGTCTAAACAATCCAGACGACGTGAGTGAAAATTTCTCCTATAGGGGCTATGCACGCATGGTGTGTGCGCGTCTGGAAACAAATTACGACCCAAGTATTCCTGGACTATGTGGCTGTCCTCCGCCCACTTGGGCTGGATGGCGACCCTAGAAATCTCCTCCCTCAAATATAGATAGGCGCAATGCGTTCACCAAAAGAGCCTGGATTATTCATTCTTCTTGGAGTTGTAATAGGACTCTTTTTGGGTTATTTGTTTGCACCCTATATCGGCGAAGGTTTCACATCGGCTAAGGCAAGTAATACTGCATGTCTATCATGTGGGGCGCTCACATGTCCTCCGAATCCCGATATGAGCAAATACGTTCTCAAGAGTTCTATACCACCGAACCCCACGTGTCCTGAAATGTCAAACTACATGTTAAAGACGGAATGCCCGCCTACTCCCGATCTTTCCCAATACGTTCTCAAGAGTTCTATCCCGACTCCTGAACCAATTATTGTAGATAACTCCGCCTGCGGTAAAGACTGTGGTGAGTGCCCCGCCTGCCCGCGTCCTCGTTGCCCTGAGGTCAAGTGTCCGCCACCTACAGTGTGTCCGGCATGTCCTCCTTGCGAACGCCAGAAGTGTCCACAGCCTGTTGTCAAATGTAAGGCAGAAGAGTCACCATCCACACCGGTTCGACCCTTTCTTGCTCCACTCAATTTCGGTGAATTCGGAAAATAGGGTGTCGTTATGATATAGACTAGCCGTCAGAGCCAAGTACTTAAATTAAGTACTTGGCGGTAGCTTTATTAACTAGGCTAAAAGTAAGAAGATTTCACAAAATGGACACGAAATTCTGGGGACCCTCCGGATGGAAAATGCTGCATCTCATTAGTTTTGTGCGCGCGCACCCAACACCTACAGAAATTGCGGACCTTCGGTGTTTCTTCTCCACACTTCCATATGTGTTACCGTGTAAATTCTGTCGAAAAAGTCTGAGTGAATATATTGTAGAATTCCCTTTAGAGTCGACTCTAAATGAATCCTATGCACTTGCGAAATGGCTCTGGAAAATTCATAATTGCGTAAATTCCAAATTGCGAGAACAGAAATTGTTGAAGGAATCTGACCCCCCGTTCGCTTCTGTAAAGAGTCTGTACACTGCGAAATTTGCTGCAGGGTGTACGCGCACGAATTTTGAGGGATGGGAATTTCTTTTTTCCATCATTGAAAATCACCCCTATTCTAAACAGTCCCTGTCCGGAATTCCAATCAACGGTGGGCCAGAAAAAATTTCTGCGGATGACCATTTAGAATTAAACCGTTGGAATCGGTTGCCGAAAGAAATTCGCCAAAAATACTGGGAACAATTCTGGACCTGTTTGCCCAAAGTTCTACCGTACCGAGAGTGGAGAGAAGTATGGGGGGTCTGTCAAACAGATTGGACAAGTCGTAAAGCAGCAATGAAATCCCTCTGGGGAATTCGCTGCTCTATGGAATCCTCATTACAACTTCTAAACAAGACAGACTTTCATTCCCTATGTAAACAACTTCGGCAACATCGGAGCGGTTGCGCAAAATCTTCTAGGGCGCGCACTTGTCGGAAAAAACGGTTTAGGCAAAGAATACCGTGATGTGCTTACTGTGATGTAGGCTTAAATTAAGAAGTTGGCGCATACTGGTAAAAAACGCGGAGTATATAAAATCGAATGCTTTAATGAACGGACCTCTGATCCAAATGAACACACTCTTTCCAAAGCTTGGAAAAACACTGAATAAGGATGAGCCATTCCCCTTGGGCTGGCATATAAAACATAAGGAAAGGCCTAATGTTTGTACAAATTGTGGAGAAGAAAATGACACTATGGAAAGAGAGGATTTTACCATCTGTATAAAGTGTGGTGAAGTCCAGGAACGTACAATTGATTCTGGTGCAGAATACCGTTTCTTTGGTTCAGATGATCGTAGTTCATCGGACCCATGTCGCGTTGGTGCCCCAACAGATACACGCTTTCCAGCATCCACTCTAGGAACAATGATTCTTTCCCACGCACAAGGTGGGAATTCATCCTCTCGTATTGCAATGGCACGTATTAGACGTTATCATACGTGGAATTTATTGCCATATAAGGAGCGTTCCTTGCTACAGGTATATGAACAAATTGCTCTTACGGCAACGAATAATGGATTCGACCAGCGCACAATGGATCATGCAAAAGAACTCTATGTGAAACTCGTGGAGCATTGTGACCGAAGAGGAATGTCTCGAACTTCTGTGGTTGCAAGTTGCCTGTATTCGGCATTAAAAAAAGTAAACCAACCGAGAAAGCCAAAAGAGATAGCAGATATGTTCCATTTGAGTATTGCGCAATTCACAAAATCTTTAAAATATTTCCAAGAGATGCTCTGTATGGCGAACCAAAGAGGGCTTTTATCCTCTACGGCTGCACCAGCAACTTATCCAAGTACACGTGCATCAAATTATATAAGTAAGCCTCTAAGTCGTCTTCCTATATCACGACATAAGTATCAAGTTTTAGAGGGAGTGGCTGTTCGCTTGGCAAATGAAATAGAGGATATCGATTTATGTCCTGAAAATATGCCACCCTCACTCGCAGCTGGTGTTATAGCTCTTGTAATTCAAGTGTCAAATATACGTGATATTCCTATAGAGCGTATTGCCAGTGTATGTGGGGTAAGCGAGGGAACTATTCTAAAGTGCATGAAAAAGTTGGAAAGCGCAATTCAAGATGGTAAAATACAGATTCCTTCAATTACAGAATCATAGAACGTTGAGCAGAATATTATAGCATATAATAGTATGGGAGGTTTCTTTGTAAAACCATATAGTGTAAATGAAAATAACATTCAAGATTTTATTAATAGAGTTTTAAAGGGTTTATTTACTTCGATAGATTTTGTTGATCTTTTTTCAATGATGAACCCTGAAGAGTGTAAAAATTATATTATTTTTGGAGAAAATATAATGAACCGTCTATTTATAAAAATGAATTTACGTTTTGGAAAAAGTGACAACGACACCTTATATATTCGAAAGGCATCTAGCCTTCGTAATGATATTGAGCAAGATACAATACATAAAAAAGCCTGTACAGATATTAGTAAATTTATGGCTCAAATATTACGATTAATTGCCACTATTATATTCATGCTAAAAGTACCGAAAAAAGAACCCATAATATATACACAGAACGCAACAAGCAGAATTCTTCATACACGACCGCCACAACCCCCCTTTTGGAGAGGTTTGTTTAGCGGAGGTTTTAATATAAAAACAGGAACAAATACAAATTTAACAGTAGAGGGAAGTAATGCCAAAGATATATTTTTGAGCAAATTTAAAATGGGAGAAGGACATTTATATCTTGATAAAGAACAAAGCAACATTTCATCTGTTATTACACTTTACACAGATAAACTTAAATTATTTAATTGCCGAGAAAATTCTGTAGAAAATTCTGTAGAAAATTCCGGAGAAAATTCCGGAGAAAAATTGCTCTCAGTAATTCTTTCAGAACAAAAAAAATACATATGTAGAGAAGTACTGCAGGATAAAAATAACAATTTTTGTATGAAATATACATTTAATTTAAATAAAGGTATTCCATATGCATTTATTTTTACAGTAAATTTTCAAATGAACGACACGCTAACAATAAAAAATTTTCAATGGGAATCTAAACCACCTAATGTAACAGATGTAATTTCTGAAAGGTCCATTAATGTAGGGTTTACAAAAGGAGATAATGCACTGATAGTCAAATACAACGGAAAAGATGAATCTTTTGAAAAATTCTTATATAAAATATGTAAAAACATTTGGAATAAAAGAGGAAATACAGAGCGTCCATACCAATACATGCGGTCGCACCCTGAAGACCGTATATTCAAAATACCACAAAATGAACTTGGTATTTTGCAAAGAAGAATGTTTATGGATACATTACCAGCGTGTTCTGCTCGAGCAAGGGAATTACTCACACAAATAGAGAATAATAAATATATAAGTTCTGTATGTGACCCTAATTTTAAATTTCGTACTGACGGTTCTCTCCATAAAACAAAAGAATTAACTGGCTCATATGGAATAGATGCTCTTCGCTCACTCTTTATGTTCATAGAAGCCATAGACAAATCTGCACCTAATCTAGAAAGTTCGGAAGATTGGCAAGATTTTAAACGGGAAATGGACCAAAATAATAGTCAAGAGTTGAAAGCAAAATGTGAAGATACATTTAAGACCTTTATAGAATTAGACGAATCAATAGTAAATAATGTACGTGAGGTTGTGGATAAACTATATTCAGTTGAGAGAGAAAAAATAACGTCAATGGTAGAGCTCTTATTTAAAATTATAAGCCGTGAGGCATTAGAACAAAAAGGTGAAATTAAACTAGACGAACGCCTATTTAGTGAAGGAATGCCGCGTCTTATGGAAATAACACGCGAGGTTATAGTAGTTTCTAAAAATTATTATATATCATGTGATAAAATATCAAATATGGGTCTTGAGATTATACTTAAATCCAAACACTCTTTGAACGAAAACTCTTTGAACGAAAACTCTTTGAACAAAATTTAAGTACTTGGCTCTGATGGTTACAGTAGTGATAAAGGCATGTGAGCTAAGGAAAAAAATTGAGTCCAGATCGGCTCTTCATCTTGTCTGACAGAATGAAGAGCCGATGTGCATTTCCAGAATGTAGAGCGCCTCTCTCTCTTGTGACACCCGAATGTAAATGTAAGAACAGATACTGTTCAAAACATCGTGGCCATATGGAACATGCATGTAGCTTTGACTATAGAGAAGAACACATAAAGAACTTGATGAAAACAATGAGTACCCCTATTGTGGGGAAAAAAATAGAAAGTTTCTAACGTTTCATAATTTCAGTAATACGCTTACCGTTTTCTATACAAGCCTGAATCCAGTCAACCCTGCGCCTATACTTATTTTTCGTAATACCCCATTGTATACACATGGCGTGTGTATTCTCCTCTTCTTTATCAAAAATCCGTTTTCCACATTCTGGACAAAATTGTATAGGAACGGCCTCTTTATTCATATTTTTAATCAATATAAAAAATAAGAGGGTCTACCGGCATGTAGCGTGATGTAACGTCTAGTACTAAAGTTAAGTATTCCCTTATTGGAGTGACTTACCGTGATGTGCATAAAATAAGTACCCCCTAAAGGGGGTACTTATTTTATGCCTATATCACTACTGTAGGCATGTGGGCTAAGTTAGGTACACCCCAAGGGTGTACCTAACTTTAGCACATGCCGGTAATCTTTTCGTTCTAGCCATCAGAGCCAAGTACTTAAATTAAGTACTTGGCGGTAGGCTTAAAATAAATACATTACGTTACCGCCGCTAAAATAGAGAGTACTCGTTTTGCGGGTTCGTGCCTTGGTCCCAATTTTTCTAGGAATTGTTTTACAAATGTATTGAATAATTTTATTGAAAAATCAGATGTCACCCAATGTGTGTGAATAGATTTTAGAGCCTGCGCATCCACCACAATACCTGAATGTCCCTCTTGTCTGTGAATTCCCCACGATTTCTGTATTTCTCTGTAATCGAAATCAGCCTGAAACATTCTCCACCAGCCGTAATTGTTCTGTGGAGGAAACATGTATACACGACCACACCATTCTTCGGTGTCAAACGTTTCTAAGGCCGCCTGTTCAAAAAATCGCGATGAAGCGCACGCATCGTTCCAAGCTTGAATAGCTCCTATAGATTTTGTCCAGAAATATCCCGCATTGTATTTGCCATAAAGGGCCTCATCGGCTTTACGAATCTGATGTGGCGAAAGCGCAACTGTATACTTATCGGGTACAGCGGGTAGTTCCCCCAAAAAGAAGATGTCTGCGTCTAGATAAAAGACACCGGTTTCAGAAGCAGTCTCTTCGCAAGAGAAGACCCAGTCTAAAAGATTAAGTTTTTCCATTTGGAATTGATACCATAGAGTCTTTCCATCTACAGGGATTCGTTCCATTTCCGTACGTGTTTTGTGAGAATACGCGTTCAGAACATCTTTCACGACGATTTTACCCTTATATTTTATTTTTGGTATACTACGCGCAACATCTGTGTCTGCAAACAAATAGACGACCGGGGGGGTAGAGTTCCAAAGCATCAGACTCTTCAAAAAGCAGTCTAAATCTTGAAGGGCATTATTTGTTGCTAAGGAACATACAAATAGATGGGGGCGCATTATTTATTATTATACTATAACTCCTTATGCGAGCATTTTGAAAAGGAATACTGACGCTGCTCCGCCCAACATCTGCGCAGTGATGTAACTGAGAAGGTCATTGAGTGACATCCGTTTCCGCATGTACATTGACAAACTTACCGCGGGATTTACATGCCCACCGCTGGTATTCGCTGCAAAGAAAATGATAACGGCAAGAGTTAAACCAACAAAGAGCGCATCGCCGCCAGAAGCAAGAATGGAGAGAACCAGAAGCAGTGTTCCCAGAAATTCTGCGAGAAGGCGATTATATTTCATTCTACTAAGATTAGAGAAAGAAGAATGGAAGATGTTGATGTCAAATCCGGACCCATCACTATTATAACTGGAATTTATGCATTAAATCTTTATCATTTTCATCTTGTGTTTTTTCAACAACGATTGTTCGCAGAAAACAGAATTTTTTCATTAATAATGATTTTAATTTTTATATTTTTTATAATTGCGGCACTATTTGTTATAGCTTTACCCGATACCACGAGTGAAGATACTACATGGTGGACTTTATTTGGTATTATTATACCTGCAGTGAATTTATATTTATATAGAAAATTGTATCTGTATGAGTATCAACAAAATGTTATGAAGTATCAACAAAGAAGACATGTTGGACATTTTGGACCTTCATGGTGGATCTAAAAAGTTTAAGCGGTATCGAGAAAATTTTATGAAATCCATAGAAAAATATGGGTAATAATAGATGAAGACCGTAAATAATATTAAAAATTATTTATTTGTATGGGGTCTCGTTTTTTTAGCCATTCTTATAACATTCCGAATGCGTGAATATGAATCCCCAGTGCTTCACAAAGGGCTAGAACGAGTAGAACCTTTTACAAATACACCAAGTTTTGTTGATTCTCTAGAGGAGATTGAAGACATGAACCCAGCGGATGATACATCTGTCAAAAAGCCAAGAGAGCCGTATAATCTTTTGAACGGTGTTTTACCCCTTTCAACAAAACGAGTGTCGCCTACAAGTCAGCGGTGCTATGAATCCGATTTTCAGACGCGTCTAGAACGGGGGGGAACGTACAGACAACTCACAAATAATTATAAACGCGCGGCTCCCGACGCATGTTCAGCCCCCCTACATGAATTCGTCCTTTCCTACTACACACCACCGACTATATAAGGTCTACCGTTAACGGCATGTGCCAAAGTTAGGTACACCCAAAGGGTGTACCTAACTTAGCCTACATGCCTACAGTAGCGATGTAGGCACAAAATAAGTACCCCCAAAGGGGGTACTTAACTTCCGCACATCGCGGTATGTAACGGCATGCGCCGAAGATAAGCACATCACTGTAATTAAGGAGTTGCTTCAACAACGGTTTCATTGACAATCTTACATACTTGGACAATAACGCGCTTTTTTGGTGTGGATGGCTCAATAAGACCTTGACGCGCATCCTCAACGCGTTTCCAGAATTCCTCTTGTTTGACAAGTGTGCTTGCATACCATTCGCGATTTCGTACAACAGTCGTTCGAAACAGCCTTTTTAGATGCCATGGAATTACCTCTTGTATACACCAACCCCCCTCCTCTGCTGCATCTCTTTCCGATTGAGTGTACACATACTTCAATTCTAAACTCTCCGGGTCTTGAAGAAGCCACATACACCCACAATATAACGGTCGTTGTGTTTCAATATCGTATAGTTCCGGCGCAGACATATTTTTAGATTCCATCTCATTATATGTGGACGCCTTGTATGCTGACTCAAATGACATTTCTACGTAGTCACATTCATCAATATTAGTAACCTCCATTTGTATCTGCATCTGACACCAATAGTCTTGTGGGATAGTTCCATCTATCTTACGGGTTATAGGACACTTTATCTCTAGAAGTCGGCCTATTCTGCATATATCATCTGCATCAATAATAATTCCATCGGGACTCGCAGCCAGACGCAAATTTTCTGAATGAACAATACGCCCTAATTCAAGGATTTTTATACGGTTCATCCGCTCCAGAACTTGTTTTACTACAGGTTCAAATCGGATACCCCAATCAAACGGTCCCATTTCAGGCGTACAGCAGGCTTTCACATTCTGCCGAAGATTCTCAGAGAGCGGGGCGATTTTTTGAAGGGCGAGATTTGAAATCGCACGAGGAGTCCCAAGAATATTGGAAAATTCGCTTGCGGTCAAAAGACTCTTAGACTGTTTATACCACTCTGGCGTGCGTTGCGCAACTTGGACTGAGGTGGCCAGACTATCTACATGTGCGAGACGCTCTTCCGTCGAACGCTCCGCCCAAGCACTCGACATCGAATCTCTCAACATAAACGACCGTAATATATCTTGGACAAATCTAACACAGGGATCCAGATAAATTGTGTCAATTTCATCCGGCGGAAAGCAGTCGTCTATATAATCACTGAAATCTTGTAACCAGCAATCCATATGCCGCTTATAAGAGGCGCACGGAGCCTCTTCGTCACATTCCTTCAATAAATCGTTACACATATGAAGCATTTGTGTAACCATCTTACGTATATATACAATGATTTCCTTATGCGGTCGGTTGGGCGGTGATATCACCCTCTGCTGTTACGCGTTTACGAAATGTGACTGCATTTCGTCGCTCCATAATCTGAAAAAGCACCTCACCCTGTGCATTTTGGTGCATAATGAGCGGCTTAACCTCAGTGATTTCCTCCTTCTCCATATCATATACCACACAGGTCTTAGAATTCAACACCTTACGGTCGAGCGCCTTGGTTAACATGCTGAGTAGAGCAGCCTGCTCGGTCTCTTTCAGACCCCGCGCCTTTGCCATGGACTCCGTAAAAGCACGAATACGGTTCAGACGTAGCCCCCTATCCAGACGATGCCAGGGACGTTTGTATGCACTGTTTGCCTCTGCAGTCAACATGTTTTCTAAAGACTCATTTACAGAATAGTCGGCTCCGCTAATATCAAAAGAAACGCGCCGCTGCGTTTTATTTCGGGAGTTACTCATCCTATAGGAATATATATGCAAACTCTCTAAGCGGTCAACTGAAGATATTCGTGAATGATGTCAAACGCTGACAGAATATTTCCGAGAAAAATATCCTTTAAGAATATATTTGTCCCCCAGATATCATCTTCCAAATTACTACTGACAACCCATAAAAAGGGGCGCCAAACCGTGCGCATTGGCTGCTCGTCGGGCGGCGTTTCATTCCAAGTATAAAACTGGTCTAATAGGGATGAGGTCTGCTTCACGAGCAAAAAGACGAAACCATTTACGGCCACCGGGGGGGCGCTCAGAGGTATATCATTCTCCGTTGCATACGCCTGCGCGTCCTCAATGGTTTCTATGGAAGTACAGAAGGTGCCATTCCGCTCGAGAAGCATCCAGACTTGTTGTATTAAAGTGTCATCAAAACTGTTGACTGTCCTATGAAATATGGGAATTACGTACATCCTCCTAAACAAATGTTCTATTTACTCTTTAGACTATGGAGAGATATGAATTATTTCCGAATTCATCGGGAAGCGGTGAACCAGAATATAGTCTTATGCAGAACCGAGACCAGACTGAAACACAGGTACGTTATACTCCACAATTTGCGGGGCCACTACGTATTCCTCCTGGGAATTTCCAACCGAGAGTACGAAAAGAGGTGAATACACGTGACACGGTGAATGCGCGATTTGTAGAGAGCTGGAATGCAACAACACCGGTACAGCAGTCAGGAATTGTCCGTTTTGGGATAGAGGGAGGCCTTCTAACACAGACACCAAAAACTGCGAATTTTGATAAAGCCGCAGACGCATATCGGATACCAAGCGCGGATGATTTGGACCGTTTTCGAATTAGCATAGATAATTCGAAAATTCCATTGACAAAAGATTTACAAAAGATACAGGACTTTATAAAATACTTTATGAAGAATATTGTGGATGTATACGACACGAAAAATGGCCTATATTTTACGGGAGCGCTTATGGACTTCTTTCCTTCACAGACCGACCGGCACGATTTTTTGAATCTTGCAACAGATCGAGAGGAAAAAGGTATTTTGGATGCGATAGTTGCGTTCTATCGGGATAATACCTATAGTGATAATGTTGGTAGCGTTGGAAGTGGTTCGTACGATACGAATATTTTTATAAGAGATTTCAAAACGGAAATTCTAAATGCCTTTCGTATTCAGCGGCGTAAAAACACAGAAGAAGTGACAAATCCAAAATATGCAAAAATGGACTCATCTGCGCCTGTGAGTTTGGACACTGTCTATCAAGATATGGCGCCCTTGAGTAGCCGCAGTGATATTCGTGATTTTAGACAGTCACAGCCCTACGACCCAACAGCTCCAAATCTTTCTCTCAACCCATTTTTTGACCGCTATGACCCCACGCGCGACCCACGAAATATGGTTCGTGAAGTACGCTCAGCGGTCTATGAGCCTAAGGAGGCGGATAGGGGAATTGCAGAATCTGAGAGAATACGGGCGAGAACCTTTACAAATCGTTACATGGAAGAAGACAAGACCCCTGTTGCTTTGACAGAGTGGTATAATCTCATGCGACCAAAGTTTGACAACCCAGAGATTATTTATAGGACACATAATGTAAGCGCATTAGATAAAATAGGTGCGGGGGGGAGGTAACTTATACACATCACGGTAAATCAATCGAACCGCACCTCTATTTGAACCTCATGCTTTTCCATCATTTTTGCAGAATGCATAGGTTCTGTAGTTGTCAAACGAGCTCTACGTCGTGTGATTGATTTTGTTTCCACGGTTTCTACAGTTTCATCTGAATTTTTAGATGTTTCCGTGGAATTTGTTTCAGAGCGAACACGCTGGAACTCACGCGCACTTGTATTCATTTCCTTTTCAATCTTAGAAAAGTTTTCTTTGATATATCTTAAAATCCCCTTTTCAATTGCCCACCGAAAGAAATTTAGTTTTCCAACCGTTGTTAGAAATGGTTTGTTACCGTTTAATTGAAACATAATACGCTCTCTACGACAGAAGGGGTCAAATAATTTTTTAGAATAAGCCTTTAATTGCGACTTATAGTTCGTATATATAAGAAACTCTTGACCATTAAATATGTATGATATATTGTATTGTTTTGCGTAGTTGGTGACAAACCAATCAATTAATCTCAGTGAAATAGTTGAAGTCCCTTGTAGATACTGAAGAATTTCTTCTGAATCTGCCCGGTCAGCATAAAATTTCTGTAAACTCGTAATAATTAGTTCCTGTTTACAATGTATTCTTTTTCGTCGTGTCTGGATATCAGAATCGCCAATAGGAGCCAGAATAGTCATATCTAAAAATAGATATGTGTTCTCTTAAAGCACTTTTTCGTAAGCTATAGAAGTAGATGGAGGGAGGTAAACCAGAAGACGTATCATTATTAGCTGGAGGTGCAGACAGACCACTTATTCCCGTTCAAGGGGGGGGATTCATTAATTTTTTTTCAGGAAAAAAGAATTCAGCAAAAGGTGGGGCCGCAATAGCGAATGTTGCAGTACAATCACCAACGCAAGAAGGTGCATTTGATGTATTATGGACAAATTTAGACTCAACAACTAAATTACAAATACTAAAGGAAACAGGTGAAACTGTAAGGGCTGCCAAGGAGAACGGTATAAGTGATTCACAAATAACTGAAATGATTCCAAATAGCCTTATTGAAAAAACACTTAATGCGATTGATAGAAAACATGGGACAGAAAGTCCAGATTTGGTAAGTGTATTTAAATATGCAACTGCTGAACAAATTGAAGCAGGCAAAGAAGAGGCATATAAAATGAAAGCAGCTGGAAAAGGAGAAACAGATATAATAAAAGCGGTTTCAGATAAAATGGATAATTTGGCAAAAAATGAACAAATGGGGAGAACATTTGTTCCTAGTTTTGCCAGGAAATTTTTTTTAAGCGATGTATTTCAAAAAACATATAGGAGACATGAGAAAAAAATCATAAATCGGAATGAATATATGTTCAATATAAATAAAGAACTCGACAATATCCATCCAATGATAGCATTACTTAATAATCTTGATTTAAAATACAAGGACAAGACAAGGTTTGGTCGATATATTACAGAATACATAAATTTACAAACACGAATGTGGAACGCAATTGCACTAACGCATAATATTTCAATACCGCATATGCCAAAGGCAAAAAAGGTTAATGGAAATTACGGAAATATTTATAAAGACGGATCCAGACGTGTTACATGTTTAGATAGCTCTATTCAACATATTATAATAATACCTCCCTTAGATAAACTAAACTTTCCAAAAACTAATAAAACTACTGAAAAATTAAGAATAGTTTTGCGAGATTTATATGATTTGAATATTTTTACTATAGATGATAGTACAGGCATATGCAAAATTAATAAAAAGGTTGCACTTATATTTACTTCAGTATATAATAAAGAAGATGAAGCTATCGAACTTTTTTTGTATATATCAATGCTAGAAATAAATAATGAGGACAATATTTTTTGTTTGTCAAATTTTTCGAAAGGAGAAATAGATGCAGGATTAGTATTACTCAATAGTCTAGTCAATAGTCTAGTCAATAGTCCAACAAACATGTGTGTACCCACCCTTTTATCTCCAAGTGGAATTGTGTATCCATACAGAATGAGAAATAATGTCGATGGCATTTTTATTGGTTGTAATTTTAATGCGGAATGTAAAGAAGACAACATATTTAAAACTATATACAGTTCGAAAGGATACGGGAATCGTGGTTATGGCCTATTTGTAAATAAAGATATATCATTTGTAAAATGCAATCGTTCAATATTAAGATATAACTATTCTATTGAAAATAAAAGTACAGATTTTTTAAATGATATAATTTTTTCTGGAACTAATAAGGATGTGATACATGATCAATTATCAACGATGGTAAATTCAACAATGAATACACATATAATTTCAAATAGTGGGCAAAAATATATCACAATAGATGATTTCAAAACAAACATTTTGAATTTCTCATATGTAATAGAAAATTTAAATGAATTTGTTAAAGAAATAAATTCAACTTCGACTATTCAAATGGACTATAAGATAATATTACAACTACTAACAGATTTATCAAAAGAGCCGAATACAGGAGTAAAACCACACATTATTTCGACTATAAAGTCGGATACAGGAGTAAAACCACACATTATTTATACAAATAGAGGACAATTCATAATTCTTATGGAAATATACATATATATACGCAATAATATAGATAAAGCTGTAAATTTTTTATTTAAAGATTTTAACCTAGATTTAAAAAAAAGTTCTGTTAAAAACATATTAAATAAGCGTATCAAAGATGTATTATATACACGTTTTCCAAAAGAGGAAGATTATAACTCTTATATTTCTTTCGTTGAAAGCTCAAAAAGTAAATTAGATGAAATATATAAAGAAAACAAGTATGAGTTGCCTGAACGACCTGAACGATGTGGACAAAGGAATATTACAAGCAGAGAGAAAGGAATTGGCATTTTTGATTTAGAACAATATTCTCCTTATACTATTTGTGTATTTAGTATTAAAAAGGATGATTTAGACAAATATAAAGATGGTACAGGTGATGTATGTGTTGAAAATGATAATGATTTTAAAGGGAAATATGGAGATGTTTTTACGGAATGGTCATTCAGTAGGGAAATTGCAAATGTTACTAAACTGCAGCTAATAGATCTTGGTAGTAAATCATATTCTATAAGGGAGGTTACGCAGGATGTGAAATGTAACTTAAGTGGCTATATGTCAAAGGTAAAGTATGATGTAGCACCAATTAGTGGAGGTGGGAAAAATGTATCAGAATATGAGAAAGAATACAATAAAATCGTGGAGGAAATTACAACTACTCTCGTTGGCGGCAAAAATATATCAGAATATAAAGATGAAAATAATAAAATCATCGGTGATATTACAACTACTCTTCATGTAAATAAGTTTAATTTAGAGGGTGGAAGTATTTCAACGTCGACAACTACGTCGACAACTACGTCGACAACTATGGCGGCGGCGACGGCGGCGACGGCGGCGACGGCGGCGGTGGGGGTGGCAGCGGCGGCGGTGGGGCTTGGAGCACTTGCCTATGCAGCAAGGAAAAAGTTTAATAAAATAAACAAAGTACGTCCGTCGATAAATATAAATGAAAATACGATGCCCGGTGGCGGCCCATGTTCTGGAGAGATGCAAGATACTCCGATTCTCGTAAAAGGTGAAGCAGACTTATTGAATGATTTAAATTTAACACCAACTAACATACAAAAAATTTTTCATTCCGGTAATATCTATGGAAAAGAATATAAGAGTTTAACCTCATGGAGAGATGCGCTCCCTAGATTCTTTGAAAGTTTAACAATACAAAAATGTTATGAAAACCGGTTACTACTTACATATTCGGAATGCGAAGAATCAAAATACTTTTTGTATTCTATAGGGGATTATTTGGATAAAAATGAAACAGAAATACAGGAAAAAACATTAGAAAAAGATACGAAGGTTCTTATAAATGAACCAGATTTAATGCATGATAAAGATATTCAATTAAGTAAAATGAGTATTGGAGAGCCTCAGTACTATATAGATAATAATAGTGCTGCTGTAAGAGTTGGTGCAATTGAAAAAAGTACAAATATAAGAGTGCATTTTGTTTTGAGATTAAAAGAAAAGAAAGAGAGCGATTCTAATATAACACCAAACGACAAAGATGAACTAAATAATTTATTTGATAAAAAGAAATATGAATACCGAAAAAAATATGTTATGTACCTATATTAGACATGAGCAACCTAACAGGGCAACCTGTATTATATATGCTAACAGGGCAACCTGTATTATATATGCTTGCAGCTGTTTTTGATGCAATTGAAAAAATGCCTGAAATATTAAATAATAATGAAGAAAAATTTATGTTTAATCTAAAGGAAAAGAATGTCTACACCATAAATACTGATATAGAATTATTAATACAGCTTACGACGAATGAAAACGTTATCAATTTTCAGAAAATTTCATTTAAAGATTACAACATTAATGTAAGCCCTTATATTTCTTTTAAGGAAAAGAAAGAGGCGGCGGCGGCAGCGGTGGCGGCGGCGGCGGCAAAGGCGGCGGCGGCGGCGGAAGCGGCGGCGGCAAAGGCGGAGGAGAAGGGCGCAAAGGCAGCGGCGGCGGCGGCGGCGGCGCGCGCGGGGACGGCGGAGGCGCGCGCGGGGACGGCGGAGGCGCGCGCGGGGACGGCGGAGCGAAGGGCGCAGGCGGCGGAGGAGCGCGCAAGGGCGGCGGCGGAAAAGGAGGCGGCGGCGGCGGCAGCGGCGCGGGGTGCGAGGGCGGCGGCGGCGGCCGCGGCGCCGCACGTGGAGAAAAACGCGCCCGCCAGACCTTACAACAGAAACGCGGGCAGAGGCGTCTAGGAAATAAATAGTTATAAAATCACTCGTGTTCCAGGGTAATATACCGTGATGTGCATAAAATAAGTACCCCCTAAAGGGGGTACTTATTTTATGCCTATATCACTACTGTAGGCATGTGGGCTAAGTTAGTTACACCCCAAGGGTATACCTAACTTTAGCACATGCCGCGGTAAGCATAATACGGTAATGATACAAAAGAGAGTTTCAGTGATATTGCAGCTAAGTAAGTAAATTATAAAAATTTTTTTCAATAATTAGCGCCTAGAAAGTCTTGCAACAACATCCAAACTCAAAAGAACAAAAAGCCCAGTACCAACAAATAATAAAACCTCATTTTTTGTATCACGCCCCCGCTGCTCCTCTAAATCTTTGAATTTCTTCAAGAGTTCCTGCATTTGTCGAGCCATTTGATTACGCATAGTTTCAGGGTCACTTCCTACGACAGAAGGTGGTGCACCCGGTTTATACAATGGCTCCGCGTTTGTTTCAACTTCCCCCCTCTTTTTATCATCACGTAGTACTTTGTCCTCAGCGGGCTCGACAGGTTTCATAGGCTTCTTTGCCTTAAAGAACGCAGTGGACGTTTTCGCCGTAGTGAGTGGTTTCCACGCGTCATCCAGTGAGGGTGCCGGAAGAGTTTTTACTGCTCCAGCTTTTTCTATACCATTTCCTCCGAATTCATACTCAAATGTTTCATTTAAAACTGTGTCCGCTGAATCATTGAACATATTTGTAAATCCCTCATCATTAGGTATATTATCAGTATGAGAGTTATAGAGCGCAAGACCCGCAGTTCCTACTATACTTCCTGCCGGAGCAAACATATCCTTTTTACCATCGCTGCCGTCTACAAGGCTCTTCAAAGAAACCGTATCTTTTACAATAGAACTCAACTGTTGTTTTGCTGTATCTAAAGAAGGCCAATTTACAGGCGGTGCCTCTTCGGTAGCATCCTCCAATCCTTTTCCAAAATAACTTGGGTAACCCGGTTCACCTATAAGACAATTCCCATTAGGAAGAATCGGCATTTTAAACCCCTCAAACCCCCCACTCCCACTCAAATCCTTAAAGGCATCATCGTAACTTGTAAAAGCCGGCAATTCCCCCATGCGTTTTACAGCGGGACGGTCGGAGTCCGTGACAGGAATATCATCCACTGTATTTAGAAAATCTTCGGGCGGACCCTTACACTTTTTCGCACGTTTTCTCGCAGCTCTTCGTTCCTCTTTTGATGATTTTACATCGCTACAGCCGGGTGCCGGATTTTTTCCTTCAATATCTGGAAATGCATCTTCTATGGAACATAGTTCCATTCCCCTCTGTGTCTTTCAAAGAAAAGATAGTAGATAAATTTCGGATGCCACGATGCCTAGAACAAAAACATTACCACCAAGTACTTAAATGAAATACTTGACCGTACCGTGATGTGCCAAACTTAGCCTACGTTAAAGTGTATCCCGGCAAACAAGACTGAAATTTACCCCATAGGGTATACCGTCATGTGCCAAAGTTAGGGTATTCCTAACTTTGGCACATGCCGTTACATGCCTGTATTAAATACACATAATCTCAAATAGATTAGATATCTCTATGCGCTCTCAAGGAGAAAATACTGTAATGAAAGGTGGAGCGCGTGAAGCAATATTGGACATTATTTCGAAACAATGGTCTCCCATAGAGGTGTATATACTTGTATTTCTTATATTGTCTATTGTTTTTGTTCGTGAATACCCCGTAAGGGTTCGTAGATATGCGGACACGCCTCTCGGCAAATCCGCTCTTTTTGCTGCGTCTATATTTGTGTCTATGTACTACTCTTGGTTGAACGGACTCTTTATTGCGCTATTTACACTACTCATTCTGTCTATAAGTCCCCGGAACGAAGAGGGCTTCCAGGATAAAAAGGCGTCTGTAAAAATTGTAGATAATGCGCGCCCCTGGTGGGTTGAAGCCGTTTTAAAAGAGAACCCTATTGCTTTTGAAGATGATAGAATTACGACATCCGCAATTCAAGACGGTGCAACATCCAATCGCTCGAATTCAACCACAAGCAGTCCTTAACAACATAAGTTTGGCACATCACTGTACGCCAGTAAGTATTTGGCGGTAATAAGAAAGTAAAAGGCCACCCATATTTTCTGTAAGAATCATAGATGAAGAAGTTCTCGGAACATCTTCCAAAGACGCTAGACGGATATATAAAATTATTATTTATAGTTATCCTATTTGGATGGAATTTAGTAGAAGGCGCCGTATATGAAAACGCATATCCGCTCGCAATGATTCATGTATACCCGTTGGCAATATGGAGAATAATGTTACTTGTTCTTATTGTTCTTGCTTCCGATTGGTCGGCGCACGTGACACTTCTTCTTATATATATGGTCTTCTTTTATATAATGGATCTAGAAGTCACCATTGAAAAATGGTCTCTTGCAGATTTACAAAAGAAATAGAAGCATCCGTTAGATATGGCACTTCCGCCTCCCGCAGCGGCAGCTGTAACTAATATTGCAATGAATCCAATAGAGACTTTTTTTTCAGGGTTGAATACAAATACATATTTTATTGGACTAATGATGTTACTTCTGAATTTGGGTGGGCGACACTTAGCCACAAGTCTTACAGTTGAACAGGATAAATTCTTACAGAACCAATGGTTTCGCCGCATACTACTATTTGTCGTAATATTCGTTGCAACGCGTAATGTTTTTACTGCTTTTTGGCTATCCATAAGTATTATTGTAGTTTTAGCATATTTAACAAATGAGTCAAGTCGACTCTATATTTTTGGAGCACACAAACCTCCTGTTCCAGAACCCATTCCCGAAGGACTCAACCCAGAAGAAACTGATATTTTTAGAAAACTTAATGAAAAAATGAAACGACATCAAGAGTATACAAAAGAAAAACCGGTGGCTCCCCAGCCCACCTATCAAGAACTCTTTACAAATTCCTATATTTCCGCGATGTCTGATGTTAAGATGGCAGTATAGGCCCCGGAGGCTCTGAAGGACCTGTAGGACTCGCAAGTATATCACGACGACACATAGGGCACAGAGAACTTCTCTGAAACCATGTAAGAACACACTCATCATGGAACATATGACCGCAATCATTTAGTTTCCGAACGATATCATTATTCATGATAGAATCTTGGCAAACTGCGCATGAATGTTCGTCTGTTCCAGTGTATGAAACTCGCTGTGTAGTACGCTGAATTTGTGCAGCAGTTGGTACACTGCGTGCGCTAGTTTGACTAGAATCCCCACTATAAAAAAACATTCGAAATATATCAGATATACCCAATTGACCAATAGTTTCCACTGTGTTCATCGATAGTATAGGTATTCTACGATTGTACGAAGTGGTGGTGTTCGCAAATTCTCTCGTCGCGTTGGAATAAATATCATATCTTGCGCAAAGGCGGCCTCTTATGTAGTGAAATACCTCCTGTATGTTCCGAAATCTTGCGTGGTCATACAGGAGTGCTGGAAATAAATTGTGAATTTCCGAAAGCAGTGGGGAATCTGAATAGGGGGAATTACGCTCCATACTAAAAATTGAACTCAACAGGGGTTAAGGCCTCTCTTCTATAGAATACAGTATGCTAAATACGCAACTTGGAGGCATTGTCAATATGGGTTTTACTTGTTATGCAAACGCAGTTATACAGGCCCTGCGCCACTGTAAAAAAATTCCCTGGATTTTGGAAGAGGGACGATATACAACTCTATTCAAAAAGAACGCAGAGAATACTCGGTTGAAACAGCAAAACCTTATAAAGTCTTTCGCAAATATGGTACAACTTCTTCAAAAGTGCAAAATGCAGCAGAGTGTGCGCCCTGCCGACTTCTGGCGGAAATTTCACACATGTATTGAGGAGCATTCATTCGGTGCTTTTGAGAAATTCAAGCAGAAGGAATGCCACGACAGTCATGAATTCTATCTGTGTATTCTCGACATTCTTCATGAATCAATGTCGCAAGAAGTGGAAATGCGTATTGTTCGCGATGAACCTATCACAGAAACAGATAAGCATTGTATAGATGCTTTGACCGCCTGGAAGACGCACTTCAGCAAGACATACAGCCCTTTTGTAGATTTATTCTATGGTCTGTATCACTATGTAATCACATGTAAGGGCTGCAGTGGTACTTCGCATAGATGGGAGCCATTTACAGAAATGAAAGGTGTTCTTCCAAAGGAGGGTGTGGAAAGCGTGCAACTGCTTGATATGCTTCAGGATGAATTCAAGCCGACAACAATTTCTGATTATGATTGTGAGCAGTGTAAGAAAACTGGGCGAAAAGAGGCCATTCAGACTGTTTCCGTATGGCGATTCCCCAAATATCTCATGATACATTTGAAACGTTTTGAAAATAATGGCAAGAAAATAAGCACACCGCTCACTGCTTTACCAAATCAGGGTGAAAGTCCCATAGCTTTTGAAACATTCTTTTCAGATGAAACGCCTGAGAGGTCGGGAACTTGTTCCTATAAACTTGTGTCTATAGTGGACCATCATGGACATTCCATGGCGGGTCACTATACTGCACAATGTAGGTCTATGGAAGATGAAACTAAATGGTATCTATATGACGACGATTCATGCTCAGCGATTCAATATCCTTCATTTGGAAGTAATACATATCTAATGTGTTTTGAACGGGTCTAAGACTGTATGCCGTTAACAAGGGCTGCCCAAGAAATCGGAAAGCGACTTGCGCATACAGTCGAAATGGCTGCAGAGAACTCCTGGATTTCTTTTTGTGCATGTGGGTCCAGACGAAGCGCACACAACCGCGCATAGGCTGCGAGCGAACCTGTTTCAATAAATTCGGTATACATGCTTTGCGGTAATACTGCGCGTGCGATTTCTGGGGTCACTCCTAGACTAAGAAGATGATTATATGATTTCAGTGAAACGTCCATCGCATCGATGTACGCCTTGACTGCGGCATCCTTATCTCTGATACTATTGGATCTGGAGCCCTGTTTAAGATTCGGGTCACACTCTCGGAAATTGTCGGGAATCCATACTTCAGGCGGCGTATCCACGTAACGCCGACTGACCTCATTGCGCGCAAATCCGATAGTGTGGCGAAACCATTCGCGCGCAATGAAAATCGGCATCTTCAGACGGAATCGGAGTTGTGGGTGAAAAAAAGGGCTAATATGCTCATGTTTCGCCAGGTATTTTATGAGACCGGTGTCTCTGGGGCCAAGTTCCGTAGACTCTTTGTTAAATGAAACGCGTGCGGCATTTACTACGGTGAGATCATCACCAAATACCTCAAGTATTTCAACATAGCCATTGGAGCCGATGGGAATTTTATTAGAAGTTTCCATCTATTTATACTGTGATGGGATGATTTAGACGGGTACTTAACTTAAGCACATCGCTATATATTATCCGCAAACCCCTCTATTTTCTTAGAATCCATATAATATGTCTGAACGCGCCCAAAAAATCCACCGGGTTTTTCAATACGGAAATGGACATGAGGGTTCAGCCTACCATGAACAGGCACTGTATAGGCCTGCGGGGGGCCACGGATACGTAGAGTCGCCTTACCTTGGTCATCTGCAACAACCACACCCGAGTTCTCAAAATCCTCATAGGCTAATTCCCAACCTTTCGCGCTTTTAGGGTCAATTGTAATATTTGGCTCGGTAGCCCAGTAAACCACTTTCGCCCCAGGCCGTGCAGTAATTTCCACAGATTCATTTGCACTCTGGGGTGTCTTGAGAGCGAGTGTTCCTGCAGGAAATAATGTTTGACCTAAGAAGGGTAAATAAACATCGCGGCGAAACGCAAGCATCAGCGCCGATACGCCAACCACAATGTAAAAAATAGAACTCATCCGACGATTTAGAATCAGCCGCGCCACGTTGATACCCATGGCCCCCATCAGAAGCCAATTCATACCCCCGAGAATGACAAAAAATACCGTAACCATGTATATTTTTTTGTTGATAAACATACCTTTTGGGCTCGTATTCGGGAAGATATCCATTCTATATATAGATGAGTTCTTGTCGGCCAGGTTTAAAGCTCGCCTGTATGATGAACCGTTGGGGTTCTAATTCTGACTGTTCAGAACGCGCTCCAGATACTGCTGCAGCCAAAGAGGCAGAGGCGAAAGTAGCAGCAATGATCCAAGAAAGGGCACGACAGGATGCGGAATTGTGGGGGCATACGCAAATACAAGACCCCATCAAAAAATCTACAACTAAATAGGAATGGACACCACCTGCAAACACTTCATTGCAAAAACATTCGCACACACTGCGGTCGGCATCGGAATCGCCGCTGTAAGTGCGGAATACCCTGTGCTCTTCAATGCATTAGAGAATAGTTTAGGCAGTTCAGGATGGGCTGCGCTCCTCATATTCATCGCCTCTTTTGCGCTCATCTTCGTCTTACCGGCCTTACCAGCGAATAGTCCCTTAAAGTACGTGGCCGCCATCTCATTTGCGTATATTATTGGACAACTTTCCGGACCACTCGTGGAGACTCTGGACGAGCAGAACATTCTGGCGCGCACACTCTTCCTTGCGACAGGTGTCTTCGTGGGAATGGTGCTTGTGGGCCTCTATGACAAGAATAATATGCTCGGATTCGGCCCATACTTATTCGGAGCGCTGATAGGTCTGATTGTAGCCCAGATCATCCTGTTCATTCTTACAGCGACAACAACGATACAAAAAGAGCAATACTTCGAAGGACGAAAACTCCTCTCCTTCTTTGGTGTAGGTCTATTCTCCCTGTTTGCGGCGTATGATACACAAGTCATAAAAGTTCTTGCGCGTAAATGTAAAAAACGAGGGGACTATATAAACGCCAGTCTCGGACTTTTTCTAGACTTTTTGAACCTCTTCCAGTATCTCGGAGTGGCGGGGATGGACGATTAAGTATACATACGCTCCAAGGAAATATCCCGCGATTTAGGCTTCTTCAGAAATAGGTCTACATGCGACTTCTTCACAATGAACGGCAACTGGAAATCCGAAATGTGAAACGGCAGATCCTTCGTATTGAACATCCGGAGCATATTTATTTTCTGCGCAATCTGCTCCAAGCATCTCTTGAGTTCACGCACACCTGGCTCCGTACCTGCATACTCCGTAATAATGTATTCGATAACCTCCTTGGAAATATTCACTCGCTCTGTGAGACTCACGTCCTTCAGAGCGGATGGAAGGAGGTATTTCTCCGCAATCTCAATCTTATCCTTCTTCTCGTAGCCCTCCAGATGAATGACAATCATACGGTCCAAAAGAACCTTATCAATCTTTGTGATATCATTGCCTGAAAACACAAACATCGTGCGGCTCAGGTCCAACGGAATTCCTGAAAGATATTTGTCCTCGAAGTCGCAGTTTTGAACAGAGTCCGTCATATGTACCAGTAGATTCTGGACCTCCTCACCCTTTGGCGTGGCGGAAATCTTATCTAGTTCATCAAACATGAGAATCATCGACATACTTTTCGCTGCGGCCAATGAGTTCACAATTTTCCCCGCATGAGACCCCTCATACACGAGTTGATGACCCGTATAGGTCGTGGCGTCCGAGTCGCCACCGAGTGAGATGAATTGGAACGGCCAATCCAACGCCTTCGCAATTCCATTTTTAATAAGACTCGTCTTACCAATACCAGGTGGGCCTATGAGAAGAAGGCTTAAACCACGAGACGTAGGATTTGCAATCTTTCCCGCGATGAATTGAAGAATCTGTAATTTGGATGCTTCCTGGCCATAAATAGAATCAGACATACTCTTTCGTGCCCTCTCCATAAAAGCGCCGCAGATGTCCTGTCCATCTTCCAACTTTACTGGCATTTCCTTGTAGACTCCAAGAGGGAGAGAAGTGACCTTCTCTAACCAGGCGCGGTGCTTATAATATTCTCCCGCACTTGGATCCATATTCTGTAGCGCATTGTACTTAGACAAAACTACACTACGGGTTTCAGGTGTGAGGTTCATTGTGAGAATCTTGAACATCAAATTCTCTTGTGCTACAGAGGGACGATTTTCCAGACTCGTAATCAGTTGTTTTTGCTTCTCGGGAGTAAGGCTCTTAAATTGGTCAATCTGGTCATCAATACCACCGTCCTCTTGCGGCTTTGTTACCAGATTCACGAATTTATTTACAATTTCGGATTCCTTCTTCATATTATGCCTCTTCGGAATCAAATGCTCTCCTGACGATTGCCCTAGCCCTCCGAAACTAATACTAATCTCTGCACGACGAGAAGGGGAACTGCGTTCATCATCCTCATCTTCCTCGTCTACCCACTCACTATCTTCATCGTAGGACTCGGACTCTGATTCGGACTCTGATTCAGACACCGGCTCTGGCTTCCTCTGCTTTTTCGGAAGAAATCCGCGCCGTTTCTTTGGCGGTTCTGATGTTTCGTCGCTTGATTCACTCATTTCTGTCTCTACTTTCGGCTTACGCGTGTTCTTTTTTACAGGTTTTGTCTGATAATCGCTTTCTTCTTCCGAGCTGGTGCGACGATTTTTTTGTTTACGCGACTTTGGAGATTTATACTCTTGCTCTTCGTCTGACTCTACAATAAACCCCCGTAAATTTCCTCGACTGTCTACACTGTCGTCGCTGTCATTGCCATTACCTCCAGTCCCGCCCGCACGCTTCTTTTGTGGCTGCGGCTTCTTGCGACCCGGGGTATTCTCTCCCGCGTTGCTAGAATCCTTTTTAGAACGAGCGGTGTTCTGTGGCATTCTATTTGGCTAATACAAAAATTAGCCTCTCAATTTTTACGACGGCGCGTAGAGCCTCTGCGCCGCCCAGGACATCGATTCTTTATACTGCTTGTGACACTATTAATAATTTTGTTTGTTCCTCTTACGGCATGGCTTCCCACTTTTTTTGCACCCTTAAAAACATTTTTAACAATTACACTAGCCGTATTTACTGCAACCCCTACAGGAGTAAAAATACGGCTTGCAACTCCACGACCAGCCTTTCGTGTTCCGCGCTTTGCCATTCTATACGTATACAATATTTTTATTTAACAAGAATATCTAATACATCCATTAAAATAAAACGCGTCTTCGATGTTTCACTTGGAAATTCAGATTGGTTTTTAATAAGATTTTCTAACGCATCTTTATTATCCTGATAAAGGGTTACACGTGCATTCACGAAAAACAACCCAGTTTTCTTCTTCAATACCTTTGCCATTTTTGATAGGCAATCAGAATATTCTTCCATTAGTGTCTTCTTGTCCTCCATTTTTCCAATCAGCAACATATTCCCCAGAATTTTTTGAAATGTTATATTCAAAAGCTTCAAATCCAGAATCTCAAGCGCAGATAGTTCCGCTAAAAACTGACTATAACCAAGGCGAAACTGCTTATTTTTCTGTGTTTCTACAAACTCGTCATAATCGGACTGTACAGACTCTTCAATATTGTCAAAAACCTTCAGATAATTAGATTGTAGTTTGTTCATTTCCTCCAGAATAATTGTGTAACGGCTGGAAATTTCACAAAGAAGTTTTGCATACAATGGGCAAAATATCTCTTCCGTCGCCGCCTTTTTAAACACAAGTTTCATAAAATCGCGTATCATTTCCTGTAAGTCTGGCTCACCTGAGCCCAAAATTTGGTATAGAAAATCACGAATATCAACGTACGTTTTTTGACTGAATTTATTCAATTTAGACAAAATAATCACATTAATAATTTTATCATCAACCGGCTGATTGCTATTTTTGAATTTACTTTGATATTTTGGAATAGGCGGAGGTGTCGATGATGTATTTGATACAGGACTCTCTCCAAATGTTTTTGAAGATGATACACGCGAGATTGGCGAATTTGAATTTGACATGTTACGAAATCCTCCCATTGATGGTGGAGATGTAAGTCTGTATGTACTTCCGGTTGAAACCGGGGACATCTTTCTCCATGTATTTTGAATATTTGATTCAAAATCAATCAAGTCCGTTAAGGACTCTATAGAAACACATACAGAAGTGGGAGGCTTCGGTGCATTTCCTTCTTGTAGCAATATATTATGAACTAATGTCTGAAGACTATCTACAGATGACATTTCTCCCTCTTATAGTATAAGAATAATTGTTTAAACCAGTCTCTGCATTCTAAATTAGATTTTTGCGGTTATTTTATTTCATATTTGCTTACATGTTATAATAGAGTTACAATGCCCCTTATAAAAGATGCAGGGCTTGATAAGATTGCTACGATAATTGGATGCACTCTATCGCAATCAAAGGAAATACTTCATAAATCTATTGAGGGTGCAATGAAAACATCAAATTTTGCATACGGCTTGCGAGTAAATGCAATTATGAAACTATCTTCCGTTGATACTATCACTGGGATCGAAATAGAAAAAACTTTTCAAGATGTAAAAGCTATTGAAACAAATCTTACTTATTTCTTAAACCCGGAATCAGAAGATTTAAAAGAATTGCAACAGGAGGCACTTTCCCAACTTTCGTTTCAGGACGAATACTTCCGTTCACTGAATTATATACCTTACGTCTTAATTGCACTTTCACTCTTTAAAGTGTGGGCTGTACCTTTAATGTCCGTGATTGTACCCATTATTGCTTGGATTATTCCCTATATATTCCTAAAATTCCTATACAAACTTCCAATTTCCACGGAGCAATACACCGACATAATGAAAATGTTGTGGTCTGGTACAAATGTATCATTTGAGCGCATGAAAAGTGGCGAAGTAAAACCAGTTACTCCGAATATGTTCACTTCAAGAAGTATTATTCAGGCTATATTTATGGCGTTTTCATTTGCTCAGTCACTCATACAACCCATTCAAAATGCATATCATCTCTATAAAATTGATAAAAACATCTTAGAAAATGGAGAGCATGTACTTCGCTTACGGAATTTATATTACCAATCCATGGCCCGCTTTCGTTCTCTTCAAATCATATTTCCCTTTAGGAAATCTCTCGCGATTCTTGACGACGACCCTCGTAGAGCAATTCATCTTCTTATAGAGCAACCAGAGCGTTTCCGAATTGCTCTACGAGATTTTGCAGAGATGGAAGTGCTATGGCGTTTTGCAAATTCAAAGATTATATCCATGAGTAAACTCATCTTTAAAGGTGATGTCCCTCTTATACAGGGCTTGAATATCAACGATATTTCCCTAGGAGAAAGCGCAGTTCCATCTACAATTTCTTTAACCGGCAATTCACACCACGCAATTCTTACGGGACCAAATGGTGGTGGAAAATCGTCGTTTTTGCGGGCTCTTTTACAATGTACACTTTTAACACATGCATACGGTGTTGCCCCTGCTGATAATTTCATAATAAGAAAATTATCGTGGATATCTTCTGGATTAAGCCTACAGGATACTCCTGGAAAGCTCTCCATGTTTGAGTCAGAGGTTTATTTCGCATCCAATATTTTAAAGCGCAGAAAGTCGGAGGGATTCGGCCTTGTTATCTACGACGAACTCTTTCACTCAACAAATCCCCCCGATGGGACATTGACCGCCAAGAAATTTCTAGAGGTAATGTGGGACAAACCAAATGTTCTCAGTGTAACAAGTACACATGTATTCGAAATTGTTGAAGCCGCTCCGAAATCCGTACAAAAAATATGTTGTGAGGCAATACTTGGTAAACGCGACACGATTCAATTCCTATATGATGTTCGTCCCGGAATATGTAAAGTGAGCAGCGTTAAATCTATATGGAATCGTTTTAAACTATTTCCGGCGGTTGCGGGAAAGTCGCGCCCTAAAAAACAAAGCAAAGAGGAGAATAAAAAATGAGCGAAACACTTTTTCTTTTTGCAGTCTTGCTTTTGTTAATTGGGGCAACGGGCTTCTACTTCTTTTCACGGGTTGCCTATATTGATAAAAAAATTGGTTTGCTTGAATCAATTTTGCTTGATATTAAAATGAATATGGACATGGAAAATCAGATAGAAGTCCTCCCACCCATAAAGGAGGATGCAGAACCGTTTGAGCCTGAGGACAGCGAGGAGTTAAAGGATGATGCCGTTGCAATGTACTCGTCGGTAATTGAAAACGCTGCCTCTGCGCCGAGTGAGGCACCTGTCGTTTCGGCACCCGACTATGATTCAATGAGCCGCGAGGAACTGACAGCACTCGCTGAGAAGCGCTCGTTGCGTGTTACGAAGAGTATGAAGAAGGTGTCTATTGTAAATCTATTGCGCGAAACAGATAAGGCTGAAGCCACAGGTGCAGAGGCCACTCTTTCTACTGAGGGGTCTTCTGGTGGTGCAGCCCTTGTTTCTGAAACCTTAGAGGCTGACACTCTTTCTTCGTAAGAAGATAGGAGAATGGACCCGAAACTATTTCGTCTTCCGACATTACCTAACTATTACGTACAGTCTGAATTGGCTCCCGTAAAAGCAAGAGATGTAGCAATAGCCCAAACACAACCAGCACCCAATAATCGCTTTCAAGGTTATCCGGCTTCAATGGAAGACGCACGCCTAATAACAGACTATGAACCTCGCTGCGCAAATAATATTCCGGCCGGTCAACAGTTCCCTACAAAACGATTCATGCAACACAGTGGCGAAGAACTTATCACAATGTCTCGGCGCCTTTCTGCAAAACGCATGGGAGCCGATTTTATGTTTGATAGAACGGTTGTGCCCCCTCTTGCCGAGATTGTATCCTGTAGTCGTTCCGCATGTAGACGGAACCAGAAGGGCGAGTCCGAAAGTGGTGCAAATCCCTATGGGGGCGCTCCCATTGGGACGGGGCGTCACGAAGCAGTTCCCGAACTTTTTGGCACATACACCATTCCCTATACTACTCCCTTTCCACCAAAGATACAATACACAACGCAATATCAGGGGGGGCGCAATTCACTTCGAGGTGCTACACCACTGAACGTGTATCCACCACCTCTTGTGAAGGCGGGTCTTCATCCGGTCGTTTAGAGACTCTTCCATAGTCTATATAGAATGTCAACATCCAAGAGGGTTTTGACATTTGATATAGGAATCCGCAATTTGGCCTGGTGTCTTTTAGAGCGTACCGAACAGGTTTGGTCCATATTAGGTTGGGAGAATTTTGACTTGTTGGCAGGTACTACAAGTGAAGATGCTACACGTAAACCGATATGTGTGCGCTGTGGAAAGAGTGGAACTCACCTTGCAGGTGAGATCGTAATTTGTAGGAAACATGCACCTCCGAATTTTCCAATTCTTTCAGACCTCTCTGGAAATTTCTACAAAACAATTCCCACTCTAAAAATTCTGAAAACAATTCCGAAAATTTCTGCAAAGGGTCGAAGAGAGGAAATTATCTCAGACCTCCGAACAAAATTTGCAATTCCAATTTCCAAAAAGTCCGTGAAACAGAATTCAAACCTTGTAGTCCTCCATACCGCCCTCCAGAATTTCGTGAATTTCCGTTTGCCCCTTTTTCGTTCTGCAAATACAATCCTGTTGGAAAACCAACCCGCTTTTAAAAACCCCACAATGAAATCGCTACAGATTCTTTTGTTTGCAACTCTGCGCGAACGCCTCCCCGGTACTCACGTGGGTTTTGTACACGCCTCAAAGAAAACGGCGGGGGCTAAGGGTGGTGATAAAGGCTACTCTGAGCGAAAACGTGCATCTGAGATACGCGCCGATGAATGGTTCACTAAGGAAAATATTAGGGAACGTGAAAAATGGAAGAATTTCCTAGCAGAACAGCACAAAAAATCAGATTTGTGCGATGCGCTATGCATGTGTCTAGATTTTGTTGTGCGCACAGAATAGGTCTAAAAAGACCGAATTAAAACGAAGAAGGAATGAGCGTGACAATCCACGAGATGGAGTCAGTTGCGAGAGGAGGGCCACCGATGGACATTGGTATTACCGAACTAAACAGTAATGACCTTGGATTTGATATGCTTTCTAATGCGGGGATGGGGAGAAATAGCGGATCTACTCGACAGATCTCTTTTGATTTGGGTGGCGGTGGAGGGAATAGCATTGGTATGGGAAATCCTTTGGGAGAAATTGAAATTTCTCCCGTGGAACCTATAACACTGAATATTAGCGGCGGCGGCCCTATGAGTGGACTCGCCGCACCAATTGAAATTGAATTCTCTAAAAACACAGGTGCTTCCGATACGTTTCCAAAGTCTGTAGTAATAGAGAATGGACTGTTTGCAAATTCCCAGAGCGCTTCCGGACCATTCACAACCCTTTCTCCGGCGCCAGGTCGTTTAAGCCCCGAAGAAGAGCGCAAAGAAAAGATTGATTTGCTCAATAAACTCCAGCGCATGGAGCAGAAGGGACTCGCGCCGAGCAGGCGATTTACGATGGATAATACGCTAGAGGAGATTAAGACGGAATTTTCCAGACTGGCGGATGCCCGTAACTTAGAGTCGTCTATTCGGTTTCAGCGTCAGGCCATGATGAGTGTAGTCACAGGTCTACAGTGGATGAATGACAAATTTGACCCATTTGATTTGAAATTGGATGGTTGGTCTGAGTCGGTTCATGAGAATCTGGAGGACTTTGACGAGATATTTGAGGAACTCTATGACAAGTACAAGGAGCGCGGGAAGATGCCTCCCGAGGCGCGACTTGTCATGGCGCTTGCTGGTTCTGGTTTCATGTGCCACGTGAGCAATACGTTTCTCCGGGCGCGGATGCCATCTATGGATGATATTCTACGGCAGAATCCTGAAATGGCGCGGCAATTTGCGGCGGCGGCGGCGAAGCAGGCGGGGCCGGGTTTTGGGAACTTTATGTCAATGGCGATGGGGGGTGCGGACGCACCTGGTGCTCCCGTTCCACCCACGGGTTCATTCTTTGGAGCGAGCAATGCGCCACCGATGGCCCAAGTCCCCCAGACTGTGGCGGCTATGGAGCCACGCCAAGTGGCGCGCCGAGAAATGAAGGGGCCTTCGGGCGTAGATGACATTCTACAGACGTTCGACCAAGTACGCAGAAATGATGCAATGGAGGGGATTGCACAGCAACAAGCGCGGCCTGAAATGCAGCCGGCCGTTTCTGCGGCCGTAGAGGTTCATAGTATTGGGGGTTCCGAGGATTTGGGTAGTATGACTGGTTCAGTTTCTGGGCGGCGGCGAGGGCGTCGCCCCGCCCCACCTACTGGAAGCAGTATTGCGCTAGATATATAATCAGGTAACGTAATGTACCAAAGTTAAGTACCCTCTTTAGGGGGTACTTAACTTTGGCACATACCGGTAGACAAAAACCTAAGAAAAAGCGGTAACTTAATAGGAATGGGTTCTAAAGCTGAACATAATATAGTAAAAACTATTTTATGTTCTCTTGTTATAATTACGCTACTGTATGTGTTTACATGTAGGATGGAAGGATTTCAGGAATTGCAACCAGTGGCCGCTACACACTCGGTAAGTACATATCCCCTATGTTTCTTATGTGTCGCTCCACCAAAAGAATATTTGAAAATACTGGTCTCATTTACACAGACACAGGTTGTCTATGTAATATGTGATAATAATGAATACATACCCCCAGAGTCGTCTGACTTTAAAACAGTCAAAATCACGGAAGCAGATGCGTCCACATCTTACCCAGTAACACCAGGAGTTCTCTATATCGTCCAGATCAAAGATGATATCTGTGGAAAAACCGGTTATATTAATTCCGCTTCAACAATTCCCAAAAAGCCTTCGGCCTGGGACAAAGCACTGTATTACTTTTGCATAAAAAATATGGCCCCCCATGTTTGGTTTGTAGAAGAGGATGTATTTATTCCCCGCAGTAATATTTTTGATGAAATGAACGGACGCTACCCTCACACGGATCTTGTAGGAAAACAACACGTTTCTGAAACAGATGACCCCGGATTTTTCTGGTGGTTTGATGCGGAAGGAAAGATGGAACGCCCCTATTACAGATGCCTAGTGTGCGCTGTACGCATCTCCCGGAACATTTTCACTGAAATTGCAAAAATAGCAAATGAAAAAAAGACGGTGTGTTTTGTGGAAACATTATTCAGCACGATTGTGGAGCACAAAAAATTCACAAAAGAACTGGCGCCCGAATTACAATCTGTTATTTTTAGACATACCTGGACAAAAGACACCGTCCATAAGAACGGTCTATTTCACCCAATAAAAGAAGTAAAAGACCACATTGAGTTCAAAACCCATCTAGACAAAAATGGGATCTAAACGTGTTCGGCAAGAAACATATCATCCGTACCTCCGTTCACTTGAATTACTTTGTAACCTAATGAACTGAGAAAGTCAAAGAGACTGTTTCTTATAGTTTTAGCAGGAACATCTTCGTAACGTTCAGGCCAAGATTCAAAAAGAATTCTGGGATAGTTGTTCTCTTTGAGTGTCTTTACGGCTCCACGTAAGACCTGCTCCTCATGCCCCTCAACATCTATCTTTATGAAGTTTATGTTAGTGAGTCCCAAGGAATCAAGTGTTATAGTAGGAACATCGATAGTTTCAGTATTGACATCACAAGCAAATCCAGATATACCATTTCCACCACCATCAAGTGGGTCTCGTATATAATATTTTGCAACACCATTTTTATCACTTAGAGCCACATTATATTTTGTTACTTTATAACTGAGATCATGTAAAAGAAGATTTGCGCATAAAAAGTTAAATGACTTTGGTGAGCATTCAAAACTATGTACGCGCTTCACCTTTTTCCCAAAGGCAGTGGTATACATCCCAATATGCGCTCCGATGTCTATAATGTCCTTTGTTTCATCTGCAAAATTCTCTACAGCCCATTCTATATATGCTTGTTCATATAGACCGGTCCTAAAATAATCTTTCGCAACTCGTGCTTCAGGAACAAAAAGAGTATCAGGTCCGTCCTGTATTTTAGTGTACAGTGGATTTTCTGTATCGTATGATTTAACTTTAACAAGATACATATACATATTATTGTAGTGTAAGGTTTAAACGGTACGCTAAACTTTATGGCGCCAATGTGGCCAAATCATTCGGTAAAACAAGAATCTTCGTAGAATAATGTGTTTCAATCTCTCGTAGTACGTTTTCCTCATCTTTGGAAACGAGATTGATGGCGAATCCCTTGCGCCCAAAACGCCCGGAACGACCGATTCGGTGAATGTAGTTTTCGCGTTGAATAGGAAGTTCATAATTAATAACAAGACTGATTTGCTGAATATCGATTCCGCGGGCAAGAAGGTCTGTGCTAATCATAATACGCACAGTACCTTGTCGAAATTCCCGCATGCGGCGGGAACGCTCTTCAGGATCCATCTCTCCATGAATGAATGATAGAGGAAAACCCTCAGCTGTCATTTTTTCATATAACATCTCGGCCTTCTGGCGCTTATTTACATAAATAAGCGCCTGATTGATTGTCAATTGTTTATATAGGTCACAGAGAACATCATATTTCCACTCCTCTCTCTCTAGAGGAACGTAGTACTGAGTAATACCCTCCAGTGTTACTTGCTCAGGAGGAACTAGAATGCGCACGGGATTCTGAAGAAGATTCTTCGCAACGTCCACAACGGCTTCGGGCATTGTTGCGGAAAAGAGTGCAATCTGACAGTCCTTTGGGAATCCCATCTGAAGAATACACATAATCTGCTCCTTGAAACGGTCCTCTAGCATCTGGTCCGCCTCATCTAATACAAGAACCTTTATATGATCGCGACTGAGGGCCTTACGATTCATGAGGTCATAAATACGACCGGGAGTTCCGACGATAAATTGTGCCCCCTTTTCAATGGCCTTCAAATCATCGCGAAGAGGCGTTCCACCTGTTGCGCAGTAGCAGCTTATGCCCATATACTCACTGAGAGAGGTAGCAACCGTCTTAATCTGAAGGGCGAGTTCTCGCACATGAACAAGAACAAGAACCTGCGGTTTCTTTATCTCGGGATTCACCCTGGAAAGCGAACCAATACAGAATGTTGCTGTTTTTCCCGTACCGGAACGAGCCTGTGCAAGAACATCCCGCCCTTCCTTAATAGGAACGATAGCCTTTGTCTGAATATCGGATGGACGCTCAAAACCATAGGCGTAAATTCCGCGCATGATTGATTCCGAAAGGTTCATCTTATCAAATGTATCATATACAATCAGATCCGGCGTCTGAAGAACATTCCCGTCACTGATCGCAACCGCTAAGTCAATTTCACTCATCTTTTTCTTAATAGTAAGGTTTCCATAAGCCCCCTCAAATTTTAGTTGGCTGTGCCGGCCTGTGCCAAAGTTAGGTACACCCTAAGGGTGTACCTAACTTAGCCCATATGCCTACAGTAGATGTAGGCTTAAGTTAAGTACCCCCTAAAGGGAGTACTTAACTTAAGCACATCACGATACCTAACTTTAGAAGATGACGGTAGACGTTATTTGGCGGTAGCAGCCTCCTCCCGCCCGTTAAAATTTGAATACGAAAAACTCAGCGTTCTAATAGAACATGGAAGTCGCAGATGATGTTGAGGATTTCGGCGTGGATGATGTGGGAGGTTTCGATGATTTGGACGCAGTGGTTGTAACAACAGAGCCCACAACAAGCGGAAATGCGGGTGATCCAATGGAGATTCTTTACAGACACCATCCAGAAGCCATTTTGGATTACGCTGAAAAGGTCTCACCCTATATTCCTCTACAACAAGTACCTCCCTCCTCCGACGGAAAAGACCCCGTGCATAAGACACAACCCTTTCTAAGCGTGTATGAGCGCACAAAAATTCTCGGATTTCGCGCGAACCAGTTGGCCCAAGGCGCTCCACCCTATATTGCTCGCCCTGAGCATGTAACAAATGTTCATGAAATAGCGAAGATGGAGCTGGAGCAGCGGCGTCTTCCCTATATTATTAAACGTCCTTTACCTAATGGGACTTTTGAATACTGGCGTCTAAGTGATATGATGATGATTTAGCACGCATCGACAATTGTATCAAAAATATTATTGTCAACTTTCCTATTCGCAGAAGGTGGGGGTGTGCTAATTTCAGAAAGAACCTGTTGTACAAGATTATCTACCATTGGATTTACAGAGCCCTCAATTTCCCAACTACACGTGGCATACATATCATTATCTACAAAAAAATAAAGGTATTTTTGCCCCTCTTTTTTCAAGAGTACGTATCCACAGTTCTGCAGATTTCCTGCGGCAAGCCTCACACCGGGATGTAAATTCGGATCATTTTCCCAACGAATAATAAGAACTGCTGGGCGAAAACCCGCATCCAGAATTTCATAGAGGGCTAGGCGCCCTGCCTTCATATCTATCTTTAATATGTCAATGCGTGTATTATCTTCTGATATAGACATTGACTTACAGGCTTCTTTTACCTTGGACAGAATGTTTCCAGATTTCCATTCGGGCGAAACAATGCGAACGTTCTTTGTGAGTACCCACTTCTTTTCGGCTCCCTCTGAAAACCCCCCGTTTAACATTTTATGTGTTTTCAGACACTCTTTTACTTCGCCCCAAGCAGTCGCTTCGCTTTCATTTTCACAAATAATATTTACCGGACATCCAATCATCTCTGCGATTTCTAGTTCAGGAATACAAGAGCGACCTGCGCCAAGAGTAAAAAATACGGTACGAATACCCTTTTTCATAAAGATCTCATACAGATCTGCTATACAGGGAAAAGGGTCTACGCTATTCTTGTCCAATAAACATAATGCAGGTATTTGCATCTATATTCATGTTCGCGATTTATTGCCGCCAATGTTTTCCGCAAGCCAGACAAGTAATAAAGATTGTCATTGGTTCATCTGCTGAACGAGTCTGCATCTCATAATATGTACACTCCCTCTTATGACATCTGTTACAAAGGAATATGTCTGTTGCCATAGAACGATTCCCCTCTAGTTGCCGCTTCTCTCGTATCTGTTGATTATCAAACTGCCTCTTCCATCGTGTCGGATTTAACTCATATTGGTCCATCTTAGAGAGGTCCTGAATCTGAATTTCACCCCCCCTGAATCGTTCAAATAATTCCGTGTTACCAACATAGGCTTTATTACTGAAATTGCTTGCAATATGCATTGCGTGCATGCGATAAATATAAACAAATAGCGGATATGTCCAAGAGCGAACACTTTGTTGCATTTTTGCGCGTTTTATAGCGCCATTATAAATACTTACCTCCAATTGAAAGATTTGTAATTCTGTCAAATCATCTGCAAATAGTCTTTTGAGGCTAGTATAAATCTTATTACGATGAGAATTTTCGTGTGTGACTATTTCGGTTGGAATGGCCTCCTCTTGAAGTTGCTCGGTCTCCTCTAGAATCGGCCTTTCGGGATAGGCTGTTGCTGTTCCTGAAAGAATAGATGTAGATGAATTTTTCACGGGTCCTTTTCTCTTTCTAGAAACTTTCACTTTTTCTGGAACATCTATGTCTGGGTCTACTTCACCTAAATTATCCTCCTTATCATCCACATCCTCCTCCTCATCCTCACTATCTTCCTCATCATCATTTACGAATTCTTTTCCCTCATCCAAAATCGGATCACCCACTACATCCTCAATAATCTCATTATCGCTCTCCGCGTCTTCATTACTTATATAGCCGCCGAAACTCTTTGTATAAAAAGCCTCATATTCTTCTACAGTGAAATTCACGGGTTCCGCAAACGAATTTTCACTTTTTGAAACTACCACAAGAATATCATAATAGAATATGGTAGAATCGTAGGGTGGTGGCATTTGATGTTGATTTTCAGCCCCATCTTCTCCATCCAATGCTCCAAATAGAAACAGCGTATATGTTTTATAGACATATGAACCAATCGGTGAGAGTTTATACGCCTTTTTGAAATGAGCATGTGCTGCTTCCAATGTAAACCCTGTTGTTGCACCTGATATATTAATCTGGTTTACTTCCCCCTTTTGATTAAGAAGAAGCGCAGGATACAGCTTTTTGGCTTTTGGAGGCATTCTTTTTATGAATATCCGCGAGTGTTTGAGCCTACAATTTTTGTTTGAGGAAGGGTATAAACTCGGTTCAATATATACATATAAGAATGTATAAACGAATTTGGACGAAAGCAGAATGCGATAGAAGTGACACAGAATCAAAGATTACCTTCTATGATTTTGGTAGATACTACGCGGAACTTATTGACAATGAGTGGAAATGCTGGGAAATTCTGTCTAGGACTCAGACAGAATCGGCTGATATTGTGGAAGAACTTCATTTGGCAGCCCAAGACTGGATACCCTTTGATTCATATTATAGTCAGACCTATCTTGGTAAAGCAAGCGACAATCAGATTTTTATACGCGGATGGTCTATTCAGACAGAGGAGATGAAAGATCTGTTTCCGGATCTATCTCCTCCTCCAGCGCCTCTCCATCCAGTGGTTCGTCCTCCTCTGCCGACGCCACGACAGGCCCAACAGTCTCCACAACAGGCTCAGCAGCCTCCGCGACAGGCCCAACAGTCTCCACGACAGGCCCAACAGTCTCCACGACAGGCTCAGCAGCCCCCGCGACAGCAGCAGCCTCCGCGACAGCAGCAGCCCCCGCGACAGCAGCAGCCTCCGCGACAGCAGCAGCCTCCGCGACAGCAGCAGCCTCTGCGGGGCCAGCAACAGAGGTCAGTGGTACAGCCGATGATTTTGACAGGCAAAGTAAAAACAATGAATGATACCAAGACACAATCCTCTGTGAAATGGACACCTTTGGTACAGATTGCACGGGCTCTTCCATCCTTTTAATTGCGCAGAATATTTTTCCATTTATTTTTCACCACAGGCTTCAGATGAGTTTTCGCAGCCTTCTATGGATAGTTCTTGTCCTCTTTCTCGCGTATTCACTCTACAAAGTTTCCGTGCTCTTTATGAAAAAGTACTATACTACAGGGGCTACTGGACTTCTGGACAACTTTCGTGGAAATTCTATTCCGGCACCAAGTATTCTAAAGGAAAATATTTCTCTCCCGCCCACGGAATCTGTTGGACTTGCTACACCGGCTGGACCAAATCCTCCAAATGTGGCTACGCCTTTAAATAAACCTGTAGAAATACTTCCGGAAGAGCGCGCAAATGACCCTATGGACCAAGTAAATAGCACAGTGCCTTTAAAAGAGAATGTAAGACATCCGGAACGGATGTTCAATGCGGGCGGTGAGCACAGTGGAACACACCGCGCCGTTGAGGCCGGTGTTGCTGGAGAAACAACGGGGGCTCCTGCGCCAGTGGGAAAATTTTCTCCCGATTTTGCGCAAAATGGTGGGGAATTTATGACAGGAATTTTTGCGAATGATTTGACAAAGGGTGGTGGTAATTACTCTGAAATATAATAGCGGCACATCACGGTAGACGTTACACGGTCTAAAAACTTCGTTATATCTACCTATAGAATGGAGGAACTTGTTGGAAGTATTCGCAACAGCCATCGGGACACAAACCCAATAAAGAAGAAGTTTGCGCCAAAGCATGTTGCAGAAAAGGCACGCATGCTCGTTAACGGATGCTCGGCCTCAGGTCCAATTATCCGTCAACGTTTAGACATGGAACGCATGAAACAACCTCTTCAAAAGGGTATGTTTTATGTGATAGAAAATGATGGCTTGGCTGAGCCCGGATTTCTGGTGTTTCTTCCGGGACAAGCCCCCATTTTTTTACAAACAAAAATGAAAGCTCCGCCGCCGTGTACCCTACGCATGCGTGTAAGCCCTGTGCTTGGTGAAAGAGGTGGGTCTATCTTAGTTGCGACTTTGGATACAATTCAGCACTCACTTCGGATTGAAGATGTTTGGATGTGGAAGGGGTTGGCCATTTTTGACACGATGGGATATTCAAAAAGGCGTGAGTATCTAAAGGAGTTCGTAGAGAGGTGTTGGATTCCGGATGTGCGTTTAATGGGTGGTATCCAGACGAGTATTTTAAATCCAAAATCGGTTCACGAAAGTATGAACACGCCTGCAAATTCTGTAAGTACAATTGAATTCATCCCAGAGATGGCAGGTAAACGCCGAATGTGGATAGGGGGAAGTGGATCTGTACGACAGAATGAACTACGGGAGAGCCCCATAGTTTCTGTAGCTCCTCTAACCTCAGAAAGCACACACACGAAGGCTATTGCAAAAGCCGTTGATAAAATGCCTGATATCTACGATTTGTATGATGACAACGAACGATTTATTGGACAGGGCTCTGTACAAAAATTTTCCCTTTCGCAAGAGCTTCGCTCCAGAAACACCAGCTGTCCAGTAAATATTCTATGGAGAAAGGAATTTAACGGATATGAAATTATTGGTCTGCTTTCAAACTGATTAAACAGTCCAAATTCCATTTAGACCAGTTCCAGTAGCTACTGAAATTCGGTGAAACAGCGAAGATACTTGGGGTATTACTCGGAAATTTCGTGTTGATCCCTGCCAACATAGTCTCCGAATTATTTCATTTCGCATTAAAAATTGCGAACGCCTCAGTGCAGCCCGTGTAGACGAGTCCAATGGATATGGACGTACACTTTCAAAATGAAAATTTGCAAGAGTTATACGTATCAGATTAGCACTTTCACGATACGGGGGCGCCGTCTGGAATTTCCTTAAAATTCCGTGCGCGAGGCAATAGGCCAGAATGTATCTCTTCAAAATATTTTCAGGAGTTTCTATTGCTGCCTGTTGCGCCACGGACTCTATTTGAAAAAGAAAATCGTCTACACTGAATCCTGGATTATTCTGAATAATGCTGCGAAGACTATTACTCACTCGCTGTAAACGTTCGTCTATCGTACAGCGGCAAAGAGCACATGTTCCTTTGTTCAGAAGCCATGGTTCAATACAGGATGCGTGAAAACCATGTTGGCAATTTTCAATTACACGCACTCGTTCACCCTCTTGTATTGGCTCTTGACAAATAGTACAGAAAATAGATTCACCGAATAAATCGTACAATTCTGTTCGGGAATTTATAACCTCCATCCTCTATTCTATATATAGGAACATGTGCTTTAGTCCAATAAAATATATTTTATATATTTAGAAATGCCTACGCGTAAAAGAAGACAGACGGGTGGAGGTGGAAATACTTATTCATTTGGTGGAGCGGTATCACCTGGTGCACCATACGCCTCTGAGGTAGTAGGAGGCACATCCTGTATGGCTGCAGCAAGACCGGGGACAATGGGAGGATATTCTCCACCAGGGCTTGGAGGTCTTCCGGGTATGGCAGGAGGTAGTCGTAGACGGCAGCGACGTGGAAGCAAAAGGCGGCGGCGCTCCCAACGCGGTGGGCGCTACATGGTTGCTCCTGCGCCCTATCCCGCAAGCTCTTCTACAGGGCCAAACGTGTATGCGCCTGTGACAAAACTTGGATGTAATTTTCAGGGTGGAGGGGGTGCAGATACGGTTGCATATCAAGCACCTACGGCTGGATTTTCAAATCAACCCTCCTCTTGGGTTGGTCAAGCAGGTGCGCCTGTATTAGTTCAGGCACCCTATGATGCTCACTCTATGAATCAGGCATGTTTAAAGACTGGAGGTGGAAAAGGTCGTGGTCGTCGCCGCGGAGTCTATAAGAGCCGTCGGCATTGATTCACTACTAAGTACCCTGATATGCTTAAGTTAAGTACACCCTTGGGGGATACTTAACTTAGCCCACATCCCTACAGTAGTGATGTAGGCATAAAATAAGTACCCCCTAAAGGGGGTACTTATTTTATGCACATACCGGTACATGCCTGTAGACCCTTTGGCAGAAGCCGCTATTCGCGATATTTATCTAAAGTGAAAAAAAATGGTAAGGATAGAGTATGTCAACAAGAAGAAAATTATTTCAAAAAATAGCCGGTGGCGGCAATTTGTATATGTTAGGAGTGAATAAAAGTAAAATAGCTGATTTTAATCCCGGTAGTATAGATGGGCTTGCATTTTGGACACAAGCAGATAAAAAATGTCTTGTCTATAGAACTATAAATAAATATACGGAACTACCTGATGTTCTTCCCTCTCTTAAGGACAAAATACTCATTCAATACAAGGGTAATTTAGACAGTGAGGTCCTTTCAGAAATAAAAAGTGTAGTCGATTCACAGCCCAACTCTTTTATACCATTTCACTTAAATAAAAATACTCCAGTAAATTTTCCATTCTTTTCCTCTAACCCTGAAAAACTAGATGCAATTTCCTTAGAAAGTATGTTTGATACATCAAAGCCTGGAGAAAATAAAGAAATAATGCGCTCAAAAGAAATTAAGTTATCATCCTCAAATATTTCGATATACAGTCTTTCTACAAATATTGAAATCACCTACAATGATACTCTCAAAATACTTGTTATCTCCGTAATAAATCCATCAAATCCAGTTATAGAATTTTCAGAAATTCTGGTCTTTTCCAGAGTATTGACTAAGGAAGAAAACGAGCATATGGAAGGCTATATTGCCTACAAAAAAAATGAGCAGTACCTATTGAGTTTAAACCACCCATATTTACCAACAATAGACTCTTTTACATTCTTAAAAGATATATCAACACAAATTTACGAATCAGAATTTTCTATAGGGGAAAATATTAAAAGATTTGATGTAGCGGTTCAAACATATTCAAATAAACTACCAGATGCAGAAATTCTACAAAAAGCGCCGTCTTTAAAACAAAAAGCCGCTGCGATCCTGCTACAAATATCAGTAGTTAAACAAAATTTGGTGAAGGCGGCACTACTTGCAAGGAAAAAAAGGATAGAAACACTTGCTGCAACATTTGAAGCCATGAAAGATTTAAAGGGTTATATCGAACCTTTTACACAAGAAAACTTAAACAGCAAACTATTAGAATTTAAATCTGTCAGCACAGAGTTAGAAGCCTATATAAATTCGCTAGATGACCTAGATAAAGTTGTTTATAATGCGAAAAAACAAAACAACGAAAGTGAACAAATAATAAAACGAACTCAGGCAATTTCTGCAGAGTTATTGAATGAACAAAAACTAGCATCTGCAATGAAAGAAATACAAGGAAAATTGCGAGACAGAATTGAAAAGGTGAACAAAGCTGGAAAAAATAAGTATGATGTGCTCTACGCAAAAATTACGAGAAAAATAGAGGCATTTGAAGAAGGCATTAAATTTTCTAATACGACTATAAAAAATATGTGGGAAACACTATTGGTTAACTTTAATACACTAGAACATATTATAACATCTGGGGAATGGTTATCATATAATAATACTATAAAAACCGATAATACTCTTATAAAAAGGGGAGATATTCCATATGAAATTAAATATATAGATGCCTATTTAAATAGTATACAAACCCTTTATGAATTAATACGGAATCAAATTACAGAAGGTGATTTTATTTTTTTGCGTAATGAAATAAATTGTATTGAAACATTCTATACTACGCTTTTGAAGAAAGTAGAAAGCAAGGAAATGAAATTGATTTCGTCAAAACTATTCATTTCAATTCTTAAAAAAAAAGATAGCGAAATGAAGGGATACTATAAGGATTTTAATAATCTATATAATATTTTATATCCCGCAGTGAAAGAACTTTTAAAAATACTAAATACAAACAAAGAGTATCCATCAACAAAGACTGAACTGAAAAATGCGTATCCGATCCCTTCTGTATACAGATATAAAGAGATATCACAGCAAACAAAATATGTTCGGAAAATAAACAAGCATGATAATTCTCTTACAATGATTGAATATATTTTTACAAAAAACAATGGAACAATTGACTACTTAGACGAAAAAACATTGGAGGTAAACTTTTTCTTTCCCTCATTGGAATCCATTAGCAAAAACAAAGAGGATAATTTTTTTACAAAAAAAATTCCATTTCGCGACACTTTAGGTTATCCTCTCATTCAAAAATTTATGGTTTTAAGCCCATATTCAAAGAATGAGAGTATATTGGATTCTATTTCAAACCTGCAAATAACTCCTAGATATTTTCATATTGTGGACAATCAGTTTGAAATTCCTAGAGATGCTGTAAACAGTATATATGAAATGAAAATGCCATCCCCACAAATGCCGGTTTTATTACCAAAGTATGCGATGGAAGATGGGGAATTTTTTATATGTGTAAATGTTGGAGATATTGCCATACAAATTCGTATTCCTGGTACAATGGAAGACATTTATGATTTTATTGGGCCAAACGAAGTCTGTATATATGTATTTATAGATACAACCGACTTAGAATCGCAATTATACGGTCGAGTTCAATGGGATGATATACGCATTGCATATGACACTATATACGATACACCAAGAAGCTCTCTATGCTGTAAAATAGACGAATTCCCGAATAAAATTTTCATGCGGAGCAAAAAAGTTCCGCTCTTTGATAAAAACGGATTTCTTATAGAGGCGTTACTAGATGATAATTCATGTATTTATGATATAGATGATATTCACAGAGCATCCCCGTATAAAATAAATGTGTTGGAAGGAACGCAGAAAATGTCAGACTTAGAAATAAATTCCGATTGGGGGGAACAATTTGTTCCAGGAATTTTTCCTACAATAATAAACATGGCATGCGAAGCTACAACGGGTCTTGCTGTTTTCTGCAACCAGCAGGGAATTCCTGCCATAGACGAGTTTTGTTATACAAAATATCTAAAATCACCTATTCTACAAATTAACGGGGTAACTATGACACAAACCTCCAGTTCAAAAAACATGGAAGTTGTACTAAATTCAACAACACCAATTGTTCAATACGGTAAATTTTCATATTCAGATGTATTTACACAATCTTTTCGCAGCATTTTTGTAAAACAAATTTCACCACAAGAAAATATATTTATCTACGTGAGTTCGACTGGTTTTCCTCTAATAAGCCCTTTGAAGCAATATATTTTACTAGAAAATTTCATATTCTATCCTCCATTACACCTTACATATGTTGAAAATCTAGTTTCGCGATATGCTTATATTCCAGAAAGTGAGCATGAAGAAAAATTAATTTATGAAATAAAACCATACACGTATCCATACGTCTTAACAAAGGAACAAAAAGAGGCAAGGAATATCACATTGGAAATTACAATACTATCATATCGGTACATGACAGGTAAGGCGTATATTGATTCCACTTTAATATCTCTAAAAAGTTGTTTATCTTTTTGTAAAACGCTTTTTGTATACAATCAAGTAAGCGGAAAAGATGAGGAAGTATTTTCAGGTATAGAAAAAACATGTGAATTGCTCACAACCTGTATAGAAAATATCAAGGAATTTTTTATTACATACATTTCATACAAATCAAGTATAGATGTAATGATGGGAAAAAATGTGATTTCGGATAAATCGACAGATACAATGATGGAAATAAGCACATTTGATGTAAAGCTAAAAGATACTCTTGGAAACGTCTATAAAAAGTATAAAATAGGGTTAAAAGCAACTAATTTTTTTAAAATGATTTCTAAAAAGATTGAAAAAATCCGCGAAAAAATAAAGGATTTAAATGAAGTAAAAAAAATTGAAATCACGGAAAGTATTCGATACATACAAAACATTCAAATTCAGCAAACGCTGTTAACAAACGGAAACAGAAACAAGGAGTTAGAAAAAATATTCAAGATATGTGCTGAAAAACAAACAGAATTTGATGGAATTCTTGATGAGTTGAATAAATCATTAAACAAAATACCGAAGGATTTAGATGCTCTTCAAGATTGGGTAAATAATAATCAGGTTCTTATAGACGCTGCACTAACATTGTATAAAGAAATCAATGAAATTGAGAAAATACATGTGGTACATATTTTCACGCAACAGCTAAAGAATACGAATGAGATTGGAAATAAAAAAATGCAGGAAAACGAAGCAAAAATAGAAGAATTAATCAAATATAAGAAAAAAATGGCTTTATGGCTCGAAATATATACAGACGCAACAGAACAACACAAATATACAAGAGAAACAGCTATTATTATTGCATCCACGCCTACGTTAAAAGGATATGCAATATCTATGATACCATTTGAAGAAATGGAAAATCCGTCCATAGAGCGTGATTGGCGTCCCATTGAACATACACAAATATTATCAATATCTCTTCGTTCTTTATTTAAAAAAAATATTATGGAGCAATTAGAAATTTTTATCGAAAAATATGAGAATTTTTATACAGAAATCAATATTAATGCAAATACTATATTATCAACTGATACTTTAAACCGGTTAAATATGGATATAAATAAAAGAGTGGATGCATCAAACAAAACAACAAATGAACATATTGCAAAGGCAGTTGATGCAGAGGCAGAACTCAAGCCCATATTTGACGAATATGAAAAAATTCGCTCTGACATCCGTTTTGAAATACAAAAAGTGTTGAATACGTTGGCCACTGAAAATCAATCATTATGGTTAGATTCTACAGGGAAAAGAACTGCGTTTCAAACGACATTTGCTCTTTTACAACCCTATTTGAATGATATTCAACTTGCAAAAATAAAAGACAATATTACAAAAATGGACGAGCTTTTTTCCAATAACTCATTATCAAACATGGATACTGTTCAGCGGAGTTTGAAAGTATCTGACTTTTATACGAATATTTCGTATATAAATATGTTGAAGATATATGATACTTGGACAATTATGAATGAACATTTAAAAACTATAAATTATTTTTTATCTGAAATACAAACGTCAATGGATCAAATACAAAAAGAAACGTTGAGTACACTACAGAGTATAATTCAAACTAAAAATAATACTATAAATGAAGAATATACAAAACTTAAAACATCAAGTATCAATGGTAGTGAATTAAAAGATATAACTAGTATTATAGATACACAAATTACAAAACTCGCAGAAAATCGAGATGAGGATATTCCAAAATGTATAAGTGCATTGAAAATCATTTCTGAGATAGAAACCCAGTTAAAGAAATATTCTTCCTAGAAATAAGATACAATGTCTTCAGAAGTGACCCTTTCTGATGGAAGTACGATCGATTCAGAAATAGTAAATCAAATTACAGGAGGCGCTTATGGTACTATAACCAACTCGAATCAGCTAACTTCGCTAACAGCTACTGATATAGCTGCACTTATTGCACAGATTGATTCGTTAATTTCAACACAAACTTACACAGTTATAAACACTCAATCTCTTATAACAATGTTGCAGACAAGTATTGACACACCAGTATACGGTTTGACTGCAATTTATGAATCAACAATACAATCATATAGTACTGCAGTTATAGATTATTATACAAAAATGTCATTGATTGATCGTGCCTCTCACCGTTTGAGCACCCTATATTCTACATTGAGTGCTGTTATTATTCAAGAGCAATACGATATAAGTACAATGAACGGATATGCTGCTGAATATAGCACAATTATTAGGCAGATAGAAACAAATGATATTTCACTAAACGCACAAATATCTTTGTACAGATCTCTAAGTACAACAGGTGGCTCATTTGTAAATAACTATTTGGAAGAAGCAGCTCGTCTACAAATTGAAACAGATCCAACTACATTGAGTACCATATCAACAACATTAGGTAATGACACTATCAATATTAATTTGTATAATACATTGATGCAAAGCACATTGTACACTATTTCAACAATGACCTTCATTTCATCATCGTACCAGGAACAGTCGAATAGTTATACTACGGATCCACTTTATAATAGAATAAGAAATTCGCTCTTTGATCCAGTAACAGGTCTTATTGCACAACAGGGAGATATTATAAATTCAATTACAACGTATGAAAATCAACTCTTCTGGTTGAACCAAAGTACAATTAGTGCATATTCAAAGCTAAATAATGACACAGACACATTTTTTTCGAAAAAGTTTACACAGATTAAAAATAAGGTTCTTAAGATAAAATATTCTGTTCAGGAGTGGGAGGCCTTTGTTGAGTTTGTTACTTCACAACTCGCCCTAGAAAAATTGCAACTCTATAATACAATAGACTTTCTCTCTTATCAAAATATTCAGGCAAATGATCCAAATATAGTGACACTGATTAATTCAAAGATTATTGACCAAACAAAAATGCAAACAATTATAAATAACTTTAATCCGATACCTAATATAATAAATAACATACTTAGAAATATTGATGCAGAAATATTACTACAATCATCGTTTATTGGCTTTAAAAAAGAACTTACTAAAATAGAAATTAATGTTTTTTCATCTCCAACATTAAAAGAATCATACAGAGCAACCTATGTACCATTAACAACTTCATTAGATGAAAAGGCGGCTCAGATTGTTGCATCTCAAAATGATAGAATATCATTGATACAGATAGAGACAAATTCATTAATGACGGTTTTTAATTCACAGTGGTCAAATATACAATCATTGAATCAATACGTAACATTTATATTGCCAAATCCAATATATCGGACTGGTTATGTAGCAGAAGTTCCGTTTAATTCTAATCCAACCGAATTTAATGTTTTATTGCCGTTGAATTATTCTTAAACGTTAATGTCGGTTACGGTTCAACTACAAAGTAATACGTTAATGTCAGATACGGTTCAACTACAAAGTAATGTGTGATGATGTGCTGAAGTTACCGGTATGTGCCTACCGTTATGTGCATAAGTTAAGTACCCCCTTTAGGGATACTTAACTTATGCGCACATCTACTGTAGGCATGTAGGCAAAGTTAGGTACACCCCAAGGGTGTACCTAACTTTGGCACATACCGATACCTAACTTACCGGCATATCCCAAAGTTAGGTACATCACAAGGGTGTACCTAACTTTGGAATATGCCTATAATAGTGATGTAGGCTTAAAATAATTACCCCTAAAGGGGGTACTTAACTTATGCACATAACGGTAGCCTACATGTTCTTTTACGTTGCGAGGTCTAAAAAAATATATATCTCTTTTAAAGAGTATAATGTCTATATCTGCAAAAACCCATATAAATAATTTTATAGACGGTCTTATTGCTCAAGTAAGAAATCTACAGGAAAATGCTGATATCGGAATATTTAGTACCACAGGTATATCGTCCATATCAGTTGTAGCGACACTTTTAAGTCCTGGTTATTCTCAAATATCAATGTTACATAACTTATTTTCATCCGCATTTATAAACAGAACAGAGGACGATCCATTATTTAATCAATTATTGGCAATAAATGGATACAGTACACTTTCACAGTATAATGAACAATATTTAATAAATACAGATCTTATTTCGAGCTACCAAAGTACAGCCAATGGAATAAAGAGAATAAATGATATTAGTGGTGCTACAGTTCTGCCTATTCTTTATTGGCAACAACAAGTAGCTGAATCGAAATACAATACTGCACTTGCCATACATAGAGCGTATTCAACGCACCAGGCGGAATTAAGTACATATTATATATCTACATTAAATGCATATTCTACTGCGTCTAGTAACTACTGGGCCGCGTATATAGCCGCATCTACATTGGAGAATATATCCACTTCAACAATTGCATCTGTCTACAAGGATATTATGAACGCTCAGTGGATTTTCCAAGAGGACATTTTTGGAAAATTGTGGATAAATACAGAGATGGGGCAACAAATAGGGGGTGGTATTGACTCTCAAAATTTACGGAATATTTTAAGTGCATATTCCTCTATGCAACTTTCAGACACGGTATTATATAATAGAAACAAACTGGAATACATGTCATCAATGATTCGTAGGTTAGAGGATAACATTTCCGAAAATACAAACACTTTAAATACATATATTACATGCGATTATTCTACGATAGTAAGTACCTATTTTTCAGATAGTCTGAAACACAAAGATGAAATACTCAGTTGTACAAGAGGTGAATTACACTTGAAATTTAGCTCGCTCTATGGCTATTCTACCCTATGGATTAGTGCAATGAATGCTGACCAGATGGCATCCACGAATTATTCATATTCCATTAGCACATATAATGGAGATATAAATTTTATGCAAAATATCTCTGCAAATTATGCGAATATATCCTCTATATATAGAAGTTCACTGCAAAGTTTCAAATTCTGGGAGCAACATTTAAGTACTGCAAACGATGTGGTAAAATTTCTGAGATTGCAGCAAGAGGAAATAAATGCAACGTCGCTTTTCAATTCTACCTCAATGTTGAAGAATCAAATAGAAGATATTATAAACTTTTTGAGCCAAGGGGTAAATGTTGATTCCTATCTCACATCTCTAAGAAGCATTTTTACAGGTATACAGACCGGTGGTGCATCTATGCAGGATATTCAAATTATGTATAGCACCATCCAGATTTTATATTCAACACATAATGCAAGAGCAATATCTGCCACAGAGGAACGAGTTAATGCAAATTTACTGGCAAGTATAGAGGAGATTTACTCCGCAGAGTATAGCAGAATATTAGATGCAACAAATCAAGATATTATTATTGCTGAAGATAACTATAATGCGAATGTTTTGTCTACTTTTTATTTAAATAGACAAATAAGTTCGCAACAGATGTATTTATCCACATACATTGCAACAAGTTCAATTAATGCTTTGCAAATTAGTTCTTTATATAGTTCTAAGTACTCTCTTTATCAGTCAATGATAGAACAGCTTTTAATGGAATATGGCTCTACACAGCAATTACTATATAAATATCGCGATTTAGCATTTAGATCTACTATTTTAATGGACACTGCATTGAATAGAATAAAACAGATATCAATGCATTTGGAAGAATTAGGTTATACTATTTCTTATCAACAAACAGGAGGGGAGGTTTTTGAAACGGATCCAATAATAGTAGATATTCCTAGAATTTCTTATTTAATTGATTATCAAAAACCGAGCCTAATTAAAAATATCATAGAGGAAGTCTGTAGCTTAAAAAATAATATGTATCACATACAGTCATCGATTAATTTTCTTAAGGATGAACAAACAAATAAGGCATTTCCACTAAAAAAGGATGCCATTACTACACTGATGACTGACCTCGAAACATACATAGCAAAATCTCAAATATCATACGATATAAACTATGAAGTATCCAATTATAGGTATACAAATTATTTAACAACATTGTATGGATTTTCCACATTACTTACTACGAACCTATTAGAAAATCGCGATGAAATTACAAATTTAGAGTATATAAAAGCAGGTTATAATCCCTTTCCAGTTACTCGTGTATCAACACACAATACCGTAAACATTACATACCAGGTTAGCACGTTATCTTCATACTCAAATAATATACGTAATTATAGAAAAAGTCTACAAAGTTTTATAGATTACACAAAGGCTGGAAAGCGTTCAATAGATTACTATTTAAGTATAAAAAACAATTTTGAAACACAAGAGTATTTTAGATTACAGCAAGGGGTGGTGAATCCTAATAGAATGTCATCATATGATTTTGAACAACTTAAGAATGCATATGACATTTCTATACAAAATATAAATCGCAATATTGCATACAGATCAACAATTTACAGTATCTTTGTAGAGAGAACGGAGAACATAAAAGCATCTCTTCGCGATTCTATATTGGAATCTCTCAAAAATGATAAAAACCCAATTTTCGCCGGACCAATGTACTCTATTACCTCCTCTCTCCAAATGCATTTTATTACTGTTCCGAGTCGCTTTATTGTTCCAAGTAATGGCTTACCTACAACAACTCTCTTAGACTGTCAAAATACAGCACCGATTATATCTGATTTTGAAGTGACCACACTCGCGGGGAGCGGCGACTACACGTGGAATCGCCCTACCAGCGTGGCCGTGGACAGCAACGGCAACGTTATTGTCACAGACAGTATAAACAACCGCATCTACAAAGTCACATCGGACGGTGTGGTGACCACGCTCGCTGGGAGCGGGTCGGGCGCGTTTGCCGACGGCGTCGGCGCAGGCGCTTCGTTCAAGTACCCTTCCGGCGTTGCCGTGGACAGCAGCGGCAACATCATTGTCGCGGACACTGGCAGCCACCGCATCCGCAAAATAAGTTTGCCGACAGGGAAAACAAGTTGGAATGACGTACAGATAACTACAAGTGATAGTAACTCAGGCGGTGTGGTGACCACGCTCGCTGGAAGCGGGTCGGGCGGGTTTGCCGACGGCACCGGCGCAGGCGCTTCGTTCAGGAGCCCTGCCGGCGTGGCCGTGGACAGCAGCGGTAATGTCTTTGTCGCAGACGCGGGCAACAACCGCATCCGCAAAGTCACACCGGGCGGTGTGGTGACCACGCTTGCGGGAGGCGGGTCGGGCACGTTTGCCGACGGTGTCGGCGCAGGCGCTTCGTTCGTCGTCCCTACCGGCGTGGCCGTGGACAGCAGCGGCAACGTCATTGTCGCGGACTCGCCCAACAACCGCATCCGCAAAATAAGTTTGCCGACAGGGAAAACAAGTTGGAATGACGTACAGATAACTACAAGTGATAGTAACTCAGGTGGTGTGGTGACCACGCTCGCTGGAAGCGGGTCGGGCGGGTTTGCCGACGGCGTCGGCGCTGGTGCTTCATTCTACGCTCCTTATAGCGTAGCGGTAGACAGCAACAACAACATCATTGTCGCGGACACCGTCAACAACCGCATCCGCAGAGTCACACCGGGCGGTGTGGTCACCACGCTCGCTGGGAACGAGTCGGGCGGGTTTGCCGACGGCATCGGCGCAGGCGCTTTGTTCAACAACCCTACCGGCGTGGCCGTGGACAGCAGCGGCAACGTCATTGTCGCGGACAGGGACAACCACCGCATTCGCAAAGTCACACTCTTACTCCCTACCGCTACCCTGGCAACAACCACATACCCTGTACAACCCACTACAACAACTAATACTGTAACTCACGGTATTCAAGGACGATACATACATATTTCAAAGGCAGACGGTAACTTCAATATTCTTCAGATATGCGTTATTGATTCTAGAGGGAAAAATGTGGCATTTGAAAAATCAGTGAATGTCATAAACGCTCCTGCTATTCAGGGGCTGTCCGCGATAGTAGAGAATGCTCAATCTAGCTTTAGATATACTGTACCCCCCTCTCTGATTTCACTGAAGATTCAAATTGACTTAGCTACAGTCTATGATATTACATCCATTAAATACACAAAGGCTGAAGGGTCACAGTATGATAGTAGAGGTCTGACATTTGATATTATCAACACACAGAATGTTGCTATTGCAAGTCGCCAGTTGACTGCAAATACCGCCACTGAATATATTGATTTTAGGACAGATCCAAATGCAACAATGTTTATTAATCCTTCTAGAACGGGGGCGTGTGGATATTTTGGGCGTTATCTGAGGATTTCACGAGAAACTATGGGAAATTTAAAAATCTCACAGATTGCGGTTGTTTCTTTGGGAGGTGTGAATGTAGCATTAAATAGTCCTGTAACCTATTATTCTAACGGGTCTGTGCAGAACACAACAACCATTTTAACAAATGGGATGTACTACGCTCGCCCAGAGGGATCATCGGCTGTTTACACGATTCGGGATGTCGCAGATTATATTCAAATTGACCTCGGCTCCGAGGTTGAAGTAGTTGCCGTGCATGTTTACGCATTGTCTGGAAATGAAGGTACAACTGCAAGCCTCTATACCGATGACAATTTTCTTGCATACACACAAAGATTAACTTCAAATAATGTAAAAGGAGTTTTTGATTTTCGCAATACAAATAGTACATCTGTTACACATTGTAGCACGAAATTACTGTGGCCTCCCTATTACAGTGTGGCGGGAACCATTTGTAGGTATGTTCGTCTATCAAAAGGAACGGGTCAACTTGGATTCACAAAAGTAAAAATTGTAGATAAGACAGGAAAGGACGTTGCGCTTTTTAAAAATGTTGTGGTGAGTTCGGAGGCGTTTCCAAATTCACGTTATTATGGGGTGAGTGATTATCTCGGTCCACAACCAAGCAGCCTCTCCTATTGTTCTGCTCTAAATGATTTAACTCCGTCATATCACATTGATTTGGAAAAAACATACGAAATATGTTCTGTAACCGTATATAGATGCTCAAATGGAGTGCCCCTCTCTGATAATATGTGTATTGAATTCTTCGGAAATAACCCTAATATACTGCTCTATTCTACTTTTACTGGTCAAAGTGTAACAGGCTCGACAGAAGCCATTTTCTACGATATGCGCTATGATCCGAATGATGAGGGTTCAAACTACCCTATAGATATTATTTCTAGTATATACACTTACGGAAGATTTGGTACACTTGCAAAAAGTGTGGAAGTTCCCGCAAATACAGCGTCTTTGCAAATTACCGAAGGTACGGGTCAAAATCTTTTTGAGGAAGCAACTGTAACAGAAACGTCTACAAAAAAAATAATAACGTTTGAGAATTTGCGCGAGGTGAATTCCGTAATTATACCGGGCGCACCCATTGGAACAAGAATTACTTTACGGGATTGCGACGGAAATATTATAAATAACAAAGGAGTCTATAATTTTTCTACAGCGACTGCAGTGTATAGATTGGCTGATTTTAGAAATCCTGGAATTTCTTTACTAAGCTCCTATGCACCAATGACACCTTTAATGTTAACCCCATTAAGCAACGATATGAGCAGTCTATACGATTACACAAATGGAGTAAGCACAAAGTATGTAAAAGTAACCCCCCCTCCAGGTGGAAAGTTATATATTTCACAAATTTTGGTTATTGATTCTCGAGGAATTAACGTTGCCTTTGAGAAGGACACCTTTACTACGGACCTGGCAAACATCACAAATACAGCGAAGGCTGTTGATGGAGAGTATGAACAAAGTTTGAATTCAGCTATACCTAGTATGATATCATACGATAATTACGTTTGTAAAAGCGAAACAAAATCATTCATTACGACAACTGTAGATAAATATTGGATTGTTGACCTGGGTAAAGAATATTCTGTGAACAGCATCATATTTGTTGCGGCGGAGGGGCGCAGCAAGGACTCACATAATGTAATCATTGAATTATTCAATGCACAACTAAACCGCGTGGGTGTGAATCTTATTTCTAAATATGTTAGTATTTTCGGCGTAGATATATTGGATTTCCGTAGGAGTAGAACAATATCAGCATTAAACGACGGGGGATATTTGGAAGTTCGTCCTAGGAAAATTACAGCAGGATGTACGGGTTGTGGTATAATGACACAGTATGTGAGATTGGAAGGTGTAAATATCAAGCTCTCACAGATTATTGTAATGGACCCAAATGGTGTAAATATTGCACTGTTTATGCCGACGTATTCCCCTAAAAATAGGGCTTACTCCTATAAAGTGACTGATGGGAAATACTATCGGAAATTGGAAGAGACTCCGTCTGGAGTAGAAACAGAGGCTTTTATTGTAAATTCGCTTGAGAGTACATATGTAGAGGTAAATTTTGGCACAGAATATGAAGTTGTTAAGGTATTTCTGATTCCAACACTGGAAACTCCGATAATTACTGGCTTGAAAATAAAATTATACAACCAATATCGGGATGTCATTGCACTTTTGGACCCCAGTATACAAAATTCTGACTATTCAAACGTCCCTATAAGTTTGACAGGTGTAAATAATATTATATTTCCGAGTGCAACAAATATTATAGGTGTGTCGATTCTCCGAAAATATTCGGAATTTTTAACACAGGCTGGGCAAATGTCCGAAAATGTTGCTACAGGAGCTACTATCATTCCACTTGGATTTTCATGCCCACCTGGTCAAGTAAGTCCAGCTACTACCTCTTGTGCGAATGTACCTCTATTGACTGTGCCAAGATTTAACCCAGGTCCAAACGGCGGTATTCCTTGTAGATATATACGCGTCTTTAATGTGAGTCAATACGTACAAATTTCTCAAATTATGGCCTACGGAGCGGATGGAACAAATTATGCGTATCAGAAGGGCGCACAATCCGAATCTATATTTCCAGGAACGTATCCTGCAAAGGTCACGGACGGTCTAGGAGGATATTTTCATAACGCCCGAACCTGGGCCGATTCTTATAGGTCAAGTGGAAAACGCTACGACTTTATAGAAATTGATTTAACAGGTTCTGCTAGTGCTCAAAGCCCGGAAATTGTGGGAATACGCTGCATATTCTCTTCGAACAACCAGGAACAGAATGTGGGAACTCGTATAATTTTGTTTAATGAGAATCGAGTGTCGTTGGCACAATATGTAGTAGGGAATATTATAAACCCGTACAATTCGGGCAAGTATGAATTCCAAGAGACGCTTATTGATTATCGGATTCAGCCGGTGTCTGTTCCGATAAATAAAATAATCATGCCGAAAATTTTCTCGCTGGGGAGCAGAATAGGAACGCCAAATGGAATTGTGGAAATTGGTACAGAGCTGTACGTGGCAGATACACTTGGTAATAAAATCGTGAAGAATGGCGGCGTCTGGTCATCCGATTCGTCGATTTCATACCCTGCGGGGCTTGCAAATGATATGACGGCACTCTATGTGGCGTCCTATGGGAGAAATAAAATTCTTAAGATTCCTATTACGGGTTCGCCAACAGTAACGCAACTATGCGCGGTAATAAAACCATATGGTTTGTGCACAAACGGTAATATATTATATGTGACTGCCTATCAGGCAAGTCCGTCGAGTTACTATACTGTGGAAATTACTACTGGAAATATTCTTTCGACTGTTTCGTTGCCGAACGTGAATTTCCCAAATAGTATTGTCCATCTTACTATGCCGGACCAGCTAACCCCATTCCTCCTCATATGTTCCGCAAATGACAAATGTGTCTATAAGGTCGAAATAGGTGCAACACCGACTAAATACATTGCCACTCCTGGAACCACCGCAGCCATACAAATCAACATGATTGCCCCATCTGCTATGACATACGACTCCAATAGTTATACTCTATTTATTTCGGATTATGTACAGTGTACCGTGTACTATGTGAAACTCATAACAGGGGAAACGGGGGTTCTTGCGGGAAATGGTATAGGTGGATACGGTGGTGACGGCGGCCAAGGCGTTTTGGCGAATTTAGATGGGCCGATGAATATTACGTATTCGGCCATAAGTGGAAATCTTTATATTTCTGATTATAATAATAAGGTTGTGCGCTATCTACAGCTCTACTCACAGCCTGCAATGGGCATCGCTTCAACAACCACAAGCCCAAATTGGGTTGACTCCGATGATGCCAGTTGGACAACAACTACACTTTCTGCAGCAGGCGTTACAACAAGTCCGCTTTCTAGATTACAATATAATTTAGAACCCGCATATCCGTTGACCCTCTCGCATATTGTCACTCCTGACAAGATTTCACTCGAAATGGGAGTTCCGGGAATAACTGCATTCTATGTTTCAAATAACATCATATATCACGCAGTCGGTGGAAATCTATATTCTAATAATATACACGTAGGAACCATTTCAGGAAATATAACATGTATAACAATCAACCGGGGGGTGTTTTATGTATATGATTCAGTGAATAAGTGTATCTGGAATCAAACAGATAAAGATAAAGGTTTTACAAGGTATATCGGTGATTTGGCTACATATCCATTCACCTTTCAAACTCCAGTTTGCATTGCCTTTGATAATAATAATCGCCTATATATTTCTGATTCTGGTTTAAAAAAGATTATTCGTTTGAGCAATAGGAATACATTAGAAACGTACGTAGGAGGTGAAAATGCGGTATATAGCACAAATATGTATAGCTCGGCGTTTGCCCTATCTGAACCACGTGGCTTTGTATTTGATTCCAGAAATAATTTGATTCTTATAGATGGAGAAACAGTCTACAAGGTGCTCAGTGCAAACGGAATGATACAACCCATATGTAACTATACTGGGGGTTTAACAACCTACGTAGACCAGATCATTAGAGAATCAGTTCTGCCGCTACCATCTGCGTTCCCATATAAAATACGGAGACCCTACGGAATTACGATTGATAATGCAGATACCCTGTATATAACATCAAGTGGCGGCCAGCAAATCTTGAAATTGACACCGGCCCTATACGATATAAATAGTTCCACATATCACCTGGATATCGTCGCCGGTTTCGGCTCCGTTGTGAAAGGCTTGGAGATACCCACACGATTTGATGTACCTGTTGGTAGTGTTGGTAGAATGGATGGATGGTGGATAGGTGGTACTGGAGACATTACACATGTTGTATTGGATGATGCAAATAATAATATTGTCTTTTTGGGTAGGGGAGCAGATGGAAATATTGGAGTAATTGATTTAAAGGGTAAGGCTGCCTATTATTCTGGAGGATATGGATTTAATGGCTTTAATCTGACAAAGTGGTATGCAAATGATTCAATGTTTATACAAGTAGGTAGAAATTTTATTTATAAACCAATCGATTCTGGAATATTCATGACAGGTGAAGTAAAGGTTATAGGAAGTGTAGGACATGACGCTACTCGACTCTGGTTTCTAGCGATTAATAATGGTATAACACAATATGTTGCATATAATCTGGTTAGTAATGCAACTGAATCATCGTATTATTCGAATACAAGTACCCTTAGATATGCATTCAGTAATATGATACAAGCATCGTATACAGTACCAGTTAATTCATACACCACATACTATAATACTGTAAGGAATACCGTAATGGCAACTTATGCGGACAGCGTAGACTCTCTGGCAAAATATGCCTCCTTGAATGCTCCTTCCCATATTTACTATCAGTCGAGCGGAATATACTTTTTGGATGGGGCAACCTTTAATATCCGAAAAATCACTCCCGCCGTTACATCGAGCGTCCCATATACGGATATTGTACCCTATGGGAATATGAATATTGTTGCCAATTATTCTAAGGGGGTATTCAACGATATGGTCGAAAATGATTATGTGAATACAAATAGGGCTACAGCTGTGGCGATAGATTCCTCGGGCAATATTTACGTTGCTAATACGAATGACCATACAATTTTGATGGTGACCCCTCTTGGTGTGATATCCGTTCTTGCTGGTAATGGCACGGCTGGCTGGGCGGATGGCACAGGAGCAGCTGCCAAATTCAATGAGCCGCAGGGGCTCGCACTGGGAATCAACGAAACTATACTATACGTTGCTGACACAGCGAATAATCGTATACGAGCAATCACGATTTCTACTGGTGTAACAACGACGCTGGCTGGTAATGGGACGGCTGGCTGGGCGGATGATACAGGAGCAGCTGCAAAATTCAATGAGCCGCAGGGGCTCGCACTGGGAATCAACGGAACTATACTATACGTTGCTGACACAGCGAATAATCGTATACGAGCAATCACGATTTCTACTGGTGTAACAACGACGCTGGCTGGTAATGGGGCGGCTGGCTGGGCGGATAATACAGGAACAGCTGCCAAATTCAATGAGCCGCAGGGGCTCGCACTGGGAATCAACGGAACTATACTATACGTTGCTGACACAGCGAATAATCGTATACGAGCAATCACGATTTCTACTGGTACAACAACAACGCTGGCTGGAGCAGAAGCGGGATACTTTAGAGATGGAATAGGTACAGCGGCCTTATTTAAAAGTCCAAGAGGTATTGTCGTTGCCTCGAATGGTACTCTATATGTTGCTGACGCAGAAAACAATCGTATTCGCCAAATAACTTCTGAGGGTGTAACAATTACGCTGGCTGGAAATGGTAACCCAGGCTTCAAAGATTCTACCGGAGAAAATGCGATATTCAATACGCCCGGTGGATTAGCTATACACCCTTTAGGCTCGATATATGTCGCCGATACGGGCAATAATAATATACGTATAGTAAACGTCGGAGGCGTCGTAACAACTCTGCCAGAATATAATATAGGATTCAACGCTCTTGCAGGGAAATTTAGAGCAACTTCTATCTGCGTAGACTCCGCAAATAACTTGTATTTTCCGAATAGTCTCACCAGAAAAATATGTAAGATAAGTTCAGATGGAAATTTCACAGTATTGTCGGCCACTCTAAATACAGTAGGAATGGTAATCTACAAAGATACGACACTCTACATAACAAACGGAACACAGATAAATTCCATGTCCATCGCCGATGGGTCGCTAGGAACGCCAATTACGCTTGCTGGCTGTTCCTGCATCGCCATTTCACCTGTAGGCTACATGTACGTCTCCGCATCGACGTCCGTGGTCGTATATAATCTGAAAGCTGGAAACTCTATTGTAAGAACCATGCAAATATCCAGGCCAGGGACGTACGTGGTATCCTCTATAGACTGTCTGTGTGTCGACCTGGATTGCAATCTATATGTCGGCATAACGGGTGGCACAGAATTCAGAATATTCAAGTATGACTCTGAGGGAAACCTGCAAGCGGCCACGGCCTCTCTTGGTTCCAAAGTCACGGGCCTTGCATTCTCAAAAGGGTCACTGTACTATCTGCGCAATTATTCCATTTATCAGACGAACGGCACAGCTACTGGCATCAGTAACATTTTCAATAGCACATTGGCCACTGGCATACCTGTCATCGGAAAAGGAATACAGGGACAGGTTTGCGATGCGGCATATGGAAACACGACGACGCTAAACGCGCCTGTCGCAATAACCATAGATATAAATGGCGCGATGTATATTGTCGACACAGCCGTAAAAAGTCCGACGACACTAGCACTAGAAACAACCAGTATTATTATTAAAAGTACGAGTTATATTAGGTTGCAGTCAGGTCTTCTCTATAATATTGCGGGGACGAATGCGCCTGGAAATATAATACCGAATCTGAGCGCACACTTGGCAAATTTCTCGTCAATTCAAGGAGTCTGTTATGATTCCGTGGGCAATATGTACGTAGCCGATTCCGCTCTAAACACGGTGAGTAAAATCGACTTGACAGGGAAACTCACGACGTTTGCGGGGGAGATTAATACGGTCGGTAGCTACACAGGCGACGGGGAGGTCGCAGCAACGGCGAGACTCCGAGGCCCCACAGATATAAAAATGAGTAAATCGGATGTCCTGTATATTGCCGATACGGGCAATAATGCGATTCGGCGAGTGAAGCTCGTTGGTGGCTCGAACTATAAAATCGAAACCTTTATTTCAAATGTGACCAGTCCTACTGCACTCGCAATAGACTATTACGAGAATATCTACGTGGTCACAGGGGCATCTAATATTTCCGTCATATCTCCATTAACGGGGGTATTAACGAACGTAGTGAATGCAGGATTTAACGTGAATGCCCTTGCGGTAAATACGATGAACCAGCTTTTCTACACGGGGAACGCGTGTATTAATAGGGTCAATGGAACACCCATATCGGGTTTTATAGAGCCCACCGGTATAGTAATAGATGAGGACAACACTATATATGTTTCGGATGTGGTCGCAAACAAGGTGTTTTCCATATTAGGGGGGACAAACACGGCCATTATTGGCAACGGGCTTCAGGAGACGCCTGTGAGCATAACCGAAGGTCTCGCCGAAAATATATACGGGAATGGTGCTCCGCCCCTATTCCGAGCATTTTCTGCGCCTGGTGCGCTCTCTATAAAACCGTCGAGCGGGGGGCTCTTAGTCGCCCAGCCAACGAAGCTCTCGCTGCTGTCTAGGACCACAACGAATCTCATATGTGGCACACAGGCGAATTCGTTCACAATCAGAAACGGTGGGGAATTTCCGATATTTTTGTCGCAAGTGGTCGCTCTGGATACCACAGGCACGAATGTCCTTCTAAAAAGTGATGCTCAATCATATTTTGACGGCTTCTATGGTTGCAAATCGAATGAGAAAGCGTATAGAATAGAGAGGAATAATGCTCTGGAAATCACTCTTCCTACAAACATAACAATCACATGTATTCTTCTGTATTTCGGGGTCTCCTACAAAACGGGATGGAACGACGCCACGCTGGAATTCGGCAATTCCTACACGAGATATATAGAGGGGGTTACGGATACTCCTGAGTCGCAATACGCCTTGTTCGACTACAGAACAAGGACGCCTGCGTGCATACCCTTCATAAATTATGTGAATAAATATAAACTACAAACGACGGCATCTCACACGACGGAGACCTATAGAGTGCAGTACGCACGCTATATACGTATTAAGAGTTTAACTACGCAAATGACTGTGCGGAATATTTACGCAATTCACGGAGAAACGGGCAAGGACTTGTTGTTTAGAAAAGTGCCCTATTTGAATGCGGATATAAAGAGAATTTGTCAATCGTATGATATAACTAATATTGCTAACGCTACGACGACAGGAGTCTTACAAATTTTTCCAAATTCGAATGAGCATGGTATTACGAATTTCTGGATTGAATATGACCTCGGAGACGAATATCCTGTAGAGCAGATTATCATAAATAATTTCTCGGTGAGTGGTAAATATTCCGTCTCATTATACACAAGCAATCGTGCAGAAATATCGTTTCCTAATTTGCTCGATAGCCAGATAGACACGATTCAAATGGACTCGGGTCTCACGATAAGACCTGAAGCAACGTCTCAAGAAATTCAGAACAGGTCGGAATTTACAATAACGGATACAGCTCTAACTACAACAACCGCAGCACCCACGACCCCTACAGGACTCGTGTCGCACAAAATGCTCCGCTTAAAAAACTTGGCTAAACAAGAAATCGATAGAGTGGGGATCACGTACAACCAGTATAAATATACTCCGCCATCCCCTTCCTTATATTTGGCGTATTCTTTCACACCGGTTGTGGGCACGCAGGGAGTCCGATACATTCGTCTTTCAGGCCAAATACAACTTTCACAGATTATCGTGTTTGACTCGAATGGTATAAATGTCTCGTATGGAAAGACGGCCACCTCTTCCGTGGGAAATTCTAATGTGAATTTACCTATGAGTGGGAGGGATGAGGCTGCATTCTCGGCGTCTCTGAACTCCTGGTGGGAACTTGATTTAGCACAAGAGCACGATCTGATACAGGTTGTTTGTATTAATAAAACATCGACTGCTAACAACGCAACAATAGAACTGATGAACGCCTTCCGTGAGCAACAAGGGTCTACCTTGAATTTAACAGGCACCGCACAGTACACATCATTTGATTTGCGCTCGACAGTAAAGTCGGTAGTCTTACCCGTTTCGGATCTAAATTCTGCGTGGAATATGTATACTCCTGATGGCAGCCTACAGCGAATTGTAAGGGGTCGCTATGTGCGTATTGAAAATGCGAGTCCTGGTTCGCCCTTTTTTCCAACGGTGACAGGAATATACGATATTTACGGAAAAAATCTCATGGTTGCTCGGCCTGTATCTGACTCGTCGCCGTCAACGAATTATGGGGCCTGGTGGGAAGTGGACCTCGGCCAAGAATATTCGATAAAGAATATTTTGTATGCAGGGAGGACTGTTGCCGCCGCAATATATAATCGTATGAGGGCGGAGATTTGGAGAAACTTTATAAGTGGGCCTATAGCTAGCCCGTTTCCCTTGCAGATAGACCCTGCGACAACCGCAGGGACGGCCATGCGCTTTATACGACTCGTAGGAACATGCACAATAAATCACGTTGCGGCGATTGATGTGAATGGAATAGACGTGGCCGTTTGGAAACCGGTGCGCATCGTTTCTGGAGCAACGGCGACATTTAATGCCTTTAATGGGCTGTATGCGAGTGCCATAAGTATTACTTCGACCGGCAATAATAGACTTGAAATTGACTTGGGGAGAAATATAAGTATATCGTCAATAAAGATATATTTATCGAGCGGTTCTGCAACATGTACAGCATATAATTCGTTGGGTGTTCTTGTGACTTTAGCTTCAGGATTTTCCACTACAGTTGATACGATACCAACCACCCTGCAAAACTACACACTCACCGGATTTAAAACGAGATACATTGGAATAACAACTGCGGCCGTTAACGCAACGGTAAACAATATTGTTGTCTTGGACACTCTAGGGAGAAATATAATTCCTAGTTCTGCCAAGGGTACGAATGAAAATATTGTTTCTCGCTTTGTGAACTCATTTAATAGTGCGAATACCATTACATTACCGACCCTCTATACGGAACTTGACCTGGGCCAGGAACATTCTATAACTTCCGTCATTGTGTATTATAATCTGGGGTCTTTCACAGGTCTAAGCACGATTGCTGTGAAACTGATGGATGCGTATTATAAGACGCTGGTGTCAAGTAGTTCTGTAACAAAGTCAGTGCCTGCAGATTATGGCAAGATTAGATTTAATTTGGGCCAACCTTGGAATAATACCGATAATTTGTTAATAACGTCTAGTGAGAATACAGTAATAATGAATATTCAGGATTCGGTTACTCGGAGTTTACTTGATATTGCGACTGACTCTTTTGGTAATATATATGTATTATTTAAAATTGATACCAATAAACATTGGTTTACCTCTAGTTTAAGAAAGATAAATAGAGATGGAACATACGTTGAATATACTTTATCCTCGTTGTATGGTAATTTTTTTAGGGTTAGCTATGATAGTATAGTTATACAAGGAGATTCTATGTATCTGTTTGGTAGGGCGATTAAGACTGAAGAAGATCTAACAAAATTTTCTCTTTCTTCAATATTTTACGTAGCATGTAAATTATCTATTCCTATTTCATCTGCTGGCTTACAAGGAACACTTTCCACTCTAATATCTAATAACCGTTATGCAGGAAGTTACAATTTTATACCTCATATAGAAGGGGAAACCATGCCGTCCATTTGTAAAATAATAAGGCCGATTATTGATAATCGGGGTTATGTATATTTTATTTCTAGGAGAGGAGATGCAGAGAACTCCCAAGATCCATATCTTACACACTCGCGGAAATTATACCAATATAATTTAACATCTAATACAAAGACAGAAATATCTAACAATTTTTTTGGTAATGTGATAGCTTTTGATAAAGATAATAATCTATACTACACTAAGATTGTTATAAACAACGAATGCAGCCACGAAAATACAATATTTAAAAGGGAGAAATTAAACAATGGCGATGGATTTAAGAATGAAGAAACTTTCGTCTCATTTGAATCCGCCATTGTAGGAATGGCATTTGATTCGAATAATATATTGTATGTTGCTGATACTTACAGCAAACGTATTCGAGTCGTTACACCTACAGGAAATGTAGAAACAATCATAGAAACAGGTGACATAAGTTTACTAGGATCTCTTATTGTTGACAGCTCTAAAAATATTTACTATATTACTGGGAAGCAGTGTAAAAAACTAAGAATAACAAGCAGTTATAACCTGCCCTTTTTGGCGCCCGTTGAAGATAATGTAGGTTATGTTGATATGCCACCTGCTTGCACAAACACCGCAGAAATCTTCGATTTCTCTCTTCCATCGGAACCGGCCTACACAATTGGAAATATTACAAATACGACATTCCAGATTACCCAAATATCCGCAGATAATGCCACAGGATTTCAATATTCTTTGAACAACGGGGCACTCATAACGCTTGGCGCTGTGCCAGTCACGATTACATCAGCCGCACAAAGTTACAATACACTTGTCCTATATTCTGTGAATAGTATTGGTAAATCGCAGGTCAATACATATGTACAACTTGCTCCGCCCGCACCTGCCATCACTCTTGGAACAACAACACCTACAGGATTTTCTATAACGTATACTCCTGTATTGAGCCCAGGCAGCGGCTCTACTTATAATACAGAATACCGATATATTGTGAATGGATTCAATACGAAACCTACGTCGATATCAGGGACTAACCCAATAACTGCAACATTCATAGGTTACACTGCAGGGAATGCTCCGTCGATTAACATATCTGCCTATTATAAACGCGGTGGTGATACTGTATTTTCAACGTCTTCAAATACCTTGCAAGTCCAACTTGCTCCTCCTGCGCCAATCCCAACTCTTGTGGCAGACTCCACAACAGACACAGGCTTTCAAATATCGTGGGCTCCTGTGACTGGTCCAAGTCTTTCTGAATATACACTCAGCTATCTTTGTAAAATAAACGGAACGGCGGCGCCATCAGGCCAAGTGAGTATTGACACAACAGTCACGCCGCATAAAGCAACATTCACAGGACAAGCGGCCTCGACAAACATGAATGTATCTGTTGTTGCGCAATATGTAGGAACGGGACTGCCAATGTTACAAACAGAATCGACGAGTTTGAATGTACAAACTTTACAGAATGCGCCTATTATTAATGCATATTCCTATCCAGGAATAACTGATACGAGTTTAGAGGGGATTAATTTTGATTATAATTTCGGAAATCATCAAAATAGGGTGAATATTTTTGCGAATTACAATGTATTCTATCAATATTATTTAACGTATTCAGATTCTACTCCAGCATACACAAGTGGTGAAATTAGTAATATTGGAAGTCCAATAGACATATTTAATATACTAGCAAATCATTTTGTAAATATTCAAGTACGCAGTATACTAAAATCTAAAACGAGCACAATTACGCTAACATCACCCTATTCAAATACATTAAGTTTCCAACTAAATCCTCCAGCACCGACTGGTTTAGCAATTACAGGAACTACAACGACTACAGGATTTTCTATATCCTGGACTGCGGTAAATCCGCCGACTGGTTCTCCTACAACCACGGCGTATCAATACAGAATCAACGGGACTCTGATATCATCTGGAGTTACAACGACATCGACCGGTTCCACAATCACAGCAACATTCACGGGACAACCTGTAGGCGCATATTTTTCTGTCTCCGTTGCAGCGGCGTTTACTTACGATGGAAGAACAATGATATCCGTCCCAATATCTATATGGGTGCAACTTGCTCCTGGTGCGCCCACTCTCACTCTTACTACTGGAAGTAGAACAACCACTGGATTTTCTATGCAGTGGGGCGGTGCTTCTGTTCCATCGGGTTCCCCCTATAGCGCCGCTTACAAATGGACACTATCCAATGGACTCACTGGAACAACTGCAGCCACTACTGCAGAATTCAGGGGGCTACCATTCAATACTATTGTAACTGCAACTGTACAGGCAATATACTCTTTAGGAACTACAATGATGAATTCCGCAAATTCCAATACTTTATCTGTGACATTAACTCCTGTGACTACAGACTTGGTAACAATATTAGGTGTTCCAACATCAACCAGTTTCACAGTGCAATTTTACACAATATCATCCTATAGCATTTTTGAATACTCTTATTCTACCTACGGTGGAACATCCTATATAACTATTCCAATATATACTTACAATCCTACTACTAAAATGGGTACAGCAACCGTGACAGGACAAACAGCGGGTAGTACAATAAATTTTTTATTCAGATTTAGATATTTATCCTTTGGAAGCTTCAATTTTACGTATAACGCATTTAACATCACGCTGGGCTCAGCCGCACCCACAGTCTCTCTCGTAAGTCGAACATCTACAAGTTTCGTGGTAAGTTTGCCTACACCAACTGCAACAATCTCTTACACATTCAAAATCGGTGCACAGACTCTAATACCTACAGCATCTGCTGGCGCTACAGGGCGAAACAATTATACATTCTCGGATATATTGCCTGCTGGAGCGTATATAACATTACTTACAACTCAAAATACGCTGAATGCTTCAGGAGTTATTGTAGTCATGTCTGATGAGACAAGTTTGGCTATACAACTTCTTCCTCCTGCTCCCACAAATCTAAGACTTCACGGGCAACAAAGTCAAGGCTTTCAAATATTATGGACCGCCGTTTCCGTTCCACCAGCAGGATCTTCTTATACCGTTTCTTACAGGTGGACACTTTCGAATGGACAAACAGGCTCATCCACAACAAATTCTGCAACGATTACACCCACCACATTCAATACTGCTATAACAGTTACATTAGTAACAATATATACAAATGGAGCGACCACACTCACATCAGCAGCATCAACTGCGCTGCAGGTACAAAATGTCCCCCCAACACCAAGCGGTCTAGCAATTACAGGAAGCCCAAGCTCTACAGAATTTTCTGCGAGTTGGACAGCAATCCTAGCACCAGGTGTTTCTGGATACACTACTTCCTACATATGGACATTGACTTCTACCACAGGAACGGTTACAACAGGAACAGTTACAGCAAATACTGCCACAATTACAGGATTAATAGCTAGCGGATTCTACACACTTTCTTTAGTTGCCATATACGATAATACTTCTTCGTCGCTTACTTCAGATATCGCCACTATCAATATCCAACTTGCTCCTGTTGCGCCAACTGGCTTAGCGCTTGTCACTAACTCGTTAACTTCTACTGGGTTTGGGGTATCATGGACACCAGTAAGTGCTCATACAACAGGCTCTTATATAACTGTATACATTTGGACTATAAACCTTGATGGACAACCAACACCGGCAATAGACTCATCCTATATAACTCCAATTGTTGCAAGTGTAACTGAATTTATAGATGCGGCCGCAGCTATTTTGCCCGAGCTCACGGCGGCGGCCGTTGCTGCGGCGGAGGCTGCGAGGGTGGCGAACGAGAGGGCATATGAATCATCAGTTATTAGTAACATGTTGGCTCAACGATACCATAATGATCCCAGCAACGCTGATATTAGCACTGCGTACTCTATAGCGCATGCAGAGATGAACGCAGCAGCAAACGCAGCGGGCTACGCGAACCTGTTTGCGGCGTGGACGGAAGGGAGGCGCTTGAGGGCGTACGGCGGCGCGCAGTACTGGGCGGATCGTGGTTCGAATTATGGTACTTCACCTCCCGCAACATTTACAGGCTTAACACCCGGTTCTAAACAAAATGTTAATGTGTATACCCTTTTTATTAAAACGACAGACTTCTCTGTATTGACATCAAGCCCTTCCACAATCTCTGTTACATTACCTGCAATAAACCCTCCATTGGCACCAACCGGTCTAGCCCTTTTTGGAACACCTACGCTTACGACGTTCACAGTAAGCTGGAATAAGGTTGCAGACCCGCGTTATCCATACTTTACCGAATACGTCTTCCAAGCGAATGGAAATACGATACAAGAAGTTTCAATACGGCCATTCACCGCTGAGTTTCAAGGAAGAATATCAGGTACAACTCTGACGGTGACATCCATAATTTCGGGGGCTATTTCTATAGGGATGGTCATTGATACGGAGACGGGTGGTGCGATCACGGCGCAAGTTACAGCAGAACTTGAAGGTACGACTGGCGGAACGGGTCAATATACAGTTGCGTTATCGCAAACCGTTGATGGAACGACAATAACTGCTGAAACAACTATTGGAAAAGCAACGTTCACCGCAGGCGCAAGTAGTTATATAAGCGCTTTCAGCATGTATGCGAATTATATTCATAAAAATACAACAACAGGAATAATAGATGTGATTGTCTCATCAAATTCTTCATCACCCATATCGGTTCATCTTGCCCCTCCTCCTCCTTCTTTTCTAGCACTTTTAGGAACTCCTACAGATTCTCAATTCTCAGTAGTTTGGAATAGTGTTATAGATCCAGTTCGAGAATCTGGCTATTCATTATCTTACGAATTTAAAAGGGATGGACAATCTATAAATTCGATATCCTTAAATTATATAGGAAATTTGGGCCCAATACAATTGAGTTCCGTTAGCAGCGTCTCTGCTAATGTTTTGATAGGAACGATTGGAATCTACAATAATAACTATTATATTTCTGCCGTTAACCCGAATCGTGTTTGGGCTAGTCTTACTAACACATATACTGTATATAATAATTATACAGTATATAATGTAGGAAATGTTGTGAAATATAATAATTTTGTATATGCTATGAAAGAGCACGTAGGAAGTGTGGGGTATAGTCCAATTAATTCACCTTTTTGGGCTAGAATTGGAGTATTCTCAGATCAAACTACCTGGATTATGATGCTCGGGGCACAGCATGAAGCTACATTCAACATAAATGCTAATAACTTCGTACAATTTTTTATTAAAAATTTCAACGTATACGCAAAATATACAGCAGGCGCTAGCGTTGTAATATCGACCCCTTCCAATCCGATTTCAATACATCCTTCTCCCCCTTCCCCCTCTATAAGTACTAAGCTATTAACATACGAGGGATTTTCTTTAGAATGGAACAATATTCCAATACCTGTGGGTTCACCTTACAGTCTTTCCTATAATTTTTCTTATTCAGGGTCGAGTCATACATTAGAGGCTACTACTTTATCTCCATCAATATATTCATACGTGACAAGATGGAATTTCACAGTTAAAAACTTACTTAATGGTGGTAGTATTCTAGAACTGAAAATAACCGCAATTTATAAGTATGGTTCTTCAAATATATCAACAGAATCGAATTCACTAACAGTAACCATTCCTCCTTTCCCTATTATCCTAACTAACAGTAACGACAACCTTTCTTACATTATAACTGAATTTGAACTAGGAAATTACCCTGAACTAGGAATTTACCGGTATTGGAAACGGGTGAAGTACCTTTTTGGGAATTTCAATGTTTTTGACGGTGGTTGGCCTACTTCTTATGATTACACGAGTCCATTTGTTGATGGTGTAAAATCTATTAATAATTTCCTACATAATCCTGTGAATTTTAAGGGTTTGAAAATGGAATTTACAGAAGATGTTGAACAAAATTGGTCGATCTATCTTAATACGGCAAAATATTCCGACCAGGTAGAGAATGGGACCGATTCCAGCGGAAACCAGCAAACATATTGGAAAAACTATAAAAAAACAGTAAGAATAAATGCAAAAAATGCTTCTCCAAGTACCGTGTCAAGAGACATATATTTTTGTTATCCACCAAAGTATGCGTATATGATTATATTAGGGCCGGGCTTGGGCGTGAACCCAATCTCCAATACTTATGGAGAATCAGTTTGTACCCTCTTAAAAATTTATACAGTAGAATGTAAATTTGGTTACAATTATCGGCTTTTAGCACGTGATACGTATGGCTCAAACACTCACAAAACTCTTAAACAATTAATAGAATCGTCTGTTATAACAGATTCAAATAGTGTGCAGTGGAAATATGTTGGTGCAGTTACTACAAAAAAAACCAACGGCATTTGGTTTGGTAATAATACAACTATCTTTTCAATAGATAATGATATTCCAAATGTGAATATACCTTCAAATGTCGCTAAAAGGGAATGTACAATAGAACTAACAAATGTTCAAATCAGTAATGAGAACAACGTCCCCTCCGTGAGAGCGAGTGTAACTCTTAGAGATATAATCCTGTGCCAGGAACGTTGGGAAGGTGGTACAAGCAATCACGTAAGTAGTTATACTTTTAGTGCAATATTAGGAAATTTATATGACATAAATAACAGAGCGTTTTTTGTTAAGTTCTAATCATAAAAATATGATTATTTGTACCTAACTGGTACAGTAACTCGTTTAATCTTTTTGTTCTAGCCATCAGAGCCAACTACTTAAATTAAGTATTTGGCGGTAGATGTGCTCATTAAATAAGTACCCACTAACGTGATGTGCCGAAGATAAGTACCCCCTAAAGGGAGTACTTATTTAATGCGCACATCATGGTATAAACATCGGCACTCCTCGCTTTACTTTCGTCTCAAACTCACCCACAGCAGCCTCCCCCATCCCCTCCATCTTCAGACTATACGCACACGCCTTGTAATATGCCAGCCGCTTCTTCCACTGCCCCCTATACATCGGATGCACATCCACAATATCCACGATGAGCGGGACAACGACCCGCTCAGACGGCCGCACACGCAGAATACGCCCCGTGCTCTGCTCCACGTGTTTCCGAGGACTCGCCAGAATGACCGTATTCAGCGTCTTAATATTCATTGCTTCCGATGCCATAGCATAGGAAGCAAGTAATATCCGTGCTGTCGCTGCTCCCTCTTCACGCACCTTCTCCTTCATTCCGCCAATATAATACGACATCGTAAGCGCCCCGTCAACAGCGGCCACACGCCGCTCAATCTCGTTCAAATGTCCAATCCGCTCCGAGAGAACGAGAACACGCCTGCCGGCGTCCGCACAAAGCCCCACGATTCTTCGCACAATCTCATCCGTCCTCTCGCTGCATCCGAGAACATTCGTCAGCAGACGTGCCATGACCGTCTCGCCTCGCCAATCGGTTGGCACAGTATTATAATTCACATCATCCGATTTTACAAGAACCGAGACAACTTCCACGGTCGGGTCTGGCTCACGCTGTTTCTCCCAATACACCGGCTTCCCCAGAAACCAGAAGAATACCTTCGTCAGCCCGTCTTCCCGTGTCGGCGTTGCCGACAGCCCCAGCATACACTTCGTCTGGATCTTCTGGAGCGTCTTGGAGAAATGCTGGGCGGCGAGGTGGTGGCACTCGTCGAAGATAGTGAATCCATACTCCTGGAATGTCTGCTCCGTATAGTCCTTTCCACACAGCGTCTGAATCATACAGATTGTACAGTCATATTCTGTCGCATTCACTTCACATTTCGGACCTTGGAGAATGCCAATACGGAGACCAGGCATCAGGGCCGACATCTCGCCCCGCCACTGGTTCATGAGAAACTCCTTATCCACGACCACGAGGAAGCGTTTCCCGAGACTCGCAGCAATCTTGAGCGCCATAAAGGTCTTGCCCTTTCCACAAGGGACGCAGATGAGCCCGTTTGAGCCCGCAGCCAGAAAGGAGTTGATAATGTCCGTCTGATACGGGTACGGTGACCCCTTGAACTCCGCAGCCGTGGCCGACAAGTCGAGACCCTCCGATAGAACGGACGATTCGGCGAGACCAAACGTTTCTACACCGTAGGCGCGAGGAAGATACCAGCGAGTCGATGACTCTTTGAACAATTTGAACGTAAGCCCGGCTTGGACTTCCGCCGATGCAAACTTCTTATTGAGTTTCGGACAAACGGTCAAATCAGTCAACATCTGTTTCGTTTTTGCTGCGTCCACTTTAAATTTTGGAATAGAATATCCCCGATGTGTGAGAATTGTGTCCATAGTCGTTTCGTGCAAACGTGGCGCAACCCCATCCGCTCAAATTTACTGGGAGAAGGAATCTTTGCAGATACTAGAGAATGAAACCGATTCCGATGTTACCGCAAATAGTCGCGTGTCTCGCCGTTTTCTTGGCCGCCCCGTATTTACCTTCAGATGTTCTGTACATGCTTGTTGGAAATTATATAGGTGTTTTCGCAGTTCTTGCAACCAATCTCTATCTTCTTCAAGTGAATCTGACGCTTGCGCTCGCCTTCTTTTTTGCGTGCGGCGGACTCTTCCTAGAAAATCGTAAGAGGACGCTCACAAAAATAGAGGGGAAACTACAGCAAGCCAGTATCAAAGGGATAAATTTGTCCCCTGTTTCCAATTTGTCTGTTCCCGCTGAAGATCTTGTAGAGGGTGAAGTACATCCCGAGCATGATGAACCTACAGGAGACCAAAAGGCGTATGAACCGAGCTCCAATGATCAGACGAATCGTTTTGAACAAGTCGACGAATCTATTAATGAAAAACATGTGCTCGATACGGATGAGTCTAGGTCTGGGTTGTTCCATTAACATTTGGACAAGAAGCCGGAAGTGTGTATATTCCTAATAAAAACCCCCCAATAAAGATTGCAAAGCCGAGAATTATTGCCAATCCTTGAAAGGTGTATGAGCTTAAGTTTGTGTTGACTTGTGTATAAGAAACAACTGAATACGTTATACCAATCAATATTAATAAAATTAAAATACCAACTGTCGTCCAAACAATACCTTGTTCAACATCCGTTAAATTAACTTTACCTGTACGACTTAAATTCCAAGTTGTTTTTTCAGAATTTCGTTGCATATTTATGGTATTAATTGGAACTCCAGCAGCGTTAAGATGTATCATACCATCTGAACCCACCAATTCGGGGTCAAATGGAATGCATTTGTTTACTCTATAGGAGCCGCTGCTACCGCTCGTATCACTAGACCCTGCGCTGCCGCCGCCGGCGCCACCGCCGCCGCCACCGCCGCCGCCACCGCCACCGCCGCCGCCGCCGCCTCCGCCACCACTACCGCTTCCATCGGCATTACCGCTTCCATTACAACATGTACAACTAACGATGTTTCCAGCGGCGGCACTTTGAAAACCTTCACGAATTGACTTAATACTATCATTCGGATTAAATTGCGTTATAAAATTTCCAGGAGGAACATATTCCGGATAGTCACCATCCGAAAAATTATTATACATATCTTTTATTCTTATCATTATTTCAGCAGAAACAATCATTCCGTTCAGATTTAGCAACACAAGAATATTTTTATATGGGTCTTGTGTTGTTAATCCGTTTACACATGTACTGTAGTATGCAAATGTACTTAATGAAATAAATGGGCATATTGTTTCCAATGTTAGGGGTGATACAATCTGATTTGCAAAATTTGCTAAATAAAGGGGGTTTCCGTTTTGTGAAGGAGTTCTCAAAATTGGATTTACAATAATAATAATTGTTGGGTCGTTAATTCCAATTGGAGCGTACATATCACGCTGAAATGTTAACATAATATCTTCTTTATTATCTATTCTGCTCACTTCCAAAGAGTTTGGTGTTAGCCAGCTATTATGTGAAGGCTTTGTAATTTGTACGGAAGCAAGTAAATAGAGAGTTCCGTTGTACGTTAAATTCGTTAAATAGTCATTATTTATATGGTCAATTATACCGGAGTTTGCATATGAAAAATTCGGTGCAGTTGTCCTTGTTCCCCAGTTAAATTGTATATTCAATGGTTTATGTTTTGCCTGTGTAAATGTTGTATCTGTTACTGAAAATCCAGCCCTTACTGGAAATGATTGAAGACTACCCACTGGGCATTTATTTTTATACATGATAGCCCCCTCTAAATTAGACAAACGGAATATAAGTTGGCCCAGAAAACCTATAGACTGTTACTTCGCCACTCGTTTTTAAGGGACCCAAATGCACATGGTCACGGTCATATAATTCCTCGCAACCGACATCATCTTGACAATTCCGCCGCTTATATTCTATAGGAATCTGTACAGGATTATACGTATCGGTGCGCGTATAGTACTGAAAGCGGTCGGACCGGGATGCTGTGCGCCGACCATACAGGGGTAGAATTTTCCCATCTTCGGTGCGTATTGTTCCCATTGACTGATACGTTTCGGGAATTCCCCGAGTTGGAATAGCGGGAAGAGTGGCCCCGCTATTCCAAACAGCGGAAAGGTCAGGTGTTGCGACCCAATTTCGTTCTGGTTTTGGCGCGCGAGTAAAACGGTCGTCGCCGTTCCCTGGATATGATGATGCTACGAGAACTTGATTGGAGGGGGGAGGCGATGAAATAACATAGGGTGTGTAACGGTTCATCATTACGAACGCGCCCACAAAAATACCAATCCCTATTAAAAAAATCAGGTCTGAAGAAACACAAAAGACGCCTGGTCCGCATCTAGAGTATGCGCGTGTCATTATTCAAGAGGGAGAAATTTAGCGTACTTTTGAAAATAGGGTGGATATATCCCCCTTAAATGTGGTAAATGTTTATCTATTAAGGAATTGTATTCTACAAAAGAGTCTGAATCGATTCTAGGGATGGGAGGACGAGGGTTTGGAAAATTCCAAATATGTCCCCCCTCCTTGTATAGAATTCCGGATTCCTCCCAGAGGCGCGCACTACAATATTTTAATTTTGGCTGAGCCCTTATCTGTGCTGCGCTGTACTCTTTAAAGACGGCATCTACGAACCATTTTGGGCCATCACGTGAAATAATAACAGATGCTCCCTCATGAAAAAGTGGTCCATGTGACCAATTTCCCACTTTTCCATTCAAAAGTGATGTGCGGACACTACACTCTAAATTGGAGTCCATATATGGGTCTGAGCCACGCCATTTCAATAAAGATTCTAAGATAGATTTACGCTGTATGAACGTCTTTGGAGTTACTTTAAATTCTTCTTTTTTGTTAAAATTATGAATTGTCATTTTTCGTAGAACAAGTTGTGTAGGAGAATATGGTATAATATGATAGAGAACTTTTCCTTTGTTATTAATTCGCATGGTTGACTTTCTATCCCCAAGAGTGTTCTGTATATTGCTGATACCTTTCAGAAAATTTTTATTGCGGGACGCAGTGCGCTTGTGATTACGCACTGTTCTATTTTTCAAATTCTGAACACGCTGTTCCGTATTGCGAAATATAGCAATATCTCTCTCGTGGTCGGCCTTTGTCGCATACAGGTCCAAAAGACGGTGCGTATATTCAAGGAACATACGCTCCATATTGTGAATCTCGTTTGGCCTTAGTGCCATCTATTTAGACTGCGTGTTTATTACCACCAAGTACCGTGATCTTCTTAACGTCTAGTACTAAAGTTAAGTACTCCCCATAGATAAGGCCACTTTGTGGCCTTATCATATTGGAGTGATTTAATCTTTTCGTTCTAGTTATCAGAGCCAAGTACTTAAATTAAGTACTTGGCGGTAAAAGATTAGACCGGAGCGCCGGGACCAACTGTTGCACCAGCCTCTTCATGCATTTCCCCCGTAAGCAAGGTCTTCTCGAGAGCCCGCTTCACGCCCTCTTTGTCCTCGCCATTGTGTAAAAAGGGGTTGCCTCTGGGTGCTCCTAAGTCGGGAGAGGGCACATTTGGCACGAACCCTTCTGCAGGTGTGCGAATACGCTCCGTGACTCCAACAGTCGCTGGAAGGGCTTTCGAAGACGCGCCGTTCTCAAATGAGTCAATCTGACTTATTTGCAGAGAGTTCAGAATTGACGGTGCCTCCAAGACTCCCTGAACCTGATTGACCTTCGGCTGAAGCGGCAGACCCCTTTTGTCCGAAGAAAGACGCTGATGAATACTTACCGGGTCTTTTGGCTGAAACGCCTCTACACCTACAATAGTTCCACCCGTGGGGCCAGTTATTGCGCCATACTTATTGGACTCCACTGTGGTCAAAAATACGGCATTTAAAGCATTCAGAAGTACCATTACAATTAAGACACCGAGAACACTGAAATATGATTTTGTAAAAAGATATGCCGCCACCGTTAGAATAGCCGTCAATAGCAGATAGCCAGATGGAAAAACGACTACCGCATATAGGGCGATAATTGTAGATAAAAGAAGTTCCATTTTCACTCTCATTCTAAAATGGACGACTATTTATTGTGCAAATAATGGAACAACTACTCGCTGTAAAAGCCAAAAGGTAGCTCCTGTAGTCAATGATTTTAAAGCAAGACCAATTGTCGTCATTTGACCTGTACTCTGTACTGTACATGGGACATAGCGCGCAAAGAGAAGATTTATCATTGGAAGAGAAAAGACAAAAAAAAGGATAGAAATCATTATGGGAATCTTGAATTCGTCACCGAGACGCTGTAGAAACGATTTCTTATAGGGGCGGTGCGCAACAGCTGATGCCGGGAGCGCAGGGGCTTCCGCGTACATGGAAGATGAGTGTGGAACTCCATGCATGGCCGCAGCAAAATCAGCAGGAGTCGGATGCGCTCCACCGATTACATGGGCTGTTGTGGGATTTATTGCCATTGTATAGGAATTTACAGCAGTGTTTGCCGGAGAGGAAGGAAGCGGTGGACCGTTCATTTCTTTTAAAATCTGGTCGACGAGGTCACCGTCCTTGGAAGAAACTGGTGGCGATGAATCTAAATCTGTAAGTAAGGTACTCATTTCTGAAATAAAGGTCTGAAAGATTAATTATAGAAAATCCCCAGTTACCGTGATGTGCATAAAATAAGTACCCCCTTTATGGGGAACTTATTTTATGCCTATATCACTACTGTAGGCATGTAGGCTAAGTTAGGAACACCCCAAGGGTGTTCCTAACTTTTGCACATACCGGTATCCCCGCGCGTCGTCCGACATCTCTTAAGAATGTCGGAATGCTTCAATAATCTCTCCGTTGGTTGGACAATCTGTATTTCGTGTTCCAAATTGATAACATTTATTCCCAATGTGAAATGTCGATTTCACAACATCCTCTGTTGGTGCGGCTTTCTTAATAGAGCAATCGCGCTCTCTACAACCAGGTTTGAGCGCGGCCATAATTCCAACGCCCAGGATAAAACTGAATGTGAGTGGATACTTTTCTGACTTTAAAAACTGCATTGGAGTCCCTCTGATTTATGTACCGGAAATCTCTATTATAGTCAGAAAGGCATGTTGAAACATTTTCGTATTGCACCGTTTATAGGGGGGTTGGCTGTTGGCTATGCTCTCTTTATTTTTTATAAAAGTGAGCCGCGTACTATTTACGAGTATCCGCACCCCACGAATGTTGATACTCGCACCTACAAGGATAAAAATGGTATTTGTTATTCCTATACCTCAAAGGAGGTGAATTGCGACCAGAACGAAGAAAGCATACGACCTTATCCAATACAAACGTAAGGTCTAGTAACGGCACATGCCGGTACTTAAGTTATGCACATCACGGTAGCGGTAGAGAACTTACTAAGGGGCTACTTGTCCTTTTCCTCTTGGAAAGAACCGTTTACGTTGTCCAATAATTGCTCCGGTGCGCGCGGCTGCTTGCTCCTCTTCTGTGATAACTGCCCTGTCTGGAGCCGCAGAGGCGGCTGCACCCTCTTTTGCAGTACCCTCACGCATTTCGTAGCGCAGAGTTTCTAGGGCGAATCCAACAGCATTTTCGCCGATCCATTTCGACGCATCAAGAGTTTCTTTAGCCCGTTCTCCGAACCCAGTTCCTGAAGGACCTTCCCGCACATCTGCAAATACAAGAGCGTCTGTCCCAGTTCCGAGCAACTTATTTTTTAGTTCCGGATGTTGTTCATAAACTGCTCTGAAAATATTAAGCCACAACCCTTTTGGATTTTTTGGCTGTGCGGTTAGTGATTTTGTAAGAAACCGCATAGTATTTGTAGATCGAGACTGTAGGATTCCTTTCATGATTTTTTCGTTACCAGCCTCTTTCGCACGAGCGTATTCCCAGGCTTGCGATGCTGTGAAATAGCGTATATTTTCGCCAGTGTCAGACTCCATTGTAAACTCCAGCGGCCAAAAGGGACTGAGAAAGCCAGAAGGCCCGTCATCCGTATTAAAAAAGATACGAGCCCAACGACCATCGCGCAGCTTCTGTCGTACGGATGCGTCAGAACTCCGTTCTTCTGCGCCTTTGCCCTCTTCCTCTTCCTCTTCCTTTTCTTCACCAACCGGTGTATCTACATATGTTCCATTGAATTTTAAATAGGGATGTTCCAAAACAACAAGACGATATAGTTCTTTTTTAAAGGGGTCGCCAATAGAGAATAATTTTCTGGCCTCTTTTGGTTTGTCAAATTGAACTGAGCGTACTTCTGGATTTGGAATACTTTGTATCGCTCGAGTGCCGTAACGAATGCGAGTAAGCACCTGGTCAGCCTCGCTTGCCGCCTTTTGTGCTGCAAGAACTGGTTGTTCGGCACCCGATATCTTATATTGTTCCATTGCTGCACGAAGAGTCTCTATTGCTCCTTCATAGCGTAAGTGCGCTTCACCTATAGCATCAAGGCGTTCTTGGTCAATCACTTCGCGTTGTGCAGGGTCTAAGGAAACAAATGTTTTTAGACGAATAGTTTCTTCTAGTGTTCCAGCCTTATTAAATACTGTTAAATCACCAGCCTTATTATATGTAAACATAGATGGATACCGTTCTCTTTTTTTGAAAAATGTTGTAATACGTTTTTCTTGTTCGTCAGTGTAAGGTCTAATTTCGCGAATATATTCACTCAAATCAAAAGGGTTTGCGGGAGCTGCTGCGGGAGCTGCTGCAGGAGCTGCTGCGGGAGCTGCTGCGGGAGCTGCTACTGCTTCCATCCTCTAGGAAAGGTACATATCATTCTTTGCCTAACGACGGCGCTTCCGTTCCATAATAGACGTATCTGGGTACACCCTCTTCTTTTGTTCCAACGTTATTTAGTACATAATAACCAGGCTTAGGCGGGTTTTTCCCTTTTATTTCAGGAATTATTGAAAGGGGTTCTACCAAATTTTCCGGTGGAGATTCCACTGGTTTTGACCGTTTACCAGATTTTGACCGTTTGCCGGAACGGGGATTGGAGCGAATGGGTTCGTCTACCGGAGATTTTTCAGCAGCAGGGCTACTACGACCGGGTGCTCCAATAAAAAAGAGCGTTATACAATACGATAGAACTGCCCAAACAATACAAAAGAGCCAGAATGGAAACACCGTATGGAACTTCGATACAATTCCAAATTCCCTCCAGTCACCGTTCTCATCAAACATCGGTTTTGGCCTTAAAAGGAGGATAATAACAACTCCTATTAAATAAAGAATGGCTGCGAGGAGAAGCGTCCTCATCTGTCGTAAGAGGAGGTTATTCTTTTATTCAAATGCGAATGTCTACATGCCGGTAAACAAAAATGAGGATAAATCTTTAGAACGTCACAATGAAAATTCTTTATGTGCATAGTCGTACCCTTTAACGGACTTTGTATACATTTCATAACGATTCCATATGTCGTCCTGCATTTCTTTCTCCATATTGGGAATAAATCGATCTAAATTTTCTTTAAATCCAGGTATAGTCGAAAGAATGTTATAACACTCAACTAATTCATTCTGTATTTTATATATTAAGTCTATTTCCACCTGGTGTCTGATTCTCGGATACGTATTTGCTTTTGGACCACTTCGGTCAAATGCTAACCCCTTTGCGGGTGTTGTGGCAGATGTAAACTTATAAATTGAATAATCACATTCTTTGGGTTCATAGTATATAGTATAGTGTCCAATGTAGACCTTTGTGTATAAACCCCCTCCGTAAAGGCAGACAAAGAGGTTATAAAAGCCAATATACATTGCATTTAAAATCTTAAAGGCGATGTGTATTGGTAGGGTTTCATTTGAATAGTACGTACAGTAATATTTTACAAGAGAAATGCTTGTGTTGACTGCTTTTATATTTTTTTCTAGGTCGGAAATATCAATTGTCCCTGTGATTCCATTCATGGGGGCTGTATTCGTACAACTGCGCCCAGCCCGCGCAATTTTTTTACATGCCGGTACTTAACTTAAGCACATCACGATAGACGTTAACTTTGGCACATCAGGGTACTAGATGTTATATGCTTAGTAATCATCCTCTGCAATCTGTTCGTGGTCGTACCCTCCCTCTGCACCAGCATCCTCGGGGCTGAATATTTCCGTGAAACCCATTTCTGCGCGTTGATTTCGCTCCACCTCATATTGGTCAGAGTCGTATTTCTGAATTGCGTTCGTACCGCCAATGGCCCATTCTTTCAAACCAAGTTGTTTAATTCGTTTTGCCATTGCTTTTTCTTGCGGAGTCAAACCCTCAAAGCGTCGAATAAACAGATTCTTTTCAATCTCGTCCCTGCGCGCAATCATTTCTTTTATATTCTCGTTCGTAAATTTCAAAGACTCCAGACGCATTTTTTGAACACATACATCCAGAATTTGCACAGGGCCTCTTGCAGTCGCATCTATCATTTCAGTTTCGCCATTTATAGGGTTGAAATCCGGGTCAATAAAATTTGCGAGAATTCCCGTAACAAGAGCAATAACTACATAGGGTAGGCCAATTTCCCCTCCTGGAATAAAGGCACTGCGTACATTCTCTTTCAAAAGTGTAATTGCTCTAGATATTCGCTGAACAACCCATTTAATTTTTTCGAGTGTAAGTCCCACCGCACTTTTTGAAAGTTGCGTAATGAATTGAACGTGTTGCTTTAAATTTTGATTGATATCCTCTTCTGTTCCTGAACCCAACTCATTTCTATTTGAAATTTTAAGAGAACTTATTTGAAAACCTGAAACAATCCGTTGAAATGGAACTAAAATATAGGTTAATATCGCTTCCGTTGATTCAATCACTGGGCCCTCCAGGATTTTCTGTAAAGTAGCCGTGTTTTGTAAACCAATCCGCTCCTTCAAAACATTCAGTGAATCTGTGGAAAACTCTGATAAAATACCGTATGCTGTCGCAATCTCTATTTTATTTGGACCAGGAACAAGTGCAGAAAATTTTTCCATTGTAAGCGTAACAAGTTTTTTCCACCCCTCAAATGGTTCAGGGTCTAGTGTGCGAAATAATTCAAATAAAGACATTCCTGCAGGAGGACGTCTAGGACTATATGGAATTACAGAGTAGGCTCTATGTGTTGCATCTAAGACTGACTCAAAAGTGCTCGAGTCCGTCTTTACTTTCTGTGTCTGCAGAGAAACCTTTCCCTTTGTAATTATAGATTCCACCTCTTCCGTGTAGGTTTTTAACAGTTCTTTAGAACCAATTGGAGGGAATGGTTTTGTGGTATAAGGATTTTCTGGAAAAATAAATCCACAATTTGCACAAATGTTTGTGTACCCTGGTTGATGCGCCAAGCCTTTTTTGGGACCCTCATAGCAAACCTTTAAGAAAATACGGTACATAATATCGGGTGGAACTGTTCCCACAAGCGTTTCATACGGCCTCGGCCGAAAATGAATACTGACGTGCGAATTTATTGGACCTTGTGGGGGTGTTTTCAAAGGCAATTCGGGAAGTGATGTTACTGCTTTCCAGAATTTTCCCGGTTCTTGGATGGGGCCAAGACAACATGTTGCATCCGAAAATGGATTTCCCTTTACAACATTTCCAGATTCCACACCTAACTGATGTGCCAACATAATCCATCCGTGAATTTTCTCAGACTGTGTTGCGGCATCTGGAATAGTGGGCATCTTTGTAGCATCCTCTTTTGAAATTGCGTACGGAATTGGGCGGAAACCATCTGGAATTTTTTCCGGCAATTGTTCAGAATTTACAAGCGTACCATATACCGATTTTAAGTACTCCCGTTTTTTAGAAATTTGCTGTTGAACTGCTGCCTGTGAAAGAGCCGCATTTAATACGCGTTCTATATTTATTGTAATGGACTCAATTCGCCGTTTTTCGCTTGTTTCTTGTTGATAACCGGTTAAATTCCAGGGGGCAGTATCATCGCGAACAGATGCCACTGCACAAATTATGTACTCGAGGCCAGTCCTATCCTTTTCGTTTCCTACAGGAAAGCCAGAAAAACCGGCGCGACATCCTGCCAATTTGTAACGGACAACAAAGCCTGGGATATTCGTTTGAATTTCAATCAAGCAATTCCCAGCCAGAGCTGCAACCATAATTCGATTGATAAACGTTTGATAGTCAATTGCACGTTTCCCCTTCGTAAGCTGCTTATAATCACCCAGGGACGGTTGTTTAAGCATTTCCGCCTCTACGCGTATGAGAACCCGTTTGAGCGTGTCAGTCTTTGCATAAATTCCAACAGTGTCAAAAAGTCTTTTTGCTGCTGTGAAGATAATTCGCTGCGACTCGGACTTAAAGGTAATTTCATCCTCCACTGTTCCGGAATTTTCTACATCATCTCCAAGAATTAGATCAAGTGTGTCCTTGATGTTTGGCTCCTCCTCTAAAACAGCTCTGCCTGAAAGTGGTGTGCCATCATCAGCATACTCTATACTTGTATCATACTCAAAGTCAGATATGGGTTGTCCACAATTCTTACAGATGAATTTCCCCTGGAAGGCGCCGCCACTAAAGGCCAGAAGTAATTCCTTGTGAATTTCCCCTTTTTCTTTGGGATGCAGATATTCTTTCAGGAGAAGAATTTCATGGTAGCAGACTAGATGCTCTTTACATGCAGAGCAATTCACCCAATTATGTTTACGAGTACCTTCATAGCGGGTAACGAATTTTGCAAATAATTTCATGCGCGTTTCCAGGTCCTTTTGCCTTTGAATGAGTGTATAATCCTTTACATGAGCGCAATCATTCGGCTCAGGTATATAAATTGAAAGTGCGTTCACCTCCGATTTCAAAAGTGCGTTTGAAAGTGCCTTGATGTACTGTTCACGTACAAGTCGATTTCTCTCTTTTGCAAGAGTTCCTGGAATTTGTGCCATCGCATTCAGAAAAAGGTCAGTGGAACTGTTGAGAATGGCTGCAACAATTGCAATGTCGTTATTTTTATAAGGTGGTGTGGTATTCTTTACATTTGTTAGAATTACTTCCAAAAGTGGCTCGGCTCTTATTGAATCTACAAATACTTTTAAGGTATCTCCTTGTAAAAAGGGATTTTCGGTTATTACTTGTTCGCTAATAACTTTTGCCATACGGTCACGAAGTTCAATAATGAATTGTTTAATAAGTGCACGATACCCATCTATTTTTTTAAGAAGGACGTCCTGTTGTTCCGCATTCCATTCAAAATTCGAAATACCATAGCTTGCAAGTTCTACCATTGCATCCGCAAGCCCAAGAGGGTATAGGGGTTGTGAAGCAATCCAATCATCTAAACTAATAGAGCCGTTTGTATTTCCACCCTCACCTACAAGAAGAATTCCACCTGCGGTGGGGCGGTCAGGAATGCCTTCAAGACGTTCCATAATATCTTTCATAGTTTGAATTGGCATAGAACTAAATGCAATATCCTTTGCGATAACACCGGACCGAATGGAACCCAAATACTGTCTCTCTGAAAGAGGGAAAACAATAGTGTTCACAATAGTACCCTCCTCGGGTGATTCGATTCTTCTGAGAGGGTCTTTCTCACGTAAACGCGCAAATTTGGGGCCAAGTCCACGCAGAAGGCTCATTTGAATCTTTTTCACTTGGTCACTCGTAATAAGAGTTTCTGCGCCGGCATTTAATGATGGAAGACCATCTACACATTCGATATCAAGTATTGGAAATCGAAGAAATTCAGTGTCACGAATAAACGGTTTTGGCTGTTGTTCACCAGACAAGGTCCATGATGTATGAAATACTTTATTGAGTGTTTCCCAAGATAAATACCATTCGGGTAGTGAATCAGGAGACAAAATCTGAGAACTTATTCCGCCCATTTGTGTATTCATATAATCGACAGTTTCATTGATAACTTCATCTAAATATCGTATGTCAACATCCGCATCTGGAATTTCAGTAGGGTCTATGGGAGATTCACCCAAGGCTATTTTATACAACGATTCTCGTGTGTGGTCGAGATACAACACGCGTTTTGCTCTCATTACAGATCTTGAAAGTGATACTGTCTTGGTGGCAATGAGATCGGAAATTGTCAGGAGAGATGTAGTGTATGTACCTATAGGCTCCCCCGAGGGGTTATATTCTATAAGGGCATTTCTGAGTAAAATACACTGTTCTACACGAGTCCGTATCTGTTTATGACGTTCTGGGTTCTTTTGGGCAGCTTTATCTAAAAAAGACACCATTTCTTGAAGCATATCATTTCGCTGTACTGCATCAGAATATATGCGACGCGAACTTGGAATTTCGCGAATTTCCTCTACCGCATCACCTGCGTCGTTTATTTCCTCATCTAGAATCTCACCAAACCCATCGTCATCCTCTTCATCGGCGGGAAGTTCCGGCCCATTAACAATTTCCTCTGGAGGGGCTCTGGGGCGAAGAACGGCGAAGGGAAGGTCAAATGGAATTCCGATGAAATTTGCTTCTACAACAATTTCTCCGCCCGTTTCATCCACCAATGTCAATGTGTCGGCGGATTCATTTATTGCGCGAATCTTATATGATGGGCCAGGCGTTCCGTCCTTGTCAAATGTTTCTGCGAACTCTTCCACTTCTGCAGAAATCTGTGCAACAAAGGCCGGATGTATACGTTTGGATACACTGTACAAATGTTCAATCTTGAGAGTGGGGTCCAGGTCGCCATCCACAATTGGAATATCTACGAGCCGGTCGGATAGACCGTCGGGAAGAATGCGTATGAGATTTTCGTCAATATAATAAATACGTCCACGAAGACCGTCTATTTGCCCACCAACAAGAAGAACGATGTCACCGAGCTCAAATAATATTTCTTCTTCACTCATTGGTCTCCCTATGGCTTAGTTTGAAAATATTGGGTTCGCACGGGCCGCTTAAAAACCTGTCAACCCATCTATGTAGAGCGAGAAATGTCTGGTAGCACGAACTATGTTATTGGGTGTGATCTTGCTACGTGTATGTCTATGGTGGCAGTCTGGAAGAATGGGGCTGTAGATATTATTGCGTCGGAGACAGGAAATAGGAGTGTTCCGTCAGTTATTAGTTTTGGGGATGAGCGTCTTGTCGGTGAGGCTGCAAAGAGTCTGGGCGCAACGAATCCAACAAATACTATTTTTGATGCAAAGCGTCTAATTGGGCGCACTTTTGACGACCCTGCCGTGAAGAAGGATATGCGCACATGGCCCTTTAAGGTAGTGGATGATGGGAAGAATCGGCCTCAGGTGGAGGTGGAGACAAATGGAGAGACAAAACGGATGTATCCTGAGGAGCTCTCCGCAATGGTTCTCGCAAAGTTGAAGGCAATGGCTGAGTCATACTTGGGTCAGGAGGTAAAGGATGCAGTTGTCACCGTGCCGGCGTATTTCAATGATGCACAGCGGCAGGCAACTAAGGATGCTGGTCGCATTGCGGGTCTGAATGTACTGCGTCTTCTTGCTGAGCCCACTGCTGCGTGTATTGCGTATGGTCTGAATGAGAATGGAAAGGGTGAGCGAAAGGTGGTCATTTTTGATCTTGGCGGCGGCACCTTTGACGTTTCGCTACTTTCCGTAGAGGATGGTGTATTCGAGGTGCTGGCCACGAGCGGTGATACGCATCTCGGGGGGCAGGATGTGGATACACGGATTGTGGAGTGGGCGATGGACGAGTTTAAGCGTAAGACAAAGTTGGATATTCGCACGAATGCGAAGGCGATGGCGAGACTACGCCTTGCTGCAGAGCGTGTGAAGAAGACGCTTTCTACTGCAAATCAGGCGAATTTGGAGGTGGACAGTCTTGCGGAGGGGAATGACCTGGTTCTGACAATTACTCGCGCGAAATTTGAGTCTTTATGTGAGGACCTGTTCCGGAAGTGCATGGGACCAGTGGAGCAGGTTCTAAAAGATGCAAAACTTGGAAAGGGCGATATTAATGATGTAGTGTTGGTAGGCGGCTCTTCTCGTATTCCGCGTGTCCAAGCTCTTTTGAAGGAGTTCTTCAATGGAAAGGAGTTGTGCCAGAGCATTCACCCTGACGAGGCAGTGGCGTATGGTGCTGCGGTACAGGCCCATATTCTCAGTGGGAACAACAAGAATGATGCAACATCAGAGCTTCTTCTGTTGGATGTAACGCCGCTCAGTTTGGGAATTGAAACATCCGGGAATGTGATGACGACGCTGATTAAGCGGAATACGACGATTCCTGTGAAGAAGTCGCAGACGTTTAGTACCTTCTCTGATAACCAGGTTGCTGTGGATATCTGTGTATTTGAGGGTGAGCGTCAGTTCACAAAAGATAATCGCTTGTTAGGAAAGTTCCGTCTGGAGGGTCTGCCACCGATGCCGCGCGGTGTTCCGCAGATTGAGGTAACCTATGATGTTGATGCAAACGGTATTCTGAACGTCTCTGCGGCGGAGAAATCTACAGGTAAGACAGAGAAGATTACGATTACAAATGACAAGGGGCGGCTGAATAAGGATGATATTGAGCGGATGGTTGCGGAGGCGGCGGCGGCAGCAGAGGAGGATAAGGTGCGTATGGAACGTGTGGAGGCGAAGAATGGTCTAGAGTCGTATTTGTACAATGCTCGGAACTCGTTCCGGGACGAGAAGGCAAAGGAGAAGACAGATGCGGCTACGTTGGAGAAGGCTGAGGGGATTCTCAAGGGCCATATTGAGTGGCTCGAGGCAAATCCCGAGGAGTTGACAGATGTGTATAAGGAGCGGCAGAAGGCAGTGGAGGAGGAGATTCGGCCGATGCTGATGGCGATGTATGGGGCAACGGATTCTTCGGGGCAGGGCTCGGCACAAGCGGCGGCGGCAATGCAGCCTGAGCCTACAGCGGAGCCAAGCCCTCGCGTGGAGGAGGTCGATTAAACGAACTTTTTCTAAAAAGTTCCTAAAAAGAACTTGCCAGAAAAAGTTCCTGCGATTTTTTATGAATATTTGTATCTTTCTATAGTTTATGGAAACATACAATACCGAGTATGGTTTAATAACACTATATAAAAATGATTATGGTGTTGGAATGGAATTTAAATTGGGGCGATACTGAGATATTGATACCCTATTAAAATTACGTAAATATATAGATCCGAATCGTAATATTCTAGAAATAGGGGGTCATTGTGGGACTTCATCCGTTGTATATTCTTCTTTTCTAAACACTGAACAAAAGTTATATGTGTACGAACCTCAGCGTAATATGTATAACCTTTTAGTTCATAATATAAATCAAAATAAATTACAAGATAAAATTATACCAAATAATCTTGGAGTATTTTGTTTTGTAGGAAATGGAAAAATGAACAGTATTGATTTGGATGGTGGCCTCGGTGACGTATCAAAAAGATACAACGAAGAAAGTAATTTAGGATGTAATTTCGGTGGAATTTGTTTAGGAGACGATGGAGAAAATATTAAGTTAACAACGATAGATAATATGTGGTTAGATGATATTGGATATATACATTGTGACGCGCAGGGCTCAGAGAATTTTATATTTTCAAAAGGGATAGAAACCATTAAAAAATATAGGCCAGTTATACTATATGAAAATATGGATTTATACGGAAGATATATGTATAATAATGTGCGTAAGTCGTATCCCAATTATATAGAAGAGGGCATGTTTGATATAAAAGAATACTGTATGGAAACCCTACACTATTCAAGTTATATTGATGGTTTTAACGGAGGAGTTGATACACTTTTAATTCCGTAGGGAACTTTTTCTAAAAAGTTCATCGCCTACCAGACCGTGTAACCCGCTCCAAGAAATACAGGCAGATTACTGCCGCAAATAGAATGCGCATATTCACCGTAATAATTCCTCGGTCCTTGTAATCGCTAGGAAGATCGCAAATCGCACATTCCGTCTGTAACTGAATGTCTGATTTTTCGCTTTCCGAAAGAAGACTCAGAATGAGTTTCTTGTGCGCCACACACTTAACACGTCGCAGTTCCGCGCACATACAAATATACATGTCTACGTGCATATCAATCGGAAAGGCTGTATCCAGGAGTTTTTTAGCGCCCTCTTTCGTTATGAAATATCCGTTGAGTCCACCAGGACACGTATTGAGAATCCAGGGCCCACGAACATTCTCGGGAATATCCTGTGGATATTTCTTTCCTTTTGCTTGGTAGTAGAACCACCAGCCATACGAAAATGTCCAGACATCCGGCATATCAGGAAGAAGATTCTTATCGTAGAAACAGCGCTCAAATGTGTACAAAAAATCGTTGGGAAGTTGTGTGTCATCCTCAAAAATAACGGCAAAGGGCTTCGAGCCGTCTGCGACTTTACGCCAAAGGTCCGTGTGGCTCAAATAACATCCAATCGCCCCAGCAGTATTAATATCCGAGTGTTCGCGCCTCGCAGATTCCTTAATATTCCGTTTTGTTCTGAGAGAGATGCGAGAGTCATTCTGGACATCTACTGTGGAACCAGATACAGCCTCAAATCGTTCGAAGTGGTGCCTTTCCTTTATATCTTTGATGGCCGATTGGCTAGAAAAATTATCCCAGCGGTCCGTACGATTTTTCAAATTGATACAATAAAAATGGATCTTCTGTTCCATTACACCTATTTATAGATTATTTATTTTAAGTTACAAGAAAAGAAGGAGATGGGTGCTCCTGAATTATTTTTTTCTTCTTCTTTATTAGGATATTTACAATTAAATGTAGCTATCATATATCATGATAAACTTCCATTTCATTACTTGTTTTTTCTATTATTAGGAACATTTACATCTATATGGAATCATGGATGTCCTCTTGAATATTCTCATTATATGCAGAATCTAATAAAATTATTAGATCGCATAATTATGGTGTATTGTGTTTACATGGATTTTAATATTGTGTTATGGGGAGAAAATGGTACGAATAATTTGAAACAATATAATTTAGAATATCGGATGTTGGGCGCATCTTGTTTATACAAAGCAATGTTTTCTTACCTCATTGCAAAGCAGCTTTCTGAAATAAAGTATCATCAATTAGCTCACATTTTTGCATGCTTGGCAAATATAATTATTATAATTAAAATTTTTTAAAATCCTTTTCTACATTATCCTTTAAAATTCAGTATTTTATCATCTAATAAATAATACAAGTGGCTTATATCATAGTTTGTAAACTTATATTGAGAAAACAACTTTTCAGCCATATCCGATTCATATCCATTACAACTAGAAAGAAATTGAAATATGATAAATTTGTCATCCCTATATGTTTTGTTAGAAACAACGTCGTCGATATCAAACGTACACCATTTTCCAGACCACCCTTCTCGTAAAATATTGTTCATAATACTTTGGTCATGGCCTCCATTTTGATTAATACGAGCTTGAATATCCTTCCAAAGAGCCAGCGTCGCCTTATTCGCTCTTGTCAGAATAAATCCAATATTTACTTCGGAATCATAAGAATTTTCCGCCATAAAGACAGAATCATAGCTAAGTTCCATGAATGGGGCGCACATCTCTTTTACCTTTGCGGACCTAATGAAAATGTCTGCATCGCTGAAAATGAAATATTTGCCCCAATTCTGCTCTATACACTGAATAATCAAATCGACTTTCAGATTCGAGTTCATAAAACTGTGCACGCTGGCCTCCGTAGATAGTTTCTTATTAAACAGAGCCTGCTCGAAAAATATGGGACGATCACAAAAATCCGCTCTAAGGCGTGGAAATCGGTCCATACTCTCTTGTATCAGGCGATGAAAAATTTCATATTTGGGAGTCCACATATAATACCAGGGAATGCGCTCATTCATACTTTTATGTTTCTAGATATAATAGGCGTAAAGAAACCGCGCATTTTATACATAATGGAAAAAAGTCTTATAGTACTATCGGTATTTCTGAAAAAAGAATATGTGGAACTCGCCTATCTTTTGCTGAATAGTCTGTACAAGTACGGAGACCTGGACGACTCAACCGACATTCTTATTTATACGTCCACCGAATTCATGGACCAGATGCGGCCGAATATAAAAGGTGCGCCCATCTTCAAAATAAATGATAATATTCAAACAGTGGTCGCAGCCTCTGCTGCGCGCCTCGACATCTTTGATTTTCCAGATGTTTTAAACTACGAGAAGATTCTTTATCTGGATACGGATATTCTGGTGATACGCCCGCTTAAGCCCATCTTTGATTTGGCCACAGAAGACCGCCTGTATGCGTTGGAAGAGGGTTCGCTAGATTTAGTAGTCCCCTATGATTATTGGGGAAAAGACCTTTTCGCTCCAGGCGAAGTGGCGGCCTTAGAAGACAAGACAGGATTTTCGGCGGGCGTACTCTTGTTCAAAAACACGGACACCATACGAGCTCTCTTTCAGAGAATCAAGGCGCATATTGCGAGTACACCTGGTGTAGGATTTTTTGAGCAGGCGCATATGGTTTATAATACTATCAAGAGCGGCCTTAAAGAGAATCAGGCCATGAAGCCACATGTGGTGATCAATGAAACATCGATGAAAACTACAAAGACGATTCTACATTTTGCGGGAAGTCCTGGGGATCATCAGTCGAAACAGACAAAAATGTCGAAATTTATAGAATTACACGAGAGTTCTGGGCAAATTGTGACTGCATTTGGAAGTTGTAGAGTATCCTATGTTGTAAATAATACGAAATTGAGTGATATGATTACTTATACGCATACGACGAGCGAAGTTGTTCAACTCATTCATTATATAAGAGGGAAATTAATGCTACAACCACCCTATAATAAAATCTGTTTTCGCGCAGGAATTTTACAGGGGTCTCCTTTACAATGGACTTCCACTTACCGCCAATTATACGAACAGACCGACGTATTTGTTATAGAGGTGTGCTCGAGAAAGAAGTATATGCACGGTGGCCTCTGTTTGCACGACCTGAGTGTAGACAAGCGCTTCCCCGATTTCAATCGAGGAACGCCTACAAATGTTTTGGAGGGGTTCAGATTGGTAGAGCAGACGGACGAGGAAATTCGTAGAGACCTCCAATTATTGAAGGCAACTCTTGAGCCAAAAAAAATGATTGTAGTGTCGCACTATAACGCGAAACTGGGGGGAGAGTACCTGGCCTCCAGGAACGCGCTCGTGCAACTTCTAAAAGGGGTTTGCGCTGAGAACGCAATTCCCTTTTTGGATCCAACAGAGATGCTCTCGGAGTTTCCACAAGAGGCTGTAATTTCCCCAGACTTGAGCCATTATACGCAATTCGGGATGAATGAATTCACGAAAAGGTTAAATGCGTTGGTCTAAGCTCTATCGTGATGTGCCAAAAGTAGTTAATTTAAGTACTTGGCGGTATTTCAAAATCCGGGCTGCGCATGCCGACTGGACCGCACTTGCATCGCCTGGCGCACGCTAGACTGGCGAGGAGGTCCCGCCGCTGTTCCACCGAGAGCCGCCCAGTCGGCGCCCCAACTCTTAAAGAGGGTCGCCAGGCCACGAGTCGCCTTCATGAGCGCCGTGCGTGCAGTGTGCTCCTTTCCGTCCTCCACACCGACCCTGAGGACCATCTCATCTTTGAGAGGGTGCGGGACCTTGTAGCCTACATATGTAATCTCGTTCGTATCCATCAGGTTCGCATCCATCCATGTCTGTAGAATATTTCCGAGAGTGTGGTCCTCTCCCTGAAAGACGAAATCGAACCCTTTCATTTTTGCATCTGCGGGCCTAATCTGGACGTTCAGAGGAAGATCACCTGTGTCCACAGAGGCATAGAACGTCACCTTCTCTTGAAGTACTTGAATTGCGCGAGCAACAATATAAACCGGGTCTAGAACACCTACACTCTCTAGTACAAAGTCAAAACTATTCGGCTCTCCTTGCTCATTTATTACGAAACACCTTGCAATCTCCATTGTCTTAAATTCGCGCTCTAGTTCCTCTTTTTTCGTAGGATTCTGTGCAAGCTCTTCCGCGCTAATTTTTTTATGTGAGGAGAGCCAGGCCTCAAAATGTTCACGAACACGCTCAGGGTTCGTATCGGGTGTATACGCATAAGAGCACTGGCTTACTGGGATAAACTGTGCGTTCTCACGCCCGGTTCCCAAGGTTGCAGTTGCTTCAAAAGACAGAACCTCGGGATCTTGTGTAGCCACGTGCCCCTTTAGAACGGCAATTAGCACCGTTTCCTTTGAGTACGGGTCAGGATGAAAGAACTCTACGCTGGGGACTGGTGCAAATTCTTCGCCCGGCTCACGAACACGGAGAACTTTAATATCAGACGCAACAACGTCAATAGAATCCGGTGAATCGTTAGTCACATTTAGTTTGAAGGTGTGACTCTCGGAGTCCCATTCTAGCGGATTTGCTACGTGGATGGGAATAAGCCCGATACGGTGCGCAAGCATTTCATTACTCATCGGAGTACTGTTTTTCAGAATTTTTATACCGGATATTGTGCCGTTCTCTAGGATTTCAGAGCGAAACGCAATGCACTCTACTTCGGTAAGAACAACTCGCCGAAGCGCATTTGCATAGGCAACGTCAGTTGGTGCGAGGCGAAATTTCAGAGTATTCCGAGAGGGCTGTAAGATATTTTTGAACACATTCGTCGGACCAGTCGTTGCGGCGGCGGGCTTGCGAATTGTGAATTTGCGCCTGGGAGGTTCAGCCATTCTAATATACTCTCTATGTTCCACGCGAATCAATTTTAGGCGGCGGGAGCGGCAGAGTTCACCGCGTTCAGATTTTACTGGAATGACTGTTCATATTCAATAGTAGAGGCAATGTCCGTCCAGAAACCTATACATATTTGTTATTACAGTAATCGTTGCCAGTGGTCACGCGCATTCATAAGCGAAATTGGACAAACTCCTTGGAAGGGACTTTTTCATTATGTGTGTGTGGACCCATCCTCCTCTCGTCCTCCGCTACCCTCTTGGTTAAAAAAGGTCCCGACACTGGTTCTTTCAGGTGACCCGGAACCCAAAACAGATTCGGATGTGATGAATTGGTTATATGAAAAAAAGATGATGGAAACACAGAATATATCAAAGAATGCTGGTGTGCCGACCCCAGTTGCTGGAGCAGGCGGTGAGCCGGATCCCTGGAACGTGCAGGAGCAATCTAGTTTTTCAAAGGGCTTCGGCTATAGTGGTCTGGATGTAGACACGTCGACGCAAGGGAACGGTGGTGAAACCATTCCTGGTGCATTTTCTTTTTTGAATGGCGGGGCGAGTCCGGGCGACCGTTCACAGAATTCCTACAATACAGGAATAGAATCCGGCAGGAAAAAGTCTAAAAAGGAAGAGTTATTTGATAAGCAAATGGAGGCATATCAGCGCGAGCGGGATTTGGGAACGCCTCGTGGACCTGCAAGAGCAATTTAGACGGAGGCGACGCGCATATTGGTCTAAAGTTTTACTATATCTTAAATATAAGAGGCATGTCTGCGCTAGGTGCTTTTAACACACAGCTTATTCGTTTCTTTGAGCAGCTTTCTGAAACCTATCCTGAGGAGCGTGAAATCAAACTAAGTTTGGAGGCGATTCGTGGTGCGAAACTTATCAATCCAAAACTGATTCTAGACTTATTTTATGAGCATGTGTTCAAGGACCTTCGAGATATTATTAAAGATAAAGATGCAGATGCTATTATTCAATACGCACGTAAAAAGATTACGACACATTTCAACGAAATGTCACCGGCTCTTACTATCTTTGATAAGCATTGGAACACAATGACTGCTGACAACCAGGAAGTGATTTGGAAATATTTACAGGTGTTGTGTATTTTGTGTGAACGGGCTCGGGCTGCGAAGTTGCCGTTTTGATGTGTTTTGTGCGCTAAATATACCGCAATCATTCTTCCTATGTATAGTAAGAATGAATACGGCTGAAACTTCTGACATGTTTGGGAAGAAGTACGAGGAATTTGCAGCGGACCTTTTGGAAACCTACCCGGAACTTAAGGGTGATCTGGAGGCCGCTCTTGCAATTCCCGCAGAGGAGCGCTCAACGAAATACAGGATGGAAGTGTTCTTTCATACGCGCAATCTCACGCAGTCCGCAATGGAGAAAACTCCGGGTAAAATTCTTCCTGGTGTTACCATTTTGGATGAGTTGTGGAAGACTACTGGAAAGAAAAGCCGCACGGCCATCTTTGAGTATCTTTCTATTCTGAATCTATGTGTCGCTTTTCATAGTGGCGCAGACGGTGAAACTTTTACAAAGGAGTGGGCAGACCGCGTAATGCGTGAGGCTAGAGCCGCAATGAGCAATATTGATTTCGATAAATTGTCCGAGAAGTTCTTCTCTGTTTTTGGAACGAAAGGGGAAACACTACCACCTCTTCCAGAAAAATTCCTCAAAGGAAAACTTGCGAAATTGGCCGAGGAAATGGTCCGCGAGTTCCGCCCCGAGGACTTTGGATTTACTAAGGAGGATATGGAGGCATGTGAGCGTGACCCGGCGCGCGCCTTTGAAATTCTAATGAAGGGGTCTATGGGAAATCCAAAAATGATACAGTCAGCGATGGCTCGTATTGCAAAACGCCTACAGGAGAAGGTTCAGCGAGGAGAACTCCGACCCCAGGAACTCGTTGCTGAGGCCGAGTCACTTATGCAGGAGTTTCAGTCACACCCTGCTTTTGTGGAGTTAATGAGTTCTTTTAAGACGATGTTTGGGGGAGGGAGCAATGACGAAGATGTCATGCCAAATTCTGGCGAAAGTACACGTCTTTCGACTGTTCGCGCAAGACTCAGAAAGAAGTTGGAGGCGAAAAAGGCAGGTAAGAGATAGAGAGTTTCCAGATGCCTAGTAAACTATTATGTGATCCATATTTCTGGCAGAGTCCCAGAATTTTTCTTCATACACCCATATTTCCAACTGATTACACGTATTGTGTGAGCGATCGGTTGAATCAAATTGTACTGGTGTTTGTGCTTTTTATGGGGGTCGGATATCTCGCAACTTCCAAACTACATTCAGATATTCCCGTAGTTATTGCATTGCTATTAGCATTACTCGTGAGTGGGCAATCTATTCTTATATTTTTAAATATTCTTACGAAGCGGGATGAAGGATTCCAGAACAGGCCATCCTTATATTCAAAGTCTTCTGACCCATTAATGCCAGATATCCCTGACGTAGACGTTATTGGTAAAAATAATGAAGGAGTTCAATCCATGCCTGTAGAGTGTGTGGGTGATTCCAAGAAGGCCTTTGAATGTGGACCGAAGGCCACGCAACCGACTTCTGCAAACCCTTTTATGAATGTCCTTATAGATGAACTGAAATACAACCCTAGCCGTCCGGCAGCGAATTCAGTGTTGGACCCTCTAGTACAAACAACGTTGAGTGATTTTTTCAAGACAGAGTTTTATGCTGACCCTACCGATGTATTTGGAAGAAACCAAGGACAGCGTCAATGGGTCACTATGCCCTCTACCAGTATTCCAAATGATATGAATTCGTATCAGAATTGGTTGTATAGAATACCATTTAAGACCTGTAAGGAGGGGAATTCGGCGGCGTGCTTACCAGGAACAGATGGTGGCGCACTACCCTGGTTGAACGAGGATAATACATTTACAGTTGATGGAAGTTCTGTGACTGGTCCCGGATCATCTCCGCGGGATGTAGCGGCAGGAAAGCGGATTGCAGCATTGGAGTCTGCAGTCGTCAATCGCTATCCTTCGCCGTATGTTGGAAGTGATTCCGGGCTTGACAAGGCAGTCGCTGCTTTAGGCCGCTGAACAATGGTCTACCGGTATACGTTACTTGAGTTTCTGAGTATTGAGTTTTGGTCCATTAGGCTTAGCACATTTTATACGCTTCAATGTGCGCCCTTTCCGTTGGAGCATAGACTTTGTACATATTGCGATAGCAGCTCCTTCTGTAGTGGAACCTCGACGAACTTTCACAGTCTTTTTTACGGATTTAATACAGCGACAGAATTTCTTGGCTTGGTTTTCTTTCATCTATCGTATTGGATGAAATAAATATCAAACAGTATGGCAGAGAGGATGGAGATTAATCGCCTAACAAAAACTCGGGATGACACGTGCGGAATACAGCAGTATTATATGCAGTCAGTGGGTCCCGGACAATATGTAACTCGCAATCTTGTTCCCGATGCGAAGGAAGTGAATCCGCTGGCCGTTGAGCAGTTTTTAATATATCCCCGGGAAGGATTCGGATTCAACAATGCAGCCATTGACTCCGACTCTGTTCTTCGCAATCAACCGGAATTTAAGAATAACCGATGCCTGATTCGGCCGCAGGCGCGCCCCTTTTTGGGTGTGCCTTATATGGGCGGTGGTCGTGGAAACGCAGATGTGGAGAGTCTGTTGTTACACAGTGAGCAGGTGCGCCAAGGAAAGGAGTGCGGGACAGTTTCTGAGCAGCAGTTTGACGGTGTATTTACACCTATGATTCCGAATCTGAAACAGAATATCCAGAATCCGAATAATCTCATCACGGAGGATGCGGCGCCTGGATGGGTGCGTGGAGGACTGCCAAGCCGTGCATATATTCGAGATGTGAACTGCTAAAGGGGGGGCAGCCTGTCCAGACTTTTTGGGGACTTTTTAGAAAAAAGTCCCCAAAAACCAAGCAGTGTTTGGGGACTTTTCTAAAAGTCCTTCGTTTTTGGGGAGTTTTTTCTAAAAAGTCCTTTTTTAAAAAGTCCTTAGGTAGAATGCTCGCATCCTTATCCGAGGCCTACGACTCAGTGAATAAGACGGCAAATGACCGTGACAATTACGAAAACCCGCAAAGTTTTGACCGTCTTAAAACAGAAGTCGTACACCCAAAACCCACCCAACATATGCTCGGCCTCGTCGGTGGGAATGAAGTCCAAGTCGGTCTCCACGGCGGAAATCACTACGTTGCGTGGTCCTCTATGGCTGATATTGAGTCCGATCTACGTGGAACGACTCGCCCCAACTCCGATTCGGCTGCCAGAAAACACCTGCCGAACACCGGCTCTCTCATTGTTCGTAGAAACCCGAAACAGCATGTGGTAATTGAGACGAAGACGACGCCCCTCGCTAGAGCGCAATTCTGGGCCTATCCGTCCGTGATTGGCCCGAAGCCGTTCCGCAACGAAGTCTGTGTCCGGCCTGAAAAGTATTAATCGAAGTAGAATAGTTGACAAACCTATGATACAATCAAACCCATTAATATTTTCGTCCCTGTTTTTTCTGACAAACGCTCTCGTCGCCTTTTAAATAAATATTATTTGTATGCGCTCTTTTTCCTTGTTCTCACAATCACATCTCTCATCGTTCATAACAACGATACTATTCATACGAATCTTATTGATAAAATCGCAATTTTGCTCGTTGTAATTTACGGAGCATATCTGTTATTCCAGAAAATGTGTGCGAAACATGCTTTTACCTGTTTTATGATTATTCTTACATTCATTCTTACTGTCTATTTATACATCTACGGTTATATGAACAAGACATACTGTTTTTCGGAAGATAATGGTATAGCCCAAACATACCATTCCATTTTACACCTTATCAGTTCTCTTGGCCATCATATCATCATAATTTTATAAAAGATAACATACAAGAAGTAGATGACGAGCCTTACTGTAAAACAACAGGCTCTGACCCGCCCCCGCTTTGACGATTTTCACCAGGAGGACGACATGCGCATCACCAGTTACGCTCTGAAATATTACGCGAACCCTCCGGATGCGAATTGTCCGACCACATTCCCTGTCGATGCGACCGTTCGTCTCCAGCACAGCGGCAACAGTTGGCCACAGGGCCAGTGGAAAACTGACGTGGAGTCCGACCTCAAAGGTATTAACCGTTTCAGCAGCCGTGTAAGATGCGACACGGCGCTCTACAATCCCGAAACAAATAAGATGAACAAGAAACATTATACGTCCGCACCCGACGAGTCCTTTCCGATGGTCTTCAATCGCCTACACAATCCTCCGTGTACTCTGCGCTCAACTGGATGGAATCGGTGGACTCCCCTTCCTCACCAACCGCAACTCACATATGAAACACCATTCGACTTTTTTATTCCGTCAAGGGATCTTGATAAGGAATTGTGTAAAACGCATTAAAATCGGCCGTCAAAGTGTGCGAATCTTTCCAGAAGTCCAAATAGGAATGGAGGCCGCTGCATTATTTGTATTAACTGGACTCGGTTATGTTGTTACACAACTTTCCGGAAAACCAAAGGATACAGAGTCATTTCAAAGTGGAATACGGTTTCCGACGTTCAATACCCTCATGGCCACAGAGCCGCCTCCTTCTGAGCCGAGTCCAGAGGAATTACAGGGAGAATACATTAATGCTGTTTTTTCGGATGCTAGAAGTACGCAGAACCCCATACCTGCTGCGCCCAATAATACTATTGAAACAGTGATGATGAATCAGGGAGGTATAGAGGATACACCATCATATGGCACAATCACTACAGATGAACAGGGTCGTCGTATTCTAAAAGACGCAACTTACAGTGAATTAATGGGCATGAATGTCAAGACCTCTGATTTTACACATAATAATATGGTTCCATTTTTCGGAGGCCGTGTGAAACAGAACGTGGATTTTGATAAAAACACTGGGATTTTGGACAATTTCGTGGGCGCAGGTACACTCCAAATCAAGAAAAAAGAGGTGGAAACGATGTTTGATTCCGCAAGGGCTCCATATGGAAACCCTTTCGGAATGGAATCCAGCTCTGATTTTGTCCAGAGCCGTATGAACAATCCGCGCAGTCGCGCAGGAGAAAAACCATTCGAACCGACACGTGTGGCTCCGGCCGTAAATGAGGGTTTTGGAACAACAGGTAAGGGTGGTTTCCAGCAAATGGAGGTAAATGAATACATGATGGGGGCCATACGCAAGACCGATGACCTGCGCACTGCCGATAATCCGAAACTGACGTATGCGCAACCTGTTGTTCCCGGTCAACATTTCATCGGAGGCGCGGCAGAAAATCCTGGCGAAGTTCGCAAGTATCGCCCGGACAAGTTCTATATTGATGAGCATGGCGAGCGGCTACTTGTGACGACTGGTGATGTAATAAAAGGGGCTACACGCCCCGTCCAAGTCATGAAGCACGTGACTCGCCCCGAAACCTCCGTGGAGAATTTCGGAACGGCGGGTGCACAGGATGCGGGCCAATCCTACGTCACAGGCTCGTATCATGTCCCTATGACGCAGCAATACGGCGGAGCAGGTTTCCGTAATGCGGATATGACATCCTATTATACAAATAACCCAGAGGCACCCGAGAGTGACTATGGGCGCTCCTCTATTGAAATCCGGCCGAATGAGCGCAATCTCACAGGCGAGCGCACGATGGGTCTGAATCTGGTTCCTGCCGATACGGGCTCAGTGACAGTTCACTATAACGATGATGCGCGCCCCACTCGCCGCGAAGAGATGTCGGGCAATATTCGGCAAACGGGAACGCCTGTTGGATTTGCTGGAGGTGCGCCAGCAGTGACTGTTTGGGACCCGAACGATGTTGCGCGCACGACAGTCAAGGAAGGGACGATTGACTGGAACTATATGGGTATTGCGGCCTCTGCAGACGGCCCCACAAAACTCAGGGTATATGACCCGGATGATATTGCGCGTCCCACTCAAAAGTCGCAGATATCGGCAAAATCCGATTATTTCGGTACGCCGAATTCTATTAATAAGGATTTCACGAGTCATGATTCCGCCTATAATATGCGGCTGAATCCGAATAAGCAGCAAATAGCCAAAGGTCGTAACCCGATGCACGGAAACGGAGGGGCTCTGGCCATTTTCGATGGACAAATCAAACAGACTACGCGTCGCCTGGATGCCGATAGTGTAAATGATCGCGCCGATGCTGTGAATCGCGTTGTTGGTATACCTACAGGTGTGGGGGATATTGGTCAGGTCCGCTACAAAGTCCCTTTACAGCAGGATGTGAACGTCATCCGCAATCAGCGAGAGATTCTGGCTGGAATACATTCAAATCCGCTGTTTGATACACAGGACCTGAGCCGCAATGCAGAGCATGATGAGGCCATCTATGCGAAAGTTCTAGAAACAATCTAAACGGTTCTTGCTTGAAAAAGTCACCGTTCACGACTTAATCTGATGGAATTTTAATTCGTAAAGGGAATGGGGGTTTAATTTCATACGCGGATTCTTCTGGTGAAGAAATCGCAGTAAGTTCAATGGATTCTACAGGCGGCACTTTTGGCGCAGACTTTCTACAAAATATTTCACTGATTTTGAGATATATACACGAAAATATTCGTACTGAGCACATGACTAACCTTTAGGAACATCTCAAAATATTCAATTTTATATTTTACCACCGTCGAGTACTGGATCTTACGCATACCGGCATCTGGGCTAAGTTAGATACACCCTTGTGGTGTACCTAACTTAGCCCTTATGCCTACAGTAGTGATGTAGGCATAAAATAAGTAGCCCCTAAAGGGGGTACTTATTTTATGCACATCATGGTAGGTCTAAATAGGAAGCATTTTACATGCTATAGGAATGCCTCAATCATTAAAAAGGTGTCCATGGAAAGGTGCACTGCTGGTATGTGGTGAACCTGGCACGGGAAAGTCGCATTGGATAAAGGAGGAAGCATCTGCAAATTCCGCCAGAATATTTCGCTGGAATGCGCGTGCAGACCGCTCTTTACGCGAAGGGCGTGAAATTTTACATCAGCAGGTGCGTTCCTGTGAACCACATTTTGTATGGATAGAAGGTGCAGACGATTTGACACAAGAGGCACAAGCGTTTCTTAGACGAATTCTAGAAACTGCATCTTCAAATGTTGTTTGTGCTTTAGAAGTCAGAGAACTTTGGAAAATGTCTTTACCAATTTTGTCACGTTGCTCCGTTATTTATATGAAAACTGATATATCTTTTCGTTTACGGAATAATTATAATAGGTCTATCCATTATGGTCTAATAAAACAATTAACAAATAATTATAGTACTATACAATTTAAAGATATTCCGGATCTTCGTAGGGCAGGAGGTGACCCCCTTGCAATTATTAATTCGTTCGTTTTAAATTCAACAATCCTTTCAAAAGAACTTATCGAAGTATTGCGTGCAATTGGCAGCGGTTCGTCTCCTTGGATTCAATTGGCAAAATATTTAATGCGTAAAGAAAACGTTCAATAAGCTAAAATCTTATATTAGTATGGATTATTCTGGTGATAGTGTTGGCGTATATGCCGAAGCAAAAAGTGAGTATACGCGTCAACTTTCACAATTTTTAGCGCCACCATTATTTTCCTTTTTTTTAAAGCTTCTAGAGACTGCAAAAGAGCGTGAATCAGAACCTAAAAAGCACCTTTTGAGTTTTCAAATATTATTGGAGGGAATTTCAGAATGGAATCACGATAAAGTTCAGCGTGAAACACAGAACATATCAATGGGTACGCAGTGTGACTATCTGGAAGAACTACTGACAGCCGTTTTTGTAGCACATACAAAGGTCCTTTCATCTATTCGATTGACAAATAAGCAAAAAAGACTACAGATTACTATTCCAAAGTTGGAACACTATTTGCATAAAACACTTATAGAGTGTGCACGTCTTCTCTGGTCAAACACATATCTTTTTTCAACAACAAACTCTTCGATTGATAGACAAAAAAACATGAGGCAAATTGAAGCCCTTATCCAAGATGGGATTAATCAGGGTATTCGTTTAATGTTACCTGTAAAGAGTATTTTACGGGAATATCTTTCTACCACGGAGAGCGACCATGAAGAAGAGGATGAAGATGACGAAGAGGATGAAGATGAAGAAGAGGAAAATTCTGAGCCCGTAACTCAGCCCGTAACTCAGCCCGTAACTCAGCCCGTAACTCAGCCCGTAACTCAGCCCGTAACTCAGCCCGTAACTCAGCCCGTAACTCAGCCCGT